TGGTGTGGAGTGGTGTGGTGTGGACCGGATTGGACTGTTATGACCCGGACTGATCTGGTGTTATGAGGGATGCGGAAATCCACGGAAATAACTTGACATAAGATGGTGATGTGATATAATTAATTTAAAAATTAAAGGAGGTTGTCATGTTGGGACGTGAGAATGACGGTTGGATAAGGTTCCACTGCAATGTATGTAATGCCAAGAGAACGTCGGAAGAAGGAACGGTCAGTGGTCGGTTCGAAATATGTGAAATCTGCCTGGCAACGATCGGCGCGGCATTACAGAACGAAGCTGGCGGGCCGGTGAAAACCGCTCGAAAAGAAAAGCCGGACTTTGACGGTCATAGAGAGGCGTTGAAAATTGTGGGGAGGATTGAGAATGTCATGATGCACCACAAGCCGACCAATGCGAATATCCGGGAGTGGCATCGTTTTCATTCGAGGCTGTCGTCTGCCCTCTTACGGTTGATGTCAGACATATATAGCATTATAGTTACTGGTGAGAAAATGGTTGGCGAGACCGTATCAGACGAGTCAGAAAAGTAGTACGCAGTATTCAAGGAAAACTACGGAAAACACTTGACATAAGGCGGGTTGTGTGTTATAATAAAAATAAAAACAAGGAATGAAGATGAGCCCTGATGTAAAGATGTTGATGCAATTGAAGCATACGTGGTTGATCCGGAAGGCGGAGGAACGAGGGTTAAGCGTAACCGGCACCAAGCGGATGTTGGCTGGAAGGATCGCCAAGTATGAATCAGATAAGGCTGCTCATGAATGGCGGGTGATATCCGATGGAGGAAGAAATCATGAACAGGCATGACGCTATGACAGCTTTAATTATTGTAATCGTGTTGGCAGCGTCTGTGTTGGCGGTACTGGGAGGAGTTGTTATTAATGACCGTTTTTCTAAGATGCAAGAGACGCTGTATCAGTGTGAAGTATGTAATGCCCAGCTTGAATATGATAACAGGAAGCTGGTTGACCGTCTCGGGGTGTTTGCTCCGAGTGATATGGTAGCGAAGTACCGAAGAAAGGTAGGTGAAAAGTAATGGCAGGTTATTCGAATCCGGCGAGGTTTTTTGTCGACGCGAACACGACGAAGAAGTTTACGTTCGAGCCGAGAAAGATCGCCAAGTTATTTTATGTTCAGGTGCGGTCGAGTAGGCACATTTCGATCAGCATACTGATACCGGCGATGGATGAAGAAGACGCGAGGATGCTTCTCCGTGCGGCGCTGCTTTTTAAATGCCTCTGTGGGAAGGAGTATAAAAGGAGCCAAGAAGAATCGTGCAAACGGTACGCCACGGATTTTTATATAGAGCAGGCGGAAAAAGAAATAAAAGCAGCTGAGGAGATAATCAATACTATCGACGGGTTGAAGACGACCGACGTAAAGGTAACAGTTGAAGAAGTTGTTCCGAACCAAATGTTTAAGACGGGGTGGGCTTTGAATGATACGATTTAGGAGGCATGATGTCAAACTTAGGAGCCAGATTACGAATTAGGAGCATGACAATGCAGAGGGTGTGTGATGTTTTGATAGTGGCACTCGTGGTTGCGTTGATTGCCTTGTGGATGTGGTTTGGAGTCCGCTTAAGTTTATGGTTTCAGGGGTTGTTTTGAACACGCACGAATTTCATAAAGGAATGCGGGAGTATTTTGGAATTAAGGATGGTGCTGGTGAATACCTGTGTAAGATATTTCTGGAGCACAGAGAAGCTCGTCTGGATATCGTGAAGTTAGACGGCTGGCTCATGAGAGAGTTGGGGTTTGATTATAACGTCCGAGACGGGCTAAGTATGAAGCAGGCCATTGTCAAATATTACGGCGAGGACGCCATGGAGTTCGTGAGAAAGGCGTTGTAGAGGGGCTGGATGAAAGAAAAAACAGAACTTCTAATTGCAGAAATGATTTTGCTGGCTTTAAAGAAGAATCCGAAAAGCATAAAAAGGCTTGTTGATTTATCTATACAGTATGGGAAGAGTTTTGGGCTAACCAAAGAAATGGTAGATAAGGTGTTAGACCTGAAGCTGGTTGATTTAATAGAAAAGCCGTTAGAGGAGGCGGATGATGAAGTCCTTGGAGCTAAGGGAGCTTCCGCTGCTGGGAGGAGACAATGATTGTTGGAGGAGAGATCAAGTCAGAGATCAAAAGATGTTATGTAGATCAGAAAGTTGTGATTGCGTGCCCGAGATGTAAGAAGACGCTGGTGTCAGACCTGAAGGAGTATTATCTAAGCTATCCGTTCGTCGGTAAGACTGTCAGCCTTTATTTTTACTGCAAAGATTGTGAGAACAATAACGACGAGGCTGGGTGGAATGTTGACGCCGTGGTTAAAAGTATGAGGATTTCGCTTGAGTATGATCCGGAGAAAATTTATGCTGATTGAGTGGCAGAATAAGAAGTTTCCGGTAAGAACCTGTTCAAGTTGTGAGTATACGTATTGGGGAGGGTGGAAGGCAGACAGAGCATGCCCGAAATGTGGCTTTGCGCACTATGGAGCTTTCTTTGTTTATAGATGGTGCTTCCTGTGGCAGTGGTTGACGAAAAGTAGGTATCGATGGAAGCAGAAAGGGAACTGGTAATGAAAAAGAAAATCGAAAAATTGACGGCGGCGGTCGAAGAAAAAAAGAAGATCGTGGAGTTATGCCGGGACGAGTTGCGCGACTTGGTTGATCAGATAAAAGATTTGATCGAGTCGTGGGATAGTGGGATTGAGGGGCTGGATGAAGGCATCCGTGCTTTCAGAGACGCTCTCGATGATCTGTCAGAATTTGTTTAAGGAGCCGTTATATGGTAGACTTTAGGAGGGTTGCGATAGCGGATGTTTTGAAGCATCCAAAGGCGGGGTTAGTATCGAACCAGTCTGGTTTTGGTGATCCGGTACAGGATGAGATCATCGTCAGAGATAAAGACTGGAAACTAATGAGAGTGCTTGCTTCTGAGTGTGTACGGCCTACAGAAGAAGAACGCAGTTTATATTGGAGGCAGACATGGTAGAAATCACGAAGCTTGTAACGGATTATATTTGGTGCGAGACGTGCAAGATGTTTGTAGACCTTTGGAAGTATGGCTCAATAGAAGACGCAGGGCATGAGGGATGTGACTGGCGATATGTCACGGAAGCCGAGCTGGTGGAATGTGTGGCTGCTTGTGAGAGGCACGGCTGTTTCCATAAGGAGAGAATCGGATGATTGATTTTCAGATCGATGTTTTTGTCGGTGAGTCTGACGACGCATGGGGCTGCATGCTGGACGGTAAGCTTATATGGTTCCCGAAGAGTGAGTGCGAATTCGACGAGGATGACATGACGATATCCGTACCGGAGTGGTTGGCAGAAAATGAAGGTTTGATTTAAGGAGGGTGTTTATGTTGGTGATTGATAATGAGAAGGCGGCAAAAATCGAGCGGCTGTCAGATAAGATCTGTTATGTGTTTGAGCAGATCGTGGCGTTGAAGCAGGCCGATCCGGAGAAGTCCGATGGGGCATGGGAAACTGAAGCTTCGATGTTGATGGCTAATTTATGGGAGCTGTCTCAACAGAAAGACGTGCATGAAATTTATGAGCTGTTCAAGAATATCTCGAACGCCAGAACTGACAAGTATCTTGTGAGCGTCTATCCGGAGGTTATGTTGCGGGATAAGATGATCCGGATGATGTTGAAGAACGAGTATAACAGCTTCAGCTCGACATGGTCGGAGGGAAAAGTGCCGACCGAGTCGTGGTTGAATGGTAGGATGCGTGATTACAGGAGGGCGGTGGAAGACGAGGAGTTGATTAAAAAAAGAAAGGAGATGGAGAGAGGTGAAGGAGGTTAAAGCGGATATTGGAGAGTACCTTAAAGCGCAGCATTCGGAGTTTGTAACTGGGTTCTTGGCAGCACTTTACGATAAGCTTGAAGAGCCGGGACCGTTTAACAAAGACGAGTACGCTGATGGGTATAAGGAAGGAACGCAGTATAGAAATAAATTAGAGGAGGGTATGCCATGCTGACAGAGGAATTAGGGATCAAGGCGATTATAGCTTTGCAAGCCACGGCTGGTGTTGTGGAGACCGATGTGCAAGCCAAAGCTGGGTGGAATGCTATGTCTGATAGCGAAAAAGAAAATACAGAGGCTGCGCACAGGGTTGTGTGCGGAGGTTTCAAGGAGGTGTAAGTTATGGTAGAAATAACGGTTTGTCCATTGTTGTTAATCGGACGTACATTGGCTGAATTGCAGCAGATCAGGGAAGGGATCAAGAAGGATGACCCGAACATTAAAGAATTATTGTCATGTTATGACGAATGCGGCTGGAAGAAGTGTGGGCTTTGTGGCTTCCCACAGTATGTAAATGGAGCAAAGGAAAGTGAGTTCCAGCAGCATGTGATGCCCCGATGCAGATAAGGAGAGGCCATGAATTTCAAGATTCCGGTTTTCTGGATGGTAGGTGGGGATGTTGAAATAGAAGCCGATTCTCTGGAGGAGGCGATAAAACAGGCCGAGGATGCGATTCCGGTGCAGGTCAAATACCCCACGTATGTTGATGGGTCATGGAGTGTAGACAAGGACGCAGCCAGAGAAAAGTATGAGGTGAGTGAACCGATATACGGGTCGCGTGATGGGCAGATATTTGCGAACTGTCCAGAGTGTGGAGAACGTGTATGGTTTGACTGCCTCGACCGCGATGGTGTGGAGGAGTTTGTTGAATCTGGAGAAGTCTGTATAGTATGCAAAGCGAAAGGAGAAGGTGATGGACCTTAAAGAAGCGCTAAGTATTGTAATTGATCTTGGCAGGGAGAACGTCATGGATGATTTCATTGCTCGGCAAGATTCGGAAGTCCTCATGGAAGAGAAAAGGCGTCAGGAGATGGCGGTCGATAAAGTGTGCGATCCGTTGTTCGGCGTCGACGCCCTGTTGAATCAGAATGAGCAGCTCGGGAAGAATGTAAAATGGATGGTCGAGCGTGTTGATAAAATGCATGCGATTATGTGTTATGGGCAGACCGGGACGTGGCAAATCCGGACGAATCAGCTAATGGACGCCGTGGAGAAGGAACAGTGGTCCGAAGGAGTACCTCCTGAAGCGATGTGGTGCCTGGCGACGTACCTGACGGCTGATGATCCGCCAAGCAAAGCCGTTGCATATTTGTGGTTCAACCCAGACGCAATTCATAAGTGGTGGAAAGATCGCAAGGCAGGGAAGGGTGAGCCACTTGTCAGGAAAGTGACGCACTGGAAGCCAATTCCGCCGCCAGCTGGAGGTGAGTGATGGGAAAGAAAAGCAAAAAGGTTGTCGGCGCTGTAGGAGTGAAGGGGTATGTGATTGAGAAAGCGGTGACTGTGAAGCATCTGGTGATCGCAAATCATTTCTCGAAAGAAGAAGCGCTGATGATGATAATGAGGCAGGAGCAAAAAGAGGGCCTGCGTGGTGAAGACATGCATCCGATTCCGGGAGTGAATATCAAGCATATCGTTATTGACTTCGGGCCTGTGGAGAAGATGTCGAAGAAGTACGATATAGTCGCACAGGAGGGGGTGCCAGCATGAATGACGTGATAGCACCGATAGACGAGTTCGTACCGAAGGAGACCAAAGAGCTGAAGAGTGTAGAGACGGTGGAGTACTCGCTCTGTGTGTTCCAATGCAGTTGTGGTTTTCACATAGGGCTGGATGCCTCGTATCTCGACGCGGTTGATGATATCCAAGTGCCGTGTCCGAACTGCAAGGTGGTGATAGATACGGCGAAAATAGAAGAAGGAGGCGGAAATGGCAAAGAAGAAAGATGAGAAATTGGCATTATGGGCAAGGTACAAGGTGAAGATGCGTTTTAATTACAGGCTCTGTGGTTCAGTCCCGCAGTCGAAACAGATTGTTCCGTTGTGGCTTCAGTCACGAATGCCGAAGAAGAAGCCTGATGACGCAAAGCCGATCGAGGAGATAGAAAAGGAAGTACAGGACTCGATCGAAGATACCGTGGAGCGCACGACGCTCGGGTTTCAGATGGATGATGTCGGGCTCTGGGTCAGGGGAGGAACGATCAAAGCCCACCTGAAAGACTGTGCGAACCAGATCAAGGATGTTTTGAAGATCAAGGCATTCAAGTCGAAAGTAGCGAATATGGTGTATCTCGAAGATTACAAGGTCTACCTGATAAAAGGGAAGAGCAAGGCCTTTAGAGAACCTGACGGTTCGTACGAACAGCCGGTTCATATCATGACGAGGCAGGGGCCGAGGAATGCACTGAAAGTTATCAACTATGTGGAGAAGCCATCGTTTGAGTTCGTGCTGCTTTTGATGGACCACAAGGAAGTGACGTTCAAGAATCTTCAGGCCATTTTTGAATATGGCTCGGTTCATGGGTATGGCGGAGAGCGTGGTATGGGTGAAGGCAGGTACAAGTTCACGATCAAGAAAATGTAGGTTGAAATGAAAGATAAGATATTCAGCTTCAGTGTAACAAAGGAAGGAGATTCAGTAATACAGACCGGCAGACTTGAAAATCTCCAGTCGTTGTATTTCAGCCACTATACGAAAGCGCTTGAATTCTTACGAGAACGATGTGAAGAATTTGTCGACGAGAACTGTGTTGATCCGAGCTGACGACGAGAAATGAGTTGGTCTCATGTGCGTTGGTCTGACATGACGACGAGTACTGCGATGTTAAGGATTGATCTGACGACGAGGAGCGAGCTGGATGGCAATGTCATGACTTGGCTTCGAGAAATGACATGATCAGCATTGTAGTGACGACGAGTAGTGGTATGGTTGGAGATGAATTGTACTTATGTGCCATGACGCCGAGTGGTGATGTGAGTGGTTGCGGTATGTTGAGGTATGAGATGACGCCGAGTAGTGGAATGCATGGCTTTGAAACGAATGACGACGAGTATTGGTCCGAAGGGGAGGAATTGTAGTGACGCCGAGTACTGGGCTGTATTGTAGTGGCAGTGACTTCGAGCAATGTATTGATGTGTTATGTTCTGACGACGAGCAATGATATGTTGCGAGCGGCTGTGAGTTGTAACGCAGCGGATTGACGTCGAGGCCCGTATTGTAATGCATGGTGTTGTAACGGCGACGAGAAATGAAGCGGACGTGGATAGGCTGTGGCATGTGATGCCTTCGAGAATTGTAATGACGGGAAGCGACTTGACGACGAGTTGTGATTTGACAAGGGATGATTTGACGACGAGTTGTGCAGCGATTTGGGCGAGAATGATTTGTGGTGGCGACGAGCCTTGATTTGGAAGGTCCTGATTTGTACTGGCTGCGAGGAGCGTGGTGCAATGGCCTGTGGAGTGGTGTTTTGACGACGAGAGTTGGCAGGATGAGAGATTGGCGTGCGATGACGTCGAGAATTGATTTGTAATGTGTTGTAGCGGCGACGAGTGATGGGTTGAATTGCTCTGAATTGATAGGAGAAAGGTTATGCAAAAAATAAAGATAGAGATCGACAAGTGGTTGAAGGACACGAGAATGGTATATTGCATGGCTTCAGACTGTGAGAGTTTTGACCATCGGAGTTTCGTGTGTGGTTTAAAGGAAGTGGAGATTGGAGAAGACGGCAAGTGTATGTCTTACAAACCGAAGAAGAAGGAGACGGAAGATGTTGCATAGGTGTGAGAACTGCCAGAGGATGATTGATGCGAAAGATTATCTGATAGATCTGGCAAGAGTGGACAAGCTGTCTGAAAGGATAGAGCCGGGAGGAGTGGTTCCGTCTGGAGAGTGCCCCGGCTGCGCAAGTCTGGTGTACCCGTATGTAAAGCCAGTCCGGGTTATATGGGGCCAGTGCCCGCAGGTTATGGAGGTCAGGCATTTTGAATCCGAGTTGGAGAAAAAAGGGTTCCTTGACGCCATTGCAGAACATGATGGTTGGCTGGCATGCGAGACGCAAGAGCAGAATGAAGACGGCAGCTTCCCGCCGATAGCCGAGGCCACAAAAGCAAATTTGATGGCATCAGGAAACTACAAGATTGAGGAACTTGAATGAAGAAAGTGACGATCTATACAGACGGCTCGTGCTACCCGAATCCAGGCGGTCCAGGAGGGTATGCGGCGATTTTGAGTTATGGGAAGCACGTGAAGGAAATCAGCGGAAGTGAATTGTCTTCGACGAATAACCGAATGGAGATGATGGCGGTAATAGCCGGTCTTGAGGCGTTGAGGCAAGTGGTAGCTGTTACTGTTTACACTGACTCGAAATACGTTAGAAATGCTTTCACAAAGGGTTGGCTGGAGAAGTGGAAGAAGAATGGTTGGAAGACAGCGGACAATAAGCCAGTTAAGAATAAGGACTTGTGGCAGCAACTGTCGAAGCTGTTTGTGAAATTCAATTTTAAGATCAAATGGGTGCCCGGACATGTAGGCATCAGGAAGAATGAGCGAGCGGATGAGCTTGCGAGAGAAGCCAGGTATGCAGTAGGGAGGTAGTGATGGAGCCAGAAGAGATTGCGAAAGACTTTGCCAGTATGGTTTTTGAAATTGGTCAGCATGCAGTATTTAAAGAAGGTGGTTTTATGCATCCGGTGTATTTCTTTGCCCGTTTTGAAAAAGAAGACGAGATGAAACGTAGAATGGAAAGAGAAGCAAAGGAAGGTGAGGAAGCTGCTGATGGCTTACAGCTGGTGTATGCAGCGCTACCGACGATGGGAATGTTCAGAGAGTTCATGTCGGAATTTGCTCAAACAAGGCTTAGAGAAATCTGCATGCAAGTAGGGGTTGTGGCAGTCGCTATTGTAGGAGAAGCGAAGGCGGCTGCGTATCCCATTGCCAAATCTGATGTGAATGCTGCCGATTTTGTTTCGCCTGGAGATATGGAGAATTGCAAGCGAGTGTTGAGTGTAGGGGTCATGCTTTCTGATGGAAGGTCTGGGCTGATGCTTGGAGATATAGAGACAAAGGAAGGGATGTCTTATGTGCATAAAAGCGAGTGGCATTTTGGGGAATCTGTTGGATTGTCTCCGATACAGCCGTGGACATCAGATTAGTTAAGCCATGGAAATCACTTGACAAAAGGCTTGTATGTGGTATAATCAATAATAAACGGAGGTGGAAATGGTTGAGCAGATGATGGATTTGAAAGAGACAGAGTCGATGATGAGAGCGTTGGCGAAGGCGATTGAAATGCTTGTCAATCCTACAGACGCAAGAGAGTACGGCTTTGCATTGGTCATTTTCAAGTTTAATGAGCCGGGAGTATCCAATTATATTTCAAACGCGGTAAGAGATGATATGATCACAGCGCTGAGAGAGACTGCTGACAGGATTGAAAAGAGAGAAGTGATTCCACCAGTGGTTGGGGAGGCGTAATCATGCCAAGTCGTGTACAGTTGATGAATCACGAGCGACATCGTTGGAGTTACATGGATGAGCGAAGATTGAATCGCAGACTGGCGAAAATAACCAACGGGATGAAGCTTGAGTGTTTTTTGGAAATGGCGATCGCGCAAGGAAATAGATTCTTGGCGACAAGATGCCGTGAGAGAATGGAGGCGCTTGGGTTTACCCCTCCATGGCATTTGCGTGATGCGACACAGGTAGTCCAAGAGCCAGTGCGTCTTCAGCCAATAAGTACTGTGCCTGCTTTTGTAGGGGAGATGCCTGGAAGATCAGAGACGAGGATTAGGGGAGTCGAGCATCAGGATGTTCAGTTTAGCGCAGAGCAGGCAAGGCAGGCATCAGAAGTCATGGAAAGAATGAAGTCGACTAAAGAACCAGAGCCGGTGAAAAAGAAGGCGGAGATCCGGACGATCAGGTTCAGAAAGAGTGAAGGGCCAGTGCAGCAGAAGCTGACGTTTGAAGATTAGTGCGGGGACTCGACTATGTGGTGAAGACAAGGCGCTGTAAACGCCCCGCCAAATGGATGTGCAGGTTCGACTCCTGTTCCCCGCACCAAGGAGAATGTATATGAATTTTGTAATGAACCCGAAGGCAACGACAGGATTTACAACTTTTGTTGGCGACGATGCTCGTCTGACCGGAGAGGAAAGGTATCCGTTGACTGGACATATGTGGCAGTTGGTGGGAAGGCGTTCTCTTGATGAGGTTCAGAAGCTACTGTCTGGCCTGAGAACGTATTGGGACTGCATTGAAAAGAACAAGCTGGCAAAGAAGATGTTAAGAGACGCTTTTGTTGGGCTCCCGTTGACGCAGGTGGTAGGAAGCCTGATGGTTGTAAGTGGAGACAGCAAAAGCGCTTATGGTTATTATTTTAATCCGCCGTATGAGTTTCACTCATGGTTGCGAATCGGAGATAATCCTTATTATAAAGGGATTGTAGATTTTGCTTTGCCGGGAGTGATAGAGAAGGGCTTGAATAGTAGTGATGCTGTTGGCCCGTACCTTATTAATAGGACGCCCGTTATTTTGATTGGCGCTCCCCCTACTTGGATGCAGTACAAAGAGCATGAGGAGGTGACAGGATGAGGATTGACAGGAAGTATTATGGTGAGGTTTTTAAGAATGACGGAACACTGGTGCCGGAAGAAGAAATGATTGTCTTCAGGGCAAAAGACAGGGCTGTGCCAGCGATGCTTCAGTTCTATGCTGATGAATGCAGAAGCATTGGTTGCAGTGATTTCCATGTGGAGCAGATGCTGGTGCTGAAGGAGAGGGTTACTCATTTCCAGCAGACGACTGGATTCTGTAAGATTGCGGACACGAATCCAGATGAGCTTATAGACAATTAGGGGACGGTGATGGTAAGAGTGCATAAAAAATATGGTCTGAATCCGACGATGTCGAACTGTTTCTTTTGTGGAGAGGCAAAAGATATCTGGCTGATCGGGGCAAGGACTGGAAGGTTTAAAGAGGCAGGACTTGCAAGCAGTGATGGGGAAATGAACCGAGAGATCGGGGTGGTTGATACGGAGCCTTGCCAGAAATGCCAAGAGTATATGAAGCAGGGCGTTATATTGATTTCAGTTCGTGACGGAGAAGGAGGGAAGAATCCGTATAGGACCGGAGGATGGTGCGTAGTAAAAGAGTGTGTGATTAAAGAAGCGTTCAGCCCTCCGGAGTTGATAGAGAATATACTGGAAGCCAGAATGAGTTTCGTTTGTGATACGGCCTGGGGAAGACTTGGGCTGCCGACAGAGCATCTGGATGAGAGGGTGAAGAGTGAGGCAAAGATCGAAGCCAAACGGAGTTGCGCAGCCTCCACCGACGACAGGGAAGAAGGTAAGGAGTTATGACGAGGAGCTTGCGGAAACCGTTGCAGACTTGCTGTTAGACAAGGCAGGAAGTCGCGTGTCGCTTGAGTATGCTGTCAAAGTGTTCCGATATTATGGCTGTACATGCTCAGTTAATGAGATGATTGAGTATCTCAGAAAAGAAGGGATAACTGTTCGGAGGAGTGATGGATGATCAAAATAGAAAACTTCTTGTGGTGTCTGGGAACGGATTCCCATCACGAATGTTGGAAGCATAGCAGAGTTTGCAGCAGGTGCAATCGAAAGTTCAAGTGTGAAGGCATAGAGAAGTATGAGAGAAATCTGAAAGTGGAGCTTGCCAAGCTGGACTATTCGAAGATGTGGCCTGTTTATCAACCAGTATTTAATGAGTTATTTGAGCAAGAATAAAAAATGCTTGACGAGTAGGGCAAGTATATAGTATGGTGTATTTGGAAGCTGGAAAGCTTCAGTCATATCCTCTATTCTTCTATCTGAAGTCAGGGCAGCTCTCGTGTATGCCAGGCACGATCTGCCCTGACGCCTTTTGGAAAGGCTTGACTGCCTCATGCCAGCGATTTTGCGAGAACTCCCGAAGAATAACCTACCGAAAAAGCCTATGGAGTGTATTGATGGGTCAAATCTCCGTCAGGTCAATAATACCAACCTTCTATGAGGAGTGGTGTAATCCTCGTAAAAGGGCTTTCGCAAGAAACACTTCCTTATATATTAAACTTATGTCAGTGCAGACAGTTACGTGCCAGCCAGCACCCTTCAGTTCCTACCTTATTATACACACGGAAAGTATGAAAAAATTTCGGAAAAGTGCGGATTTTTCTTGACATTTTTGGCATGTGTCCTATAATTAAAATAAAAACAATGAGATACAAAATGCAAAAAACGGATACCGACAGTAATAGTCACTTTTGTGACAGTAAAAGTCACTTTTGCCAAGGAGTAATAAGTAGAAAAGGAGTTCGGAGAGCAAATGAAGACGGGCTGATTTATTCAATATTTTTACATGCATATGGCTTGATTTTTTTCCCGGTTTTTTTGGTGTATGAGCCTTTTGGCACGCCGCATGCATTATAATAAAATAAAAACAAAAAATCGAGGAGCAAGAAAATGAGACAAATGGCAGCAGAGACGGTAGCAAATTTCAAACTTTATAGACGAGGAGTTGGCGATTGTGCTGGTGCCGAATACCATGAAACCCACCTTCTTGAAATTCCGACGGAGCGAGAGGCGCAGACCATAGCAGATTTTTTCTGTGATCTCATGGAGTGGGAGCGGATTCGAGTGATGTTTTGGAGTGAGCCGACGTATCGATTGAGAGCGAAAGTTAGCTGGGACGATGGGTGGCTTAGACTTTATAGAATAGGCAGAACAGTTGGAGTCCTGATTCATGAATTGGCGCATCATGAGGGTTGGAAGCATGATTCGGAGTTCCAGAGATGCCAGCGAATGTTGTTGACGAAGTGGGACGAGAATCACGAGGCGCTTGAAGCCAAGGTGGAAGCCGAAATTCCGAAGCCTCCGCCGATGGTGTGGGTGACGCCGAAAGAAATTGATGAAGTAATTGAAGCGGGAGCGACGGTGATAGTCGAAGCCGAAGAAGAAGACGAGGTGTTGGAGATAGTTTTTGACCAGCTGATGGATAGTGTGATTTTTGAAAGAGTCAGCATGAAGAGGATCGGCGAGCTGCTTCTGAAGTGGAGACTGAATACAGAGCAGAATATCAGATTCATGAAAGATTTGTTGAAAGACGCCGGTGTAAGAGTTGTATCGTATTAGGAGGGAAGATGTCAAGACTCATTGATGATTGCAAGCATATTTTTAGAAGGCCAGTGTCGTATAAGCAGTTCAGAGACAAGCTTAGACGCAAAGGTTATAAAAACTCAGAGCGATGGTTCGCTGATCTGTTCAAAAAGTTGATGGACGAAGAGATGATCAAAGGCGAACTTGATGTGTTTAATGCAAGATTCAGATTTGTTCTAAGGAGAAAATCATGAGAGAGACAGGCTCAGTGGGAATCCCCAAAGATTATTTTCTGAAGATGGCGAAAGCCGATTATAATAATTATTTGGAAGCATTGGCAAGAGAGTTCTATCAGAATTCGATAGATGCTGAAGCGACTCGGGTCGATGTGGTGGTAAATAGTGAAGCGAAGACAGTTATTGTATCGGACGACGGACATGGAATGACCAGAGACGTCCTGAAGAATAAGTTATTGATGCTTGGCGGGTCCGAGAAGAAGAAAGGAAACGTCGGTGTTTTTGGAAAAGCGAAGGAGTTGTTGTTCTTCAGCTGGTCGAAGTATCAGATCCGGACGAATGGATGGATTGTTGAGGGAAGTGGCTCGGAGTATACGATCGACGAGACGCACAGTAGCAGGCCCGAAGGCACTGTTTGTATGATTTGGATAGAGGGCCAGGACGGAATGTTCATGCGAGGTCTCCGGAGAGTATTTGCAGATGTGGCTGCAAAGATGGAAACTGACTGTAAAATCTTTGTGGACGGCGATACTGTTCCGTGCAGTCACAGCCGAGGAAGGCTGGTGAAGGAGCTTGATTTCGCAGATGTTTATGTGGATGATAGCTGTGAGAAAATGAATGCACTGGTCAGAGTAGACGGAATATGGATGTTTGATTTATGGGTCGGCAGAAACGTTCCGAAATTAGTAATCGAATTGAGAAGGAAGTCAGTAGACGTTCTGACCAGTAACAGAGACAGCTTAAAAAGAGACGCGAAGACACAAGCCGATCGGTGGATTAGAAAATTGGCGGCTGATAGAAAGTCTGCGCTTAGGCCGGATTTAGTTCAAGTCAGAAGAAGACTTATTGGAGATGGTGATATAGCAGTCCAGATGAAGGGCGATGAGATTCTTGAAGGAAGTGATGAACTGGAGCCCTTGGAAGCTTTGGAACGGATGGCTGCTAAGCTGGCTGCGGAAGGAATGGATTGGGAGACAGCGTTGAGAAGACTGAAGGCGCTTGCGGATGAGAAAGGAGGTCATCGTTATATTGACGAATTTGACGATGAGTTGAGGTTCATAGGATACAAGCCAGATTTTGTACTGAAGCATACGGAGGGGCAGCGCCGAAAGGTTGAGAAGTATATGGACACACAGAAAGCCAGAGTGATTGCGAAGGTATGGACGGAAATGGTGAAGCAGGTGCTGCTTGACAACAGGTTGTACATCAATTTTACAGCCGGTTTCATGTTTGAAAAAGGAGTGGAGGCTCAGCTGGAGAAATCGTCCAATTTGGGTATTGTGTTCTATTTGAATCCGGAGGCGGTAGGGAAGGCTGGCGGATGGGAGAAGACGCAGCTGTCCAATCGCAGACTTCTCAGAGAAGATCTGAAAGAAAAGGCGATCCATGAGTCAGCCCATTTGAAGCACACGTACCATGATGAGTATTTCGTGTCAGAGATGTCTCAGATAAGAGCGAATACTTGGGAGAGTGAAGATGAGTACAGCAGGATTGGCAGAATTCAATAGAAGGAGAAAAGAAAATGGCTAAGAAAACAGAAATTTTGAAGTTTGAGCGTCAGGTGGAGTTCACGGAAGAAGGAAGACGCCGTCACAATTTTGGGTCGGGTTTGGGAGTTTTCAACCTGTCAAAAGAAGTAGGATTTTCATCGATGGGTAGATGGAAGACGGTTGGTTTAGCGTATCATGTGTTTGACGATGGTTCAAGAACGCCGGTGTATTTGATGTTGAATGACAGAAATGAACTGGTGGAGAAAACGACTCAGTACTTCATGGTGGTTGACTGATGGATGAAAGGTCGATAAGAATAGGGAAGACTCCGCTTGTAATGTATCTAAACGGTCGGATTTCGTATTGCAAGAGCATGATCCGTGAGTGCGGCAGATCTGGAGCCTCTGACAGTACATGGCAATGTAGGATGCACGAATTGCTGAACATGAAGGCAAAGGTGTATGGGGCAAAACGTTGGGAAGGCGCGGTGATGCTCGACAAGAAACGGATGATCAAGCGCATCCGGAAGGTAATAGACTGGATAGAAGTTGGAAGACGTGACGTTTGTACCGGGCCGATCGAGCGTGCGCGCATGGAGTTGGTGGATATCCTGTTAGATATGACCGGAAAGACGAGATCGACACAAGTAAGGTCGATAAGAATGGAGGAAAAAGATGAAGGAACTGAAACTGATAGAGCTTCCGCTGTTGGGCGAAGAGAATCCGCCTTATAAGCAGAGAAGAATGACGCGCGAAGAAATGAAGAGAGAAGACATAGACAGGAAGAAGCTGTATCTGATCCGTTTTAGTGGAATTTGGCTGGTGGGAAGATTTGGCATGCAGTGGTACGGATGGAATTTCCAGCCGAATCTCGGATCGATGTCGGTGCAGGTGAATGACTGTGAAGCGATTTATGAAATAGTTGGTCTCGATCAGGAAGAAGACGGATCAACTGGCGGATTCATCGCAAGTTATTTGGGATGAAAGGAGATTGATTATGATAAAATTTACGGTTTTTACACCGAAGGCTTATTTTCCAGATGGAACGCAGGACGATGAATTCAAGGGCACAGATGTTTGGGATAAGACTGTGGTACTGGCGAAGGGTAGACGAGCTGCTGCGTATGAGGCATGGAGATTATATGGGGAAGGTTGGTTTAGAAGAATGAAGCCAGTACATGAACTATTTGAAGGAAATCTTTCTTTGGCAGTTCCATTGTATGTAGCGAGCCCAATGCAGACGCTTTCGCTCGCGTTGAAATTGTCGCCGATTAGGGTGTGGATTGACAGTTGGAAGTAGTTTGACAGTAAATGTCACCTTGTGACAAATTTAGTCGGTTTCAGGGTAGAATGGTTGGGCAATGGAGCGAATTTTAAAGAGAACGAAACAGACTTGATTTTCTTAACAGGTTCAATCACATACGATGCAAAAAAATTTCCGGTTTTTTCTGGTGCAGGGATTTTTGGCACGTCGCTTGCATTATAATAAAATAAAAACAAAAAAATCGAGGAGACGGAAAATGAGAGAAAAAATCGGAAGCAAACAAATTGAAAACATTTTATCAAGAGCAGAAGCTGAAGACGCACTGCGAGAAGAGAATGTAAGTTGGGATGAATCGATGCGTGCGCCGCATGGTGATGTATTTTTTCATTCTCGTGAAGAAGAAGTCGCTGTTTGGGTAGAGTGTGATCACCTTTTAATAATAAATGAAGCGGAAGACAAGCCAGCTGACATAGAGTTGAATCAGGAGTTGCACAAAGATGATTTGGTGGACAGTGTGGTTGGTACTTATGAAGAGATGCAAGGCGAAGTGTGGTTTGGGGCGCTTTCGCTCGATTCCCAAGGCGAAATTGCTGTTAAGGTTGCGAAGATGATAGAGGAGAAGGTGACGGAGGCTCGGATGGAGATGCTGAAGGAAGAAATGATTCGAGTTGAGAAGCAGCAAGAAAGTCTTCATGTGACGTATGAGTATCTGGTGAAAGAAGTCGAAAGGTTGGTCGAAGATGTTTAACGAACTGATCGATAAAATTTGTGAGACACACGATCCGATTACGAAGTCATCGCTGATGGAGGAGTTAGGTAGGCAGGTTGAAATGGTTGAGAAGTTCCCGATGAAGGTTGTGTGTTGTGTTTGCGGTGTCCAGTATGGAGAGAAGGAGGCGACGAAGCCGGACCAGATCAGCCATGGATACTGCCAGAATTGTAAAGAGGTGCTAAGGAAGGAGATGCTGGAAGATGTCGAAGAAGCCGTACAAGCCAATCGTGCCGAGTAGCGGAGTCAACTGGAAGGTGGTTGGAGAAATTGTGGTGAAGGTCGGCGGGATAGTTATAATGATAGCAACGATTTGGCGATGTGTGATGGGAGGCTGAGTGATGGGACCGAAATTTTTCGAGACACGGATGGGCCATAAGTTTTATGGGCACGATGTTCCGGAAATTGCAAAGCAGTTGAAAAGACTGGCTGATGCAATCGAAGGAATCCGAGAGTTGATGGAGAAGAAAGGAGAAGGTGATGGGAAAGTTGACTGATTTAGATAAAGCGCCGTATGGCGGAGAGGACGAAATCTTCCCGAACATGATGTCGGCGATGAGTATTTTGTCTGATGCGCAGGCGATGTTAGAGTGGCTTAAAAACGAAGGCAGGTTGAGTGAGTGGGTAAGAAAAAGGGCGAATGATACGATCAACCATGCGAAGGCGCATCTGTCGGAGGCGATGCAGCAGTATCACGAAAAGGAGAAGTTGCCTGGAGTGCTGCTTGTGTCGTCAGGAGATTTTGAACATGAGTAGAATTTGTGAAGTGGAGATGGATGACATGTTCGTGAGGTGGCTGTCGATGCCTCTGAGGACAGAATGGCATGATTATCAAAGAGCTGCTGTGGAAAAGGCGTTTGACGTTGGTGTATTGATACAGCTGGTCGATAAGAGAAGCCGAGTACCTTTTTTTATTTTTGGATCGGATGTGTTTAGGGTCGCTAAGGTGATAGACGAAGAGAGTTTAGTTTTAAAGCCAGTGTTTCTTCTGGAGGGAAGTAATGATTGATATACGAAACGAATACAATGTTGACTGTTCGAAAGCGAAAGGGGCGTATCTTGAATCGGTGCCCGAATGGATATGGGACGATCCAAGATGGTATATGGAGCCGAAGAAAGATGCTCAGCGAATCACGATGCAGATAGGTGATGGGAAGTCGTTGCTCAGAGGCAGAAACCGTCAAGATTTTCTGAAGGGTGTAGAAAAAGCCGGAGATTTTCCGGACAAGGCGAGCCTGAGTCCAGTGTTGGCGGCGTACACAGATCCGATGCTTGACGGTACAGTTCTCGATGGAGAGTTGACTGAAAGCTACAAGATGAACGGCGAATACGACAAGGATACCGTCCGCCGAATTGAAAATGGCGAGTGGGTAGGATATGAAGTATGGACTGTTATGTTCTGGAAAGGTGAAGATGTCCGGGGTATGTCTGACGAAGAAAGGAAGATGCTTGCTGGAATGGCTGTTGAAGAAATGCGGCGTATGGGAATGAAAGTAAGGCTGTTACCGGACTGGCCCGCAACGCTGAAGAATCTGAAGAAGGTGTTTGCTGACAATGAAGAGGGTGCGATTCTGAAATGTTGGGACGCAACGATCCCGACGCATCAGCGAACGAATCCGAACTGGTGGAAATGTAAAGGGGACGATGATCGCACGGTTGATGCATTTGTGATAGGTGTTACGGAGGCGAAGGAAGGCGGGTCTGGGATTAGAGGAATAGCTCCACAGCCAAATGGGAAGGCGGCGACGTTTACTGTTGGACTGGCGAAAGACGGACATGTAGTAGAAGTCGGGAAGCTGGAGAATCTACCGAAAGACGCGGTAGAGTTTGGCTTGAGAAATTTTCACGACTACCGAGGCAGAGTTGTTGAGATGAATGTATCGGGATGGGACGGAGAAAGGTTCCGGTTCCCACGCTATAAGAAATGGAGAAAAGACAAGTCTCCGAGAGACTGCCTGTTTGGTGAGCAAGTTGGCTCGAAATGACAGTAAATGTCACTAAATGACAAAAATAGTCGGTTATGCTCTCGTTGCGAAAAGCCGTTTAGAATTTGCAAGCGCTTGCAATGAGTGGCTTGATTTTCCAATATTTTTAACTGGATATGAGCTGAAAAAATTCTGATTTTTTTATTATGATGCGATTTTTGGCACGCCGGTTGCATTATAATAAAATAAAAACAAAAAATCAGGAGGCAGAAAATGAAAAAAACAGAGCAGTTCAAAACAAAAGCAATGGAAATCATGGAAGGAATAGAAGGCGATTGGTGTATCGATTCCAACTCTTATGCACCTGCTGTTTTTGTAGACATACGAGATTTGAAAGATGATGAAGAGTGGGTGTTGTTTAATTCAGTTAATAGTCGGTTGAAGGAATTGTGCGCCGAGTTGGATTTGCGAATAGAGTTTGCTAAGGAAGGCGAATTTTCAGTCTATGATGATTCCCAGACAGATTTGAAAGATGATGAAGAGATGGCAAGACTGGATAAGTTCGACGATAGAGTGAAAGAGTCTGAAAGAAAATTTGCACTCAAAGCAGGCGATGAGTATTTTGGTCAGCTGATTGATAGCATTGACAGGCTGAAGCGAGAAGTTGTCAGACATAAGGAAGGTTTTGAAAGCGCAAGAGAAGGCGAATCATTCAAGGCGGCTGATAGGAAGAAGACGCCGTTAGATATGGTGAATCAGATTGTCTGGTGTGTGAATGAAGTTCAGCAGTTCACTGGAAATCATGCGGAAGCTGCGAGAGCAACGATGAAAATAGCGACAGCTTTTGACGTAAATTGTTGGTAAGGAGAATCAGAAAATGATAAGCCCAGAAGAAAAAGCAGCGAAGAAGGCAGGGTACACGGCGACACTGGACGAAGCGTTGACAGCCGGGACCGGAATGAATGCCGAGCAGCGCGAAGATTTTAGAAATGATGTTGACCATTGGTTGGATGTAAGAAAGAAAGCGAAGAAGGGGAGCAAAAAATTCAAAGAAGCCGAGGCGCAGATCAAGCGGCTCATGGGCTGGGGATAGGTGATAAAAATGATGACGGAAGATGATATGCTGAAGGACGAAATCTTCTCAGAAATGATGGCGGCGATGTCGATCTTGTCAGACGTACAGGAACATCTTGCCAGACTGAAGGAGAAGGTTGCGATTCCAAAAAGTATAGGGCCAGTGATGATCAACGCAACTGTCAACCATGCTAAGAAGCATTTGGTGAATGCAATGGAGAGTTATGGCAGAGCAGCTGGATTGCCGATTGAGCTTGTGGTAACAGGAGGGGACGATGATAAAGATGCACAGATGGACGATAGCCCATGATTATGTGTTCGGAGAAGATGTTGTATGGGACGCAAATGGTGAGTTCGTCAAGTATGAAGATTTCTCAAGGCTGGTGAGCTACGAGCGTTGGAAGGCTTTTTGGGAAGGCGTGGTAATGACGGCGATATGTTTTCTCATTGCGATGTTCATTGGAGGATGTGTCCCTACACAGAAGTCGTGGAGAGCAGGAGATCCGACGACAGTAACTGGAGGAGACTACCTGCAAAAGTCGTATCTCGACAAGACGAAGTTGCTGTTGAAGAATAAAGATGGAGAGGTCAAAGGTTATTACCAAAGAAGCCTGCTCGATCACTCCAAACTTTTATTCAAGAAGCCAGACGGAACCGTCGTGGGAGCCCAGAAAGTGGACAGGTTGAATTCAACCAAGACTATTTGGGTCAGGCCGTAACTCGAAAAATCCTTGACATTTTTGGCTGAAGTGGTATAATTAAAATAAACATGGAGGCAACAATGGCAGAGAAAGTGAAGAGGCCAAGAGAAGAAATAGAACCGACTGCCATGGCTGTATCATTGTGGCTGTGGAAAGAATGCCAGTTGCGTTGCGAAGTCGCTGGATCGCTGCGAAGAGGCAGGAACGAAATAGGCGACGTGGATTTAGTCGTTGGGCATGCGTCGCTGCGAGACGTCTGTAATTGCATTGTCTTATGGGGCGAGAGGGCGAGTGTTTCGGTAGAGGTTGTATCGAATCTGGAGAAGGCGACAAAGACTGCCGATGTTATGGTCGGAGGAGACATTTTATTCAATTTGTACTACTCGACTGACGAAGCTTGGGGTGCGATGCTTCTGTTTTTGACTGGCAGTCAGAAGTTCAATATACTGATGAGGACGAAGGCGAAAAAAGAAGGATACAAGCTGAATCAGTATGGGTTATGGCATGGAGAGACACTGATAGCGGCGAAGGAAGAGGATTTGATTTTCCAGGCATTGGGAATGAAGTTCGTTTCTCCGAATGATCGGGATGTGTATGGAGATCCCCGAAAATGGAACAAGAGCTGAAGGAGGTGTGGTGATGGAGGTCAGATTGGAAGAGCCAGAAGGAACAGAGGAGGAGTCTGGTGGGCTATACCCGTTATGGGAATGCCCGAAATGTATGCTAATGAAAAGGATTGAGGATTTTGGGTTGCGATGTATTGACAGGGAAGACCCATTGTGGATTCGCCAGTCTTGGTGCCGATCCTGTAGATGATTCCATTCCCGAGAGGGAAGTATCATGTTATTTTGGCGGACCCGCCATGGAACGAGCGTGGCGGAGGCAAGATTGTACGAGGGGCACAGCGTCATTATCCGTTAATGAAGACGAAGGAAGTATGCGCATTGCCGGTTGGCGAAATCGCAGATAAAGATTGCCACCTGTATTTATGGGTGACGAATAATTTCCTTCCGGATGGATTGTTGGTTATTGAAGCATGGGGCTTCAGTTATATAACGATGATAACTTGGGTGAAAGATAAGATAGGGCTTGGGCAGTATTTTCGAGGACAAACCGAGCACTGCTTATTTGCCAGAAAAGGCAAGCTGCCTTTTTTGATTAAGGATGGAAGACGGGCGCAAGGCGTGACAGTCTTTGGTGCCCGAAGAAGACGACATTCCCAGAAGCCAGAGAGGATGCGTAGGATGATTGATCACGTCAGTGGAAGCAGCGAAAGAAGAAAAATCGAGCTGTTTGCAAGAGAGAAGGTTTCTGGGTGGGATGCTTGGGGTTATGAAGCGCACAAGGAATAAGGAGGTGGAAGTTATGGCGAAGAAGAAACGCGATTATATCGAGGAGAAGAAACGAGCTTACGATGCATGCGTAGAAATTGTCGAAGGCCGAAAAGGTAAGGCTAAGAAGGAAGCGATCCAGATCGCCGAGATCCGTGATGTAAGTGGACTTGACGTTCAGCAAGCAGCCAATGCTATGAAATGGCTGAAGCGAAAGGGTCTGGCGGATACGATTGATGGGAAAGACGGATGGAGGTTGATCAAGTTGCACTCACGAGACTATCAGAAATATTGCTGGGTACACGGCCTTGTCATGGTTGTTGAAGGCAGAGGAAGCAAAAAGCGGGTGTACTGCCCGATTTGCGAAAGGAGTAGCAAGTAATGACGACAAAAACGAGGACCGCCAAGGAGAAGGTAAGAAAGATCCGGGTCAAGAGAAAGGGAGAAAGAGCGTACAGCGACTTGACGTCGATGACGCCAACGGAACTGGCGGGGACGTTGTCTGAAGTCGAAGTCGAGACGTTGATTGACATTGCTGCCCGAAAAGACGCGGAGTGTAAAGATCTGACGAAGTCTGTGAAGAAGGCTAAAGCGATTTTGCTGAAGGAGGCAGAGGCGTCTGGCTGGAAATCAAAGACGACCTCAGCGAATGCCGAAGCTAAGATTTCGCCGAGCACGTCCACCAGTATTCCAGTGGAGCCGTTTATCAAATTGCTTCACAAGATGAAGAAAGTAAAGCAGCTAAAGGATTTTGTTGCGGTAAAAGTTGGTGATGCGAAGAAGTATCTCGGAGACGACGTACTGGAGACAATCTGGGATGTGAACACGGAGAAATACGGATCGGTGTCGCTGAAACAGAAGTAAGATAAAAAACAGGAACGGTACTAAGAGGGTCGGGTTGTAGAAATCCGGCCCTTTTTTTGTTAAAGCGCCTTATTTTTATGTAAAAGAGCTAAAAAATTTTTGTGTAGCGGTGTGATGCAGCGTTCAGGGCACATGCATCATTTGCAAGCGATTGCAAATATGGTGCAATTATTTGAGATCGTTAGCGTTTTGTAAAGGGCCATGTTACGCGTTGTATGCGTGGTTCGAGAGTTTTAAATATCCCATATCATACTTTTGATAAGTGCTTGATATCATTGCTGTGCTTGACAAGGGTTGTGCAAGTAAGATACGATTGACAAATAACTCAATCCGATAAGAGGTCGAGCATGCGAAAAAAAGTCGTAATCAAGTCAGAAGAAGAAAGGCTGGTATTAGGAGAAGTGTATTCTCCAATGATAGTAGACACTGATGAGGAGGTTGCAACTGCGGAAGAAATTAAGAAGATGGCTTACAGATTTATGGTGGAGAGGTCGACGCATAATGTTGATGTAAGTCACGACGGGCTACCCTCTGGTTGTGTTATAGTAGAATCGTTTATTGCCCGCAAAGGAGACCCGGACGGATTCATTGAAGGCGCTTGGGTTATCGGGGCGAAGATAGAACCTGATGAGTTATGGGCGCAAGTCAAGAAAGGCGAGTTGAACGGTTTTTCGCTGAAAGGCGGGTCAAATAAAGTTCCAGCCGAAGTAGAGGTGGTGATCTGGAAGAAACTTCAAGGAGTAACTGAGAAGTCGGCGGACAGTACACCACTACCACCCCACGTACATGAGATGATGGTTGAATTCGATGAGAATGGGAAAGTTGTGCCTACCGTGACCGAAGAGGAGCTTGGGCACGAGCATGACATTCGTCGCACAACTGCGACTGAGAGGTTCCTTGACCATTCGCATCGATTAGTTCTCGTAGAGAACGAATAAGAAAGGAGGTGTCTCCATGGCAGTAAAGATCGTTGAGAAGGAAACGACGAAAAGAAAAGTCGATTTTCTGGTAGATACAGATGTCGAGTTCATTTCGTTGGTAAGACATGGGGCAAATAGAACACCTTTCAGGATTGTCAAGTCGGAGGTGAAAGGAGGTGTAGAGAAAAAGATGGTAGTGGTACAGAGCATTTTGCTTCCAACAGGGAAGAAGGTTGAAGACCTTACGCAGAAGGAGGAACTTGCGTGGTTGTCTGAAGCGAAGGTCGATGCTCCAGAGAACTTCGAAGAGTACGTGCGTCACACCCAGCTGGAGATCGAGAAGTTTGACCAGGCCACGCTCCAGTTAACGAAGCTCGATGATAGTGGAGCGTATGCACTTATTGGTGCATTGAAAGAGGGCAGCACTGATGAGAATGTTCTAACGCTGGGGAAGGCCGAAGTCGAGAAGCTCGCATTGGTAACTCCGCTGGATGAAGTTGTTGAAAGACCAGCTGTTATGGGTGTGGTAAACACGTTCCGTGATGTTTTTGAGCGTGAGCTGTCAAGTATGCTTGACGTTGTTTATGGGTCTCTCAAACAGTCGGCGCAAGATCCGAAGAAGCGTAAGAAGATGGTTCTGGACTCCATTGACGCTTTCCGAATGTTCTTGGCGATGAGCCTTGACAATATCGGGAAGTCGGAAGTTGAAATGGGCGAGCCGTCTGAATTACTGATTAAACCGAAAGGAGGAATGAAAAAGATGTTCAAGAGCATGGAAGAGTTTACAGAAGCGACTACTGAGGTTATTACCGGCGTCTTGAAGAAGCTTGAGCTGATCAAGGACCCCGAGGATGAGACCACGGAGAAGGATGATACTGAGACCACGGAGAAGGATGAGACGCAAGATGCCCCAACCGGGGAAACTCAGGACGAACCTGATATCGGCAAGAGTCTCACGGAGATCCGGACGTTGGTGACTGATCTCGGAGCGCAGGTTAAGGTGATCGCTGAAAAGCAGGAGAATTTGGAGAGCCAGCCTGCAACCGATCGTACTGCCACTGAAATTGAAGACCAAGTGATCAAGGACGAGGAAGATAAAAACAAGAGTCCGTTCGCTGGCCTTCTGGTGGTTCAGAAGTAAAAAGAATTTAAACAAAGGAGGTCTAAAAAAATGTCTAACAGAAGCATTGTTGAGAAAGCTGACCTTGCGGTTGGAGATTTAACAGGTACAGGTGGTTATCTGAATCCGATCCAAGCGAACACGTTTATCCGGATGTTGATTGATCAGCCAACTCTCATCAAGGAAGTAAGGGTAGTGCCCATGGACGCTCCGACGATGGAGATCAACAAGATCGGTTTTGGAAGTCGAATTTTGAAGGTTGCCCCGGCATCAGGAACAGCGCTGGATGCATCAGACAGATCAAAGCCGACTACTGAGCAGGTGACATTGACCACCAGCGAAGTCATCGCCGAAGTTCATATCCCCTATGACGTTCTCGAAGATAACATCGAGAGAGGGCGGCTTGAGGATACGATCATGGTACTGATCACCGAGCGTGCGTCGCTCGACCTTGAAGAGTTGCTGATTCAGGGAGACATTGCTGCCGGTGCGGATGCATTCCTGAAGTTGAAAGACGGAATGCTGAAACAGTCTATAAGTCATGTGGTGGATTACACAGACGTGCAGCCCACGATTACCAAAGCGGTGTTCAAACAAGGCATTAAAGCTATGCCGAATAAGTACATGAGAAACCGCGCAGCCATGCGTTTCTATGTATCTCCGGATGCAGAGACAGAGTATGCTGATTCGCTGGCAGATCGTGAAACGGCCCTCGGCGATTCGAAGATTGCACGATGGACGCCGAATCCGGCTTATGGAGTCCCTGTTGTACCAGCAGCCTTGATGCCTGACGATAAGTATATTTTCACTTATCCGAAAAACATGATCCTCGGCGTTCAGAGAAAGATTATGATCGAGACGGATCGTGACATCCGGGCCAGAGTGCTGATCGTTGTCCTGACGCTTCGTATTGATATTAAGTACGAGGAAGAGGACTCTGTGGTGAAGTGTATCGGACTGAATCCGAATGACGCACCGACCACGACTGTATAAATCGTTTATTAAATGAGGTGAGGTATGATGCCGAAGGTTACGCTGCTCAAGGCTCCGTATCAGAATTATTTGGTGCCTGTAGGTAACAGAACAATTGAATTTTTCGGTGGGGAGAAGAAGCCCTGTCCGGTTCATGTTGCTCTGCGTCTACAGAGACTCAAGAATGATGATGGGCCAATGTTTTTGGTGGAAGACATGCCGAAAATTGTGAGTGAAGGGCAGAACGTGAACGGAGAACCCTACCAACAAAGGTTTTTTGAAAGTGGCACTGAAAACTAAAATAGGTGGCAGAGAAAGTGATAGTTTTATCACAGTGGCGGAAGCGGACACGTTTCTTGAAGATGAGTATCCCGATTCTGTAGACGACTGGGATGCTGAAGACGATGTGATAAAGGAGGCCATGGTTCGAACAGCTGCGCAGCTGATGCGATATTTGATGTGGCGTGGCAGGAAAGTGTATTGTGGTCAGGCGTTGTCATTTCCACGAACGTGTCAAGACAGAATAAATGAGATACCGATAGAAATAAGGCGCGCACAGGCGTTTATTGCCTACGGAACTATTTGGAGGGCAGCACAGTCACGCCCTGATTTAGCTGAAGGTGAGATCAGCGCGTCGAGAGTCACGCAGGTGTCTCTTGGAGGATTACTGTCTGTATCGTTTTCCGGAACTTCTCCCACGTCAGGGAATGTGCTCGATAGGATAGTACGTTCTGTTCAGTTTCCAATTTTCGCAGAGTTAAGTAGATATTTAACACAGTTTCGTGGAAGGTCAGTTCCTGATGAAGATGAGATTACGTGCTCGACGACGACAACAACTACGTCGACGACGTCGACGACGGTGAGCACGTCTTCCACAACGTCCACGACATCGACGAGTACAACGTCTACGTCGACGACCACCACGACCACCACCACATAGGAGGTGAAAGAATGGCAATTGGAAAAGCCAGCAGGACAGGCTCGGTAGGTAGGCCAGGTCGAAAAACTGGTGGCATTGGAAGAAAAGCGCGAGGAAGATCTGGGTCGAAGTATATGCCGGATTATACCGGACAGAAATCGAAGCTGGATTATTCAGGAGTGTACCCGACTACGACGACCACGACTACTGTGACCCAGACGACATCGACGACCTCGACATCGACGTCCACGACATCGACGTCCACGACAACAACTACGACCGTATAGTAGGTGGAAATGATATGGGTCTTTTTGGACAAGTGGTCCCACCTATTAAAAAGGTGTTGGACGCCCTGCTTGCAGATACACAACTAAGAGAGCTGGTGACGTATAAGAAGTTTGCGTCGCAGGAGTATGACACAGTTCTCAAACGAAATGTGGTGACGACGACGGATTATGCTGCTGTGAAGGCGATACGTCTGCGCCACACGAACGAAAGTGTACAAGTTTTTACAGGCAAGCTGGAAGTTGGAGATCAGCTTTTTATATTCAAGTTCGACGATCTGCCAACTGGACTGTCGTTGAAGGATCGGATTGTTGACGAGTCGTCAAAGATACACAATGCGAAATCGGTAGATAACATTTTCGATATTGCAATAACCGTAACCGTTGATGGAAGTGGTGGCTAATGCCTGCTGAGGTAAGATTTCGAGTAGATGGAATTGATGAAGCTGTGAGGGTGCTGGCGTCTGTTCCGAAAGCTGTGAAAGCAGCGATAGGTGACGCCGCTACTACACTGCGAAATCTTGCCCTTGGCAGAACTCCATATTTAACTGGTCACTTGAAACGTGGCTGGGGAGCAGTGCGACCGACAGAAAAAGGTTTTTCGTTTTCGAATCCAGTGGAGTATGCGACGATACTTGAAGAGGGTTTGTACCCATCAGTGGGTCCCAGGACGATATCGGTGGCTGGAGGCATTTATTCCAGACAAGCGCCTGGTGGAATGCTGACTCCGCTGCTGGAGAATGAAGAAATTCTGAATCGAGTGCTGGACGTTGTTGTAAGGAGCATTTTGGAGGGAATGACGAGTGGAAGAGCGTGAAGAAATAGTAACGGAGTTGTTAAATAGAATGTGGACAGTTCCGACTGTTAGTTGGGTAGCAAGAAATCCTGACGAGCCACCGTCGATAGATGATCTCCCGGCGATCCAGATTTTTGAGATGCCAGATGAGGCGATTCTCAAAGGATTCAGATCGAAGTTTCCAGAATATGCTCGAAAGTTGCAGGTTGTTCTGGAGTTTTTCATCAACGCATCCGCGAGAGGCGCGGAAACACAAGAGCTTCATGCTTTTGGAAAAGAATTGAAGAAGAAGCTCTATGAAGGGGGCGCGAACCTTGGAAACCGATGTGTCTTTGTTGAAAAAGAGGCGAGTCGTGTTTTAAGACCGCCGATTGAAGGGCATGTTGTAGGTATAGGGTTAGTGCTCGAAATCGAATACATAGAGAAGGTTGCAGATCTGTTTTAGGATTTGCAAGCGCTTGCAAAGGAGGTTTGAGATATGATAAGCAGCCCGAGTACCCAGTTGTATGCGCTCGGAAGGGGAATCCTGAGCATTGGAGAATGGAGCGGTGATACTCCTCCCGGCGCTCTTACAGACGTGGGTAACTGTCCGAGATTTGAAGTTGAAGTGACGGAGGAGAAACTCGATCACTACAGCTCAAGATCCGGACTGAAAGTTAAGGATAAACAAGTAGTACTGGAAACTGGGTATACGCTGAACTTTGATCTTGATGAGATCAGTCTGCTGAACATGCGTATGTTCCTAAAGGCGACGGTTGGGGCCACGGCAAATGTGCTCCGGGCGAACACGGCCTTGGACAAGGAGTATGCGCTGAAGTTTGTTGGAGACAAGCCAGCGGGCCAGAATGAAACGTGGGAGTTTTGGAAGTGTACTTTGTCTCCTGGAGGGGCGTTTAATCTGCTAAGTGATGAATGGCAGTTGCTCTCGTTTACAGGTGATGGCCTTGCGGACTCTTCGCTTCATGCGAGTTCACCGTATTTTGACGTAACGTTTGCTACAACAACCACCACGACTACGACTACGACGACCTAAAGGTCGCGTATCGGGACGTGCCATTAAATTCAGCGCTACTGTGAAAGCGGTAGAACGCTTGTAATGGAGGTTATTTATGAGTAAAGACGAGAAGCGAACAGAATTAGATGTACTTTTTCCGGACAAAAAAATTACTCTCAGTGATGGGAGTGTTGTTACAATAAAGCCCCTTGTTCTTCCGGATCTTCCCAAAGTTGCGGCAGCGTTTAGTAAGTTGATGAAACGTTCCGAAAAAATGAAGGTAGCAGATCCGGTAGAGATGGCCCTCCTTGGTATGGAAGAGCTGTTTGCGCTCCTCCCCTTCTGCATCGACAGAAAACCAGAAGAAATCCTCGCGGCGGACGCCGCTGAAGTATTGCAGATCATTCTCCAGCAGAACATCACGGATGCAGCCGTGGGAAAATGGAGCGCTCTGGCCGACATGGTCACAAAAAGGTTCGGAGGTTTGAGTCAGAGCGTAGCCTCGAAGCGTCAATAGCCTCTGGAATTGAATTGTTGATTAGTGAAGGCCATTCGTTTACTGAGATTAAGCAGTTCAGTGTACCACAGCTGAGGCTGTTTACAGTTTTGACTGGGAACCGTTATGTAAGGGAAGCGGAAGCCCAGAGAGAAGCTATGGACCGACGAGGAAAAGACGATGGCAAAAGACGTACAGTTAAGACTTCTTATAGAGGCATACGACAACGCAGGCAGAGCGCTCACCGACGTTAGTCAGAAGCTCCGAACTATAGGATCGGAAGCGGATAGGACGAATGCCAAGACGAGAAGGATGGGGTCTGAAGGTGCAGCAGCAGTCAGTAAGTTTGAGTCTGCATTGACCAGCCTTCAGGCGAAGTTTACACAGGTTGGCGCATCAGCAGATAAGCTATTATCTGTAGGAACGCAGCTCGCGACAGCGGGTGCCGCGTTTGGTGCAGTCTCATTTTTCCCTATAAAATCAGCAGCGGATTTTGAGCGTCAGATGTCCAGAGTCGAGGCGGTAACTACAGGTGCGATTGGGAATATGGATGCGCTTGAAGCCAAGGCGAAGGAACTGGGCCGAACTACGGAATTCACGGCTGAACAGGTTGGGGAGGGAATGCAGTATCTTGGCTATGCTGGCCTTGAAGTAGGACAGGTGCTGGAATCGATCAGACCGGCCCTGAACCTTGCGGCAGCTGGTGAGGTGGAGGTTGGAGACGCTGCAAACTGGGCGACGAATATTATGACGGCGTTTGGGCTGGAGGTATCAGACCTCAGCCACATCATGGACGTCATGGCGTATACTGCGTCGAATTCGAATACTAATGTAGCACAGCTTGCGGATGCTTTGAAGTATGCGGGTAATATTTCAAGAACGGCGAAAGTGCCTTTTGAAGACGTAGCAGCTTTCCTCGGAGTCCTCGCGAAAAACGGTCTGTCGGCGTCGATTGCTGGAACGAGTCTACGTGGAGTTCTCGCATCGCTTGCAGATCCCACGCCGAAAGTTGCGAAAGCATTGGAAGACCTTGGAGTAGAGGTCTCACGCACTACTGATGGAGGGATAGCTTTATCAAAGACACTTGCTGATATTGGAGCAGCAGAACCGGATGTTACAAAGTTTTTCCAGATCTTCAGAAGACTCGCGGCTGGTGCAGGAAGTGCTCTTGCGGAAAGTACCTTAGAGGTCGCAGATTTTACCGATGCTTTGACAGGACCGAGAGCACTGGGGGCAGCGGAGAAGATGCGCAAGGTTATTCAGGATAACCTTGTTGGAGCGGTCAAACTGCTGATCTCAGCTATTGTAGGCTTCATGATCGAGGCCGGTGAGCCGTTGTTAGTCACGCTTGCAGACATGACGAAGTCGTTAGCAACGGTGTTTTCAGGAATGGCGGCCTGGGTGAAAGAGAATCCCAAACTGACAACTACTTTGCTCAAGGTGTCAGCGGCTTTGGCGGCACTGTTGATAGGGCTTGGGGCTATTGCCGTGCCTCTTGCACTCGTGACGAAGGCTTTTGCAGTTATTGGCGGAACATTTGCCACTTTGTTATTGCGTATCCCGCAGTTGATAGGTCTGTTTAAATCACTCGGTGTGATGATTGCATCAGTAACAGCGGCTGGAGGCTTGCTTTCAGCGGCATTCCCGATAGCGACGATACTTGCGACGACAACGGCGGTTTACAAGGCGACACAGGCGTATCTGGGCATGAGCGATGCCTTGAAGGAAGCAGCAGACGCACGAGAACGATTGCTGGAGCAGAGCAAGATGTTGGCGGAGAAGTATAAAGACTACGTTGACGTTGCGATTCCGGATGATTTGAAGGAGAAGACAAAAGCAGATCTCCAAGAGCTTGTATCGAATCTTAGAAAATCCATTGTAGCATTGCGAAGCATGCGAGAACAGTGGGTAGAGACGGCGAAGGAGACAGAAGGAATTGAAGCAATCCCGACTGCTGCTGCTTTGAAGGCGCAAGAGGCAATTCGCGGGATCACTGAAAAACTGGAAGAAAGGCAGAAGGCGCTTGGGTTAGTGTCCCAAGAGCTGCAAGGTCTGGCAGATATTGAAGCCAAGCAAGGAGCTGCGGCGGCGAAAAGCGCAAAGGATCAGGCTGATGCGGAGGCGAAACGACTTGAAGAAGCCAGGGCCAGGGCAGAGGCGGAGAAGGAGTTGCTTGCTGAAGTTGAAGAGTACCGACTTGAGAATATATTAGAAGGTCTGGCGAAGATAACGGCTGAAAGAGAAAAAGAGCTGGAGGAGTTCAGATCCAATTTGAGTAAGAAGGTTCAGGGAACAGAAGCGGCGAAGGCGATGGAAGCCGCAATCCATGCGAAGTATGATAAGCAGATTACTGATTTTAATAAAGCAGAGGCGGAAAAGGTATTTCAGAACCAGCAGCAGTTGGCTCAGGCAGAGTTGCAGTTGCTGGAGTCGACCAATAAGCAGAAACTGACATATTTGAAGAAACAGCTCGACGCAAATGAGATCACGATGCAGCAGTATTATGACGAAGCTGTGCTGATGATTCAGGCGGAAGGGCAGAAGCAAATTGATGCTCTCAAAGCACAGTTGGAGATGGTTCCGGATGCGGAGAAGCCACGCATTATGATTGATATTGAACTGGCGGAACAAGACATCGCACTACGGTTGCAGGAGTTAAATGAGCTGATTGAACAGGCGCATATTACCAGAGCGGAAGCGGCGAAGACTGCTGCCGATGATGAGATTGCTGAAAACAAGAGAATAGCAGATGCTGAGAAGTCAATTTTTGAAGAAAGAACTTCCGCAATGGGTCAGATGGCAACAGATTTTGGAGCCTTGTATGAAGCCACTGGAAGTAAGCGTAAGGAGTTCTTGATCGCGCAGAAAGCAGCTGCGATCGCAGAGACGATAATGAGCACGTACTCGGCGGCGCAGAAAGCATACGCAGCGTTCGTAGAGCTTCCGATTATAGGACCGGCGCTTGGAATAGCGGCGGCAGCGGCAGCGGTTGCAGCAGGTCTGGCGCGTGTTGAGTTGATCAGACGTCAGTCTGTTGCTGAAGGTGGCGAGATTGGTGGAAGATCTCCGCATGCGAAGGCTGATAATATTCCGATATGGGCTACAGCAAAAGAGTGGATGATGCCTGTAGCGTCGGCGATGTATTATGGTGCGGATGTGATGCGAGGGATTCAGAAACGATTGTATCCGAAGGAAATGTTTTCAATGCTTAAGGTTCCAAGAGTTATGGTACCGACTCCACAGTATGCATATGCTGAGGGAGGGCAGGTGACTGGGAGTGCGGCAGCGCCGACTGGTGAAGAAAGCAGAGCTATAACTATCGTGAATGTGCTTGATACCAGTGAGTTTGACGCTTATCTGGCGACACCGGCTGGAGCAGATTCCGTGCTGAATATAATCAGCTCAAATCAGGATAGAATAAGGAGATTTGAGAAGTGATAATAAATGATATCCTGACTTTGCCCCCGAACTGGAGCGCATCAGTGTACCTTGAAAGGTACTGGAAGACTGGGATACAGACGTCGATTGTAGGGAATGAGATACGAAGTGCTCTGTTTACGTACCCACGTAAGTCATTGCAGTTTCGTGTGAATCCTTTCACATCGGCGGAGTCGGCGTTGTTGAAACGTGTGTTGTACCAGCGAATTCATCAGGTAGTAGGAGTTCCGTTTTGGATGGATCGCACGACACTGACTGCGCAGGCTGCCTCTGGGCAGAAGATCCTCCAGGTCGGGGCGACTGAGTACCGGAATTTTGAGGTCGGCGCTCCTTGCCTTATCTGGGGATCGTTTTCTTCGTATGAATATGGAGAGATAGCTTCGATAGCTGCGACTCAGATTACGCTGGTTGATAATCTTGCTGCGACTTGGGCACTTGGCTCAAGCGTATATCCGGTGTTACAAGGAAGGTTTGATTGGCAGCAGCAGACGCGTAGGCTGACCAGTGCAATTGGAGAGTTCAGCCTTAATGTGGAAGAAGCTTTTGATGTTGATATAGTTAAAGAATATTTAGGGGTGAATGAGTTCCCCCTTCACCAAGGGTTCCCGGTTATGGATATGGAGCCAAACTGGAGAGACGGGCTGAAGGAAGTCATTGCCCGACCTTATGACATCTGGAGCTTCCTTGGAAAAGAAACGGTAGACTTCTCGTATCTCGAAAGTTTGACAGGGATTGAGGCAAAGTACACGTTCGGCAGCAAGGCGGAGTTGTACGAACTGATCAAGTTTTTCGACTTTGTGCGTGGAAAATGGAAGAAGTTTTATTTTCCGTCGTGGCAGAGAGATATTGAGGTGACATCAGCTGTTGGTGCAGCAGACTCGATTATTGACATTGAGGACATAGACTGGGATACGTACTGGGATTTAGGATATGAGGTCGGACCGGCTGGAAGTAATATTTTCTTGTTTGCTCCGGACGGAACGAAGGTTACGAGAAATATTCTCAGTGCTCCAACGCCAACGTCGTTGCAGCTCAGCGGGCCGACTGGGTTTAACTGTACTGCGGAAGAACTTGGATATCTGCTTGCATCGCTCATGCCGATCTCAAGGTTTGCAGACGACACGCTCAGAATTGAATATCTAACAGAGGACGTGTCCGAGGTGACGCTAAGAACAACCTCGATCCCACGCATCGATACGCGCGGACCAACAACGACGACCACCACTTCAACGACTACGACCAGCACGACTACGACCAGCACGACGACTACGTCGACGACCTCAACTTCGACCAGTACGACCTCGACTTCGACCACGTCCACGTCGACAACGTCCACGACGATGACTTCGACGTCCACCACATCGACGACCGTCACAGAATCCACCACGTCGTCATCGACCACGACCAGCACCACATCGACGTCCACGACCAGCTCGACCACCAGTACGACTGTCTCGACGACCAGCACGACCAGCACCACGTCGACCACTTCCACGTCTACCTCGACTTCGACCACGACCAGTACTACCTCGTCGACCACGAGCACGACGGTCACCCAGACGACGACCTCGACTTCCACTTCGTCCACGTCATCGACCACAACGTCGTCCAGCACCACGACGAGCACAACGAGCACGACCACATCGAGCACGTCGTCGACGACCACTACGACGGTGGCTCAAGGACAGTGGCTCGGTGACTGGGCAAACAGGATTGAGCTTGAAGTCGATAATACGAATGTAGATTCGAACCTGTCTGACTTCCCGGTTCTGATCTACCTGTCATCTTCGTCTGGGATCACGAGCAAAGACGTCACGGATGTTTTTGACAAGCTGGCTTCTGACGCTAATCGATTTAAAATTGCAGTGACAGAATGTGATGGGCTGAGTCAGTGTCACGTAGAAATAGAGCGTTGGGTGGATGCCGACGAGGATGCATGGTTATGGGTCAAGGTTCCGAGTGTTTATGCTGGAACTACCACGACGTTGTATTTATATTATGATTCAGCCCAGCTTAAAAATTATGATTACGTAGGGGACACTGACGGACATCAAATTTCTATGGTGGTGGATCTCTCTTCCGAAGGTACGTATGACACCACACACATACTAAGACCGCATGTCTTAAAAGAAGACGACGGCACTTACAAGATGTGGTATGGCGGATTTGATGGCTCAGATTATAGAATTATTTACTGCGATTCTGAAGATGGGTTATCGTGGTCGAATTTTGAAATGGTTGTAGACATCGGAGATGAAGGTACTTATGACACTGACAGAGCACTTGATCCTTGGGTAATTAAAGATGGCTCAACTTATAAAATGTGGTATCAAGGATATGATGGTTCTAATAATAGAGTAATTTATTGCGATTCATCTGATGGTAAAACTTGGTCAAACCATGAGATGGTTGTAGATCTTTCGGATGAAGGAACATACGATACTGATTCCGCAGGGTGCTGTGCTGTTATCAAAGACGGCGCAACTTACAAGATGTGGTACTCAGGAAAGAATGCAGTGGTGAATTACTCTATAATTTACTGCACGTCGTCTGACGGAAAGAGTTGGACAGGTCACACCCTTTGCTTTAAAGAAGGAGCCGAAGGAACATACGATTCGCAACGTTCTCAATGGCCTTGTGTTATTAAAGATGGCTCCACATATAAGCTGTGGTATGGAGGGTTTAACGGTTCTAACTGGAGAATCCTTTACTGTGCTTCGGCTAATGGAACGAGTTGGTCAAGTCATCAGCTTTCGCTCGATATAAATTCACTTCCTTTGGTTGACTGGAATGGAGTTGTACGACCGACAGTTGTTAAGGACACTGATCGATATGAGATGTGGTATTCTGGAAATGCTGGCCCTTATAGAGGGTGTCATACACATTCATTTGACGGAATTGAATGGCTTGCCAGAACGTGCGAACAGGTCTGGGATGATGATTTTATCTTGGTCTGCCACATGGCACAAGACCCGAGTTCGGGAGCGGCAGATTTTATAAAAGACTCGACGCGGAATGAGAATCATGGTCAAGCAACGGCAGGTATGACAAGTGCAGATTTGGTAGACGGAGCAATAGGAAAAGCGATTGACTTTGACGGGTCTGGGGATTGGATTGACCATGGTGACGACTCGTCGTTGGATATGGATGACGATTATACTCTGGAAGCCATAATAGAAGGAATTACTCCCGGTGTGAACATGATCGTCGTTGGTAGGTATAATGATGGGGCGGCTGATGGTTTCTGCCTTTACTATCAAACGACATCAAATAAGATTGCTGCGGTTCACATGGATTCAGGCACTTATAATTTCGTATTAACCTTGCTTGGACACACGTCAGGATATCAGCACATAGCTGGAACGTTTGAAGCTGGGGTTGGTAGCGAACTGTGGAGAAATGGAGTTTCACAGGGTACAGACAACACCCAGACAAGTGCTCTTGATACACATACGCAGGACTTTAGAATAGGTGCACAGGACGACTTAGGAAACGAAAGGGAGTATGCTGGTGAGCTTGATGAAATAAGACTCTCAAAAATCGTTCGAGCTGATGAATGGATTAAAGCAACCTATTACAGTAATGACGATGCGTTGATCACGTTCTCAGATCCAGCTTACTCGACAACCACGACTACAACCACCACGACGTAGGTGAGGAATGGTAAGCCAAGATTTCATAGATGCGGAAAAAGATCAGGAGCGACGACCGGCAGAGCTATACCACCTGTGGCAAACAGGAATTGTAGATAAGTATTTCACGTCCGGAGATGTTGCAGTGGTATATGACGGAGATACGTATCTTCCGGCGACGATCAAGCGAGGCAGCTTCCGACAGACGTCTACGATGGAAGAATCGAAGGTGACGATTGACTTCATAGATGTCGGGGAGCCGATGAGTGATTACATAGACCAGACGATTGTAGATACGGTGTGGATTAAGATCATGAAGATCCACCGTGATATGAGTCCGTTCGAAGCCAACATAAGATTTGTTGGAAGAGTAAAGACGGCGAGTTTTGAAGGATTGTCATTGAAAGTGACTGCGTCTGGTCTGAAGGGTCTCTTCAAGAAAGCAGTTCCACAATATCGATACCAGGCGACATGTAATCACCTGCTTTACACGACTCCGTGCGGAATAGTTTCTACTGATTACGATTTTTCGGGAGTTGTGTCAGCTATATCGTCTGATGGATTGTATTTTGAGTCGACAGACATAGAGACGTTGATGATTGCTGCTGGAAAGAGCACTGATAATTGGACGAGATATGGATTTGCGCAATATGGAAACTACAAAAGAATGATTGCGAAGCAAGACGGTGCCGATTTCTATCTAAGATACGCAATTCCGGGGCTGGAGGCAGGTCACACAGTGACAGTTTTTGCTGGCTGTGATGGGACGGTAGAGATGTGTTATGAGAAGTTTGACAACGTACTTAATTTTTTAGGGTTTACAGAGGTTCCATGGGACAATCCAGTAACGACAGCACTGGCTTAACGAACTTTTTTGAGTCAGAAAAGAAGCAGCAACAGCTGCTGACAATCTTGAAGTCATGGGAAGGTACGCCGTATAAACATAAGACTGCGGTGAAGGGGAAGGGAGTTGACTGTATCCATTTCGTAGGAAGAGTGATGGTTGAAGTCGGAGTCCTGAGTAAGTTCGTGGTTCCAGACTATGCATCTGATTGGCACTTACACAGAACGAGCGAGCTGTTAAGCCAAGGGATTAATCAGTTCCCTTTCTGTGAAGAATTTGATCCACGGGTCACTCCGCCTATGAATGGAGACATACTGCTTTTTAGATATGGGAGGGCGGCAGCACATGCGACTATTTATTTTGATGGGTATGTGTGGCAAGCGCTTGCAAGAAGTCGAGTTTTAAAAAATAGCCTACGTCTTGAGATAGACCGACTCTCGACTGGGTTTAGGATTAAAAAATAAATGGGCGGAAAAGGTATAGTAACAGGTTTAGTAGGAGGAGTCGCTGGGTTTTTTATTGGAGGCCCAGCTGGGGCAGTGATAGGCTTTGCTGCTGGAATGGCAGTAGGAGCGATGGTTGATGCGACGACACCAGATGCTGTCGATACTCCGGGTGCTTCACAGACGCAGTCGATGGATATTTCAACGGCTGGGTATGGAGACCCATTGCCTGACTTTTTAGGAACTGTGAAAGTTGCAGGAAATATTATCCAATACTGGGGCCATCGAGTAGTGGAGGTAACGGAACAGCAGTCAGTGCCGGGAGCGAAAGGGGGAGGAGGCGAAGAGACACAGACTGTAGTAGTTGGATACCAGCATTATCTGTCGTGGGTACATGCTCTTGCGTATGGGCCAGACCCAGCGGGAGTGTTGCACTCTATCCTGTTCGACGATAAAGTTGTGTGGTATGGGGAGCTGACCGATGACGACGCTGATGGTGAAGAGACGGTTCAGCTTGGTTCTGAATCTGGCGAGAATCTTGGTTCGATGACGTTCTATTTTGGGACAAGTAATCAAGCGCCGAATGCAAAAGCTACAGCTGCTCTTAGTAACGCGAATTACAGTTCTGCTTATCGCGGAATGGTTTACGCCTGTTTTGACGACGTTATGATTGGCGACTATGCCAGAGCCCCGTCTGTTAAGTTTGTCATGAGTAAATGGCCTTCGATAGCAGCGATAGGGTCAGACTCGTTGGCGAAGATTAATGACATAGACTACAACGCAGCATTTGCAATATGGTATTTGGCGGAGACCCTTTCTGGTGTTCCGACAGCATTTTTGAATGCCGCATCGTTTACAGCAGCAGCGGGTTATTTTCAAGCGACGGACTATGTTGGGATCAGTATGCTCATCAGCCGTCAAGTGGTGGCAGAGTCTTATGTTGAGGGGATAATGACTCATGTAGGAGCGTCCCTGTCTGAGATTGAAGGAGAGTTGCATCTGGGCGTTCTGCGAGACGATGTTGATATAGGTTCCATGGGATCAATTGATGATGCGATGGTTGCGGAAATTCCAGTGCTAAATGTTGGGTCGTGGGAAGACACATTCAACGACTTAAAAGTGATTTACAGTAAGATTAATCATAACTTTACAACGTTTAGCGGAGAAATAGCTTGTGGTGCCATCGATTCGTGGGTCCATGATTCAATTTTTGCGATGGATCACAGTTTATTGAATGTTCACGGTGATGTTTTTGCAGTCCTGTACAGACGTAATTCAGCAAGCATGTGGCTGAAGACTTTCGATATAGATTCTGATGGTAATATCGGAAGTTTGATAGATTCATGGAATTTGGACGCAGGCGTTGCACAGAATGGTGGGTTTCTAAAAGTACTTGGCAGTACTAATATATTTGCAGTTTTAAAAGGTGTTGGATGGAGTAACGCAGAAATTGTAACTTTTACCATCGCCGATGACGGAACGATAACGAAAAGCTATATAGATCAGTATTCAAGACCGAGCCGTTCAATTAGTGGGTATTCAATGGAGACTTTCACAAGGGTTAAAGGGTCTGAATATGCAGCTATTTATGAAGGATTTTCTGGATCTGCACGAATTGAGATATTTTCTATTTCTGCTGGTGGACTCATTGGTTTGGTCACACAAAATGGAGGTGCAGGCTATCAATATCAGCTTGGTGCTGATGGCTTAGCGCCATCAATAGCAAGACTTTCAGAGGGTGTAAGTGTTATCACTTATGTAACAGGCTCTCCTTCTGTTGTGAGGGTGAAATTACTCAGTACTGGTAATACTCTCGCGGCAGAGTTAGATTCGCTTGATATTTCAGCCGGGGATTCGATAATATATTATTATGCAACCCCTCAGATCATTACTGACATAGATGGGTTTTCAGGATGTTTGGTTGGATATGGATTGCACACTTCAGGCGGAAAACTCAAGGCGGTAAGTGTGACTGGAGGTTCCTCACTTGCGCTTGAGGATTCTGAAGACTTAGATACGTATGTAGTTCATCAGCGATTTTTAAACGCGCTTGGTAATGGGGTTCTTGTAGGTTACAGCGGTCCGCCGTCTGTGCAGCCAGATTTTCATTTACGATCATTAAAAGTTGAAAGCGACGGAACTATCACTCTCATTGAGAAGTGCAACTTCACCGAGTCTGGAGCATTGGGAGGCTCACAATACTGTGCATTGGTTAATGTGGATGGTTCTATATATGCGAGTGCAAGGGGTGCTACAGCAGCAATCAATACTTATAAAGTGCAATAATTATGAGTGGAAAAGGACTACTGACTGGAGTAATTGGAGGCGTTGCTGGCTTCTTTATTGGAGGCCCGGCAGGTGCTGTAATCGGGTTTGCTGCTGGGATGGCGATCGGCTCGATGGTCAGTGCAATAGATCCGGACGCATCTGATACGGCTGGTTCTTCACAGCTTGATACTCTGGATATTACGCTTGCTGGGTACGGAGATCCCCTGCCTGATTTTGTTGGAACAGTAAAGGTCGCCGGAAATATTATTCATAACTGGGGACATCGAGTAGTGGAGATAACTGAGCAACAGTCAACGCCGGGGGCTAAAGGTGGGGGAGGTGAAGAGACGCAGACGGTGGTTGTAGGCTATCAGCATTATCTGTCTTGGCTCCTGTCGTTTTCTTATGGTCCAGATCCGGCAGAAGTTCTATTTTCAGTTTTGTTTAATGATGCGGTAGTGTGGTACGGCGAATTAACAGACGACGATGCAGACGGGGAGGAGACAGTTCAGCTTGGAGATACTTCTGGTCAGAATTTAGGTTCAATGACTTTTTACTTTGGGACGAATAACCAGATCCCGAATGCGAAAGCCACGGCTGCATTGGAAGATTCAAATTATAGCTCGGCGTACAGAGGAATGGTGTATGCTTGTTTTGATGATGTTATGATAGGAAGTTATGCAAAAGCGCCATCCGTTAAGATAGTCTTGGGCAAGTGGCCCGAAATTTCAGCCATAGGATCGGCTTCGTTGGCGAAGATCAATGATATAGATTACAATCCAGCGCATGCGATATGGTATTTGTCAGAGAATCATGTTGGTATGCCAACAGCGCTTCTGGACGCAGTGACATTTGCATCAACGGCAAATTATTTCAAGGGCACTGATTATGTTGGGGTGAGTTTGCTTATGAACAGGCAGATCAATGCGGAGTCATACGTAGAAGGAATAATGACTCATGTTGGAGCCTCCTTAGTTGAGGTCGAGGGAGAGCTACAGCTGGGAGTCCTGCGTGATGATGTGTCTGTGTCATCTATGGAGACGATTGACGACGACATGGTTGCGGAAGTTCCGGTGCTTAACGTGGGATCATGGGAGGACACGTTCAATGATCTCAAAGTGCTGTATAGTAAGATTAATCACAACTTTGTGGTGTTCCAAGGTGAGATTAAAGGTGAAATTGATTTTTATGAATATGACACGACTCAATCATTGTTCCAGATCATCAGGCATGTCATGGGCAATATTTATGTGATCTTTTATTATAGCACAAACACTGTCAGGACAGTTGAAATCGCAACAGACGGGGAAATCACAGAACCTTATATTGACACATGGAACCCGGCAATTGGTTTCAGTAATATGGGGGATATAAAGCGGGCTTATCTTAGATCAGACCATGCAATATTTGTGGTATATATTCAATCATCCAACAACAACAGGCCGGAACTTTTCACATTCAAGATCAATGATGATGGAACAATTGCTAAATCAATCATTGACAGTCAGGCAATTTCCGTCAATGCATCTCAAGTGGGCGGAACAGATTTAATATGTCATTTCAGTGAAGCATTCGGCACATTTATTGTTCCTTATATGCATGGGGTTTCAGGCCATGTGTTTTTGTCAAGTTGGGGAATTGATGTTTTGGGAAATATTTCAGCAGAAATTGACAGCCTTCAGATTTGGACAAGGCCGACAGCAGCATGGTCAAGCAATACTTTTGCCATTGAATTGCATGAAAGGGGATTTGGATTTCAAGATGAAATTGTTGTGCAGCAATACATAAGAGCCCCGGCAGGGCCGAGCAGGTATGGGATTGATTTGGTCACAATCGGATGTTCAGCAGCCGGGACTTTCACAGGTGTCAGTGACAGGTTGAACATTTATTTGTCACCAACCGGGTTGCCTGTTGGTGAAGGTCATTTTTTAAGGGACATTAAGGGGGGGTTTTACGGGGTTGCGTCATTTTATCAGATCACAGGCGGAGATGAAAGGTTTGGTACATATAAAATTGGCAGTGGCGGAGCCATCACAAAGATGGATGAAAAATTGAAGTTTGCATCCCACAGCAATTTGCATCACGTTCTTGGTGAGGGTCATGTCAGGGCTCACGCATATTCAAACAGTTTGGAAATTCAAACAATGAAAATTTCATCTCTTGGCATAATCGGGGATGATTTGGATGATCTCACACTTGACACAGGGTTAGGGCTTGGAGCAAATCCTTACATTGTTCAAATCAGTCAGCAGATATTTGCGGTTGTTTATACAGGCGTTTCAACTGATGGATATATGAAAACATTTAGGGTGAAATAATGGCTGATGAATACTACGACATACAGGCGGAGACCATCAAGGTCGATGACATTGCCAACTTGCAGCTTCTTGGGAAGATCAACCACAAGAGTATTAAGCTGATGTATTTTACGCACACTGAAAATGCTCTGTGGGCGGCTGACAGAGCTGTGAGGTCGTTGTGCTTCCCAGCGTTTGAGGTGAGATTAAAAGTAAACAGAGAAGCATTTGATTTGTATCCGGGACAATGTTTTAAGTGGTCTTCAACGAAGTATGGGATAACTGACATGGTTGTGAGAATACAAGAGATAGATGAAGGAGCGTTGGACGACGAATTTCTCACGATCACGTGCATCAGAGATCCGAATTACGTGACGACGGCAGTTTCGGTATATGACAGCAGTGGGTACAGCAGCCATTCATCACCTGATGCGAGCCTGCTGGATGTGGACCCGTTAGTTAATTTTAAGGTTTTAGAAGCGCCTTATGTTCTGGTTGGCGATGTGATCCGTGTGACTCCGCTGGCAGCAAGGGTTAGTGGTAAGGAGGCAAGATATGTCCTATACATGTCGTTGGATGGAGGAACGTCGTATACTTCATTAGTTGCGGTGAATAACTTCATTCCCCACGGCACACTGGTTTCTGCATATAGAGCAGACCGAACGAGGATTGATGATAAATGGGGATTTACGTTCGACGCGAGTTATAATGCAGATTGGAGCAGCGTAGAATCGATAACACGAGATTCCCTATTTGCAGGGTATAACATGGCATTGATTGGTGAAGAGATCGTTTGTTTTCAGACGATCACCCCAGATCCAGTAGTTTCGGGCAGGTATCATGTAATAGGAATCTGGGGAGGGAGGTTTGACACAGAAATCGTAGAACATGCAGCTGGTGAAGATTTCTGGTTTATAGGAACGACCGCTTTCTCACAGGGTGACGCAAACATGCTTGTAGGATCGGATATATATTTCAAGCCAGTTCCTGCCACGACGCTTGCGCTTGGGGATATATCAGAAGCTCCCAGTGATAGCGTAACGATCCGTGGACGCGGAAAAGCGCCGTATCCAGTGGCAAATTTACGGGCGAATGACGAGCTGGCTGAGGAGTACCCGATCTATGATGGTGGAGAAGATGTTGTATTGACGTGGGATGCAAGAGTCAGAGGGCAGGGCGCAGGCTCCCAGCTGCCGGAAGAGACTGACAGTCCGGGTACGTATGAAGGTGAGTTCAGAGTTGACGTCTTGATGGATGCTGCTGTAGTGAGATCGACGACTGGGATCACGGCAGAGACGTGGACATACACAGATGCGATGAATATTGCTGATGGAGGCCCGAAGGATTTGACAATACGGGTGTATAATTATATAGCAGAGGTTGGAGTGACTTACACCTCGCTGGTGGAAGAGATCACGGTGACACTCGTTTAGGAGGTTGTTATGACAGAAGAATTAGTACTTGAAACAGTTCCAACCGGAACGTCTGGTTGGATCAGTGTTGTGCAGACGAATTTTGATTTAATAGAAGCGTTTGTGAATAGCCTACATACTGGGGTCATTGTCCACGACGGAGAAGTGGTGACTCACGAAGGAGAGATCCTGGTAAGATTCAGCTAATTGCAAGCGCTTGCAAAAGGAGGGCGAAATGGAGTTAAAAGAAAACGCACTGACGTTGATAAGCACCACAAATGTACCTTTTGACGCTATAGCGGCGATCACGCTTTTTACTGTGCCGGTTGGGAAGCTGTTTATTCCGATCTTGCTTGTGGTAAGATGTGGAGCGGATGCAGCTGTTACTACTGTTACTGTTGGAAGGGTTGGGGCTTTGACCGATTTCCTCAATACGCAGACCCTTTCCAATTTGGATGCTGATGGAGACATGGTGATTTTGCAGCCAGTCCCTGTCGCCACGCCAGTCAAGCTCAAAACGTATGCGGCGGGAGTTGTATTTCAGATGGACGTTGGGACAAATGTTGGTGGAGCGACAAACGCAGTAGACCTCTTTGGTTTCTTGGTTGAAGCATAAGGAGGTGAGATTTGATGGATAATGGAGCAGTTGTTAACGCGGCCCAAGCAATTTTAACTACCCCGTTGTATTATGTGTCAACGTTGATAGCGATAGCGATTTTTGTGGGAGGGGTGGTTGTTGCGATCAGCAAGGCTCGGTTCATGACGAAAGACGACTGTAAAGAGAAGTGTCCGTCTACGGCAGAGCTGGTTGATAAAGGTGATTGTGAAGACAAGCATGAAGTATTATCTTCTACGCTATGCAGAAAAATCGATGTGGTTGTAAGTGATGTGGGAGAGACAAAGGTTGATATTGAAAAGATTGAAGTCCACATCAGTAATTTTACATTGTTCATGGGCCGGGTACAGCAGTATATGAAAGACCAGGCGGATCGAGACAAACTGAGTGCTATTAAGAAGGCCGGAGTGAAGGACACATCATGAAATTCTATTATGGAGCAACGTCGGAGCGTAGGCTTGGGACATGCCACCTCGACGTCCAGCGGGTATTGAGGGAAGCGCTTGCGATGGGTATAATTGATATCGCGATCGTTTGTGGGCATCGTGGGAAGAAGAAGCAAAACGAGTATTACTACGGCAGGCCACAGAAGTCAAGAGCGAAGTGGCCTGATGGGAAGCACAACAGCGATCCGTCAGACGCTGTTGATGCCGCGCCTTATATAAACGGTGAGATATCATGGAATAAGTTGCACTGCTGCGTCTTGGCAGGAATTGTTTTGACTTGTGCGGTGAAACTTGGTATAAAGATAAGGTGGGGAGGGAACTGGGACATGGATGCCGAACCGATTACTGATCAGGACTTTCAAGATCTGGTCCACTACGAAAGAGTGAGGTAATGTATCAGCAAATTGAACGGCTGCAATTTTTATTGTCAAGATGCTTGGTGTCCTGTAACAATTCTGGCTCAAGCAACCAGAGCATAAAGATCGATAACCTTCCCAAAGTAATGGGAGATGGAGCGAAAATTGAGGTCAATCAGGTGTCTGTCATTGTAAATCAGTTGAGAGATGATATTGGAGAAGCCAAGCAAATAGTTGATGATTTATTGCTAATGGTGCCCCATAAAGGGCTCACAATAGGCCAGGCGACCGCAAGATTTCAAAATAATGTAGCGCTAAAGGCTTTGGAGAGAGCTGAAGGCAATATTACAAAAGGTGCAAAACTACTTGGAATGAAACGCGGTGTGTTTAATTATTACTGCAAACGATTTAAAAAGGAGGAAGAGGGATGAAAAAAGCATTTTTGATTTTACTGGCAAGTGTGTTTTTGGTGGCTGGTGCTGTATCAGCGAAGAGAATTGATTTTACGCTCCAGTGGTCTCCGAACGTAGAAGAAGACATGGCAGGGTATACGTTATATGACCGGCTCAACAGCGGAGCCTACGACTATGAGAATCCTTTGGAGACTGTAGCGTGTACGATCCAAGCCAGTGAGTGTCTGACGGAAGAAACTTCGGACGGAGAATGTGTAAAGCCGTCACATGTAGATGCCGTAGAGGGAGTGCTGTCAGTGTTCCATTTTGTGGCCCGCGCTTATGATGGAGGAGGCAACTTCTCAGGAGATTCGAATGAGGTAGATTTAGAAGTGGACTTGACGATCCTTCCGCCTGTTGGTGACTTGACTGGAGTTTATAATGATGTGACTGATGCAGTGGATCTTCACTGGGCTCAGACTCCAGCAGGAAGGGTGACGTACTGGAAGGTGCTTATGTCAGATGCTGCTGGAGGGCCGTACACGGAGCTTTTGCAGGTTGATAATGTGCAAGGGAATGAAGATGACGTTACAGCAGAAGTACCTGCGTCCACTTTTCCGCCAGACGTACAGCTGAAGAAGTATTTTGTCGTGGTGGGATATGCTGCTTGGGATATAGTCTCAGTCAACTCGGCAGAAATAGAAGTTGACATCTTCAGAGACACAGCTCCGAGCGAGATCATGGATCTGCACATTAAGATTGCTGAGTAACAGACGGGGAGAAAGGAGGGACAATGACTGAAGAATTATTGGCGAAGAAGGTGAGAACCGCTGAAGAGAATTTAGCGGTCTTCAAGGCTATCACTGACGGGCTGTTTAGAAAGCTGTTTGCTCTGACCATAGTACTTTTTGGAGGAAACTTTCTATTCGATGTAGCCATGAAAGTGAAGGGAGAGACGCGAATGATGATAGTTGGTGCTGTTATTACGCTGGTGACGTCAATCTTCACGTTTTATTTTGGCACGAGTCAGTCTTCTCAGGACAAAGACAAGAAGATTAATGCAATTACGGAAGGAGGATAGGGATGAAAAGAATTTCGTATCGTTTCACTGGCATTGCGATAGGAGTGCTGTCGCTAATGCTGATCCTGGCGCATGTTAGTGGCTGCGCTTTGACACCAAAGCAAAAGCAGCTTACGGCTATCAGCACGCATAACAGGATTATGGGGGATTACCTCAATCGCTATGATGCAGCAAGTCCAGAGATGCAACAGATGCTCAGAGTGAAGGTTGATCCGGTTGTGAAGGAGCTTGATGATGTTATGGGCCTGTGGGTCGACTCGGTGAAAGCTGGTGATGATCCGGAGGCGAAACATCGGCTTTATATGGGTATCAAGGACAAAGCATTTTTGCTTTTCGTTGAATACGGTCTTGACATAAAGGAGGAGTGATATGTCGTTGACATTAGCGCAGGTAAAATTAATTGAATTTGTTGCTACGGAGATCATCGAGTATGCTTCGCTTATGAATAAAGTGAAAGGCATGACTGACGAAGAGTGCGATGCTCAGTTCGATGCTCAAGTGGAAGTGAAAAAGTCGTTAAGAGAACGGCTTGACGCGCACGGGGCGTAACAAGCCTGCACTGCCCAGTGATAGGACTTTGCGCGCGCAAACTCTCCATGGCTGGGCAGTGTATCAAAAAATATTGAAGGAGGCATAAATGAAGGAGCCACGAAGAACTGTTAGTACGGATAAGATTGACGCTTCTGCCAAGGTCCTCACATTGGTGACTGGTGTCGAGTATTGGATGAAGAAACTGAAGTGGGCAACAGACGGGTCGAATGCGATAACAGTGACTTTGTATGACAGCGAAGATGCAAGTGGAAAGGTTCTTGCTGAGTATGCAATTGCTGGGGCTGATACGCCTGGGTGGGTGCCTTTTGACGACGTTCCGATAGACAATGGGCTGTATATTGCTCTGACCGGGACCGGGGCGCTGGCATGGGTCGAGTACGAACGAAGGCCATAGGAGGGTGTTGTGAATAATTGGTCGAACATGAAGAAAGCAGCATGCGGAGCTGCTACCCTGATTGCTATGTTGGCGACTTTGCTTGGATTTACATGGGCAATGGATCGGCACTGGACGCCGAGAGAGATCCACGATCTGTTTGCCCAGTCGACTGTAGAGCAGTTCAAGCAGATCAGCAAACAGAATGCGATTCATGATGCCCAAAGGGACGTACAGTATTGGCTGAAGATGGAAATGTTCTGGAGAGTACAGTGTCAGAAATTGCCACATGCAGGTAATCAAGCTCAGCTTCAGGAGGCGATAAAACAAAGGCAGTTGGCTGAAGAAAGGCAAAGAAAATTGCAAGGAAAGTAAAGGTGAAACCATGACAGCAGAATTAGTAATAAGTGAACATGATCAACTGGGAGGACTGGGAGACGATGATCATGTTAATTACTTACTGATCGATGGCTCAAGGGCAATGACTGGTGGTCTGCTTATTCAGCATGCAGCTCCGAGCATTACACTTGAGGAACTTGGCATAAATACTTGGTCGCTCGTGGCGGATGGTAACGATTTAACGCTTGATGCTACCGCCGCAGAGCTGACAGGTGGCGTATATACAGGCGGAAGTTTTATAATAGATAGACGTGTATCGCTCTATCCCAACATACACAATCCCGTATTATTTGGTGCGGGTGCTATTTGCGTAGAAGCATTTGGCAGCACAGTAGCAGGTACACTTGGTTCAAGTCATCTTATAAATGACCAGCGAACCGTGGATTATACTCATCTGTCGGGCTTGGCATATACCTCAAGTTTAGTAATGTCCGTAGTCGTTACATCGCTTGGAGCTAAGAGTCCCACGTGGTCTAATGCTATGGCGGTTTTAGCACAGGAAGGAACGTGCTTTTCTAATACTCTCGGAGCACCACCTTGCGATATGGTAGGAATGGATCAGCGTGGCAAAGCTGTCGCTGACGGAGCTGCTGTTGGAACGATGGACTATATGTTGGCTGTTCGTGATATTGCCAGACCAAGAACAACTAATAATGCAGTAATGACGATAGACTATTGGGTTCTCGCCATGATTCCGCCTACTCCACTTTCACCTTTTGGACAGCTTAATGCCGAGGACACATCAGTCTTAGCAATTACAAATAGAGCTGGACTATGGGTTGAGAATACTGAAAAATCACCTACTGCTACTGGCACAATGACATTAGTTAATCAGTATGGTGCGTATGTCGGAGATCTCTCAACTGCCGATACGAAGAATTGTGGCTTATGGATCAACAGTATTGTTGGAACATCGGCACTCAACTACGGTATTTACATCGGAGTTGTAGCAGGAGCAACTGACGATTACGGCATAGTGCTGCACAGTGATGATCCCGGTGGCGGTGCGATCTGGTTCGGTGGCGGATATGATTCGAAGATTTACTACAATGCCACGAACTTAATAATTGATCCTGACGTTGTGGGAGGAGGAAGGGTACTCATCGGTGCCACTGGCGACGACGACATGTTGCTCAATGCCATAGAGATTGACGGTGACTTGAATCACGATGGGTCGAATGCGGGATTCTTCGGTACCGCACCGACGATTCAGCAGGACATTACTGGTCTTCTATCGTCCGTTACAGACCCTGCCGCCAAGGCCATTTTAGCCTCTCTCATCGCTGCGCTGGTGAACCTTGGACTGGCGACTGATAGTACATTTACGACGACGACCACGACCACCACCACAACAACAACGTCGACAACCAGTACGACCACCACAACTACGTAAGGAGAAAGTAAATGGCACAAAAACTATTTGAAAAGCAGGGTGCGGACAACATTAAAATATGGACTGATCCGGAGTTGCTTGAGCGTTCGGTCTTGGAAGATGACATTACTTTTTTTACAGCATTGCTCGCATTAGATGACCGAATTAAAGAAATGATGTTTGCGGGTATGGGTTTAAGTAGTGTCGAAAGTTTTGATGCGGTAATTCAGGATGAACTGGATCAAAGACAAGACCAGCTCGACGCTTTGGATTATGATACGATAGTGCATAACATGACGCTGTACGATGGAGAGTGGTATTCTCCAGAAGCAGTTGAAGCACACTGCGGAGAAGAGACTGGGAACGAAGCTGTCCTTGCGATTGATGGTAGTACTACTACATTCTGGCAGCATAATACTGATGAAGCCCACCAGATAGATTTCAGACTCCGATCTTATTGGAAGAAAGTGACCAAGATAAGAATCAGGAGACAAACGAATGTAAGAAGTGCGCTCAATAACCTTGATGTTTACTTTTCTCGCACATTAAACGAGTTAGACGATGCGAGTAATTTGGTTGCTACCGGAATAACGATATCGACTGATAACGATTGGAATGAAATTGAATTTAGTGCTTCCAAGAGGGGAAGCTACTTGAGATTAACTGGATTCGGTTCTGCACATGCAGGAAACGAAATAAGGATAAGAGAAGTTGAGGTACGTGTAGTGCCGAAAGACTATCTGTAAGGAGGAGAAAATGGAGAAATTACTTGGCGAAGATCAAAGCAATAAACTCATGGCAATACTGCCAGCGTTTTTGCTAATTAATCCGCAAAGTGAGTCAGCAATGATCAATCTTCAGAAGTTGGTTGACGAGATGAGTGACGACACAAGAGAGAAACTGTACGATTTGGTTAAGAAAGATTTAACAGCAAGAACAAAAAGACAGATCGCCATGTTAAATGAGCAGATCGCAAGGATGTAAATTATGGCTTTTACACAACCATGGTTCGAAGCAGATTTCGGAAGTAATTATGCCGCAATCGCAACAACTGGATATCGTCTGTATCAGAATGATAACACGGATTCTGTAGCCCGAACGACTACCGGAGTTGTTGATTTGGGCAATGGTGGTTATGGAGTTCCAGCGGTCAATGTTCCTGATAATGCTGTTGGAATTGAATGGGACACAGGTGGAGGGAGTCCTGTCTATGCAAGAGAAGATATTGAACCGTTTAGACTATTGGATGGCGCAAGCGTATTTGATCCCGCTGCAGACGAGGTTGATATTGGTGAAGTAAAAGGTGTCGGCGTCGCTGGAGTAGCAGATTTCAAGGCGGATGTTAGTGCTCTTGCTATTGAAGCCAATGTAGAGGGACATGTTACCGCAGGTTTGGGAACGTATACGGCACCGACGAAGGCAGAGTTAGATGCGGCAGAGACAAACATCATTGCTGAAGTGGATGCGAATGAAGTTAAGATTGATGCAATAACAACCACACTCTCGACTTTGGTGACAGACATATGGGCTGCTGGTACGAGAACTTTGACCTCATTCGGAACTCTTGTAGCAGATATTACTACTGCGGTATGGGCAGCAGGAGCTCGAACATTGACTTCGTTCGGAACCTTAGTTGCTGATATTTGGGCGTATGGAACCAGAGTACTGACAGGTGAAGTAGATATCGGTGCTGTCAAAGGAGTTGGAGTTACTGACATTGATGACTTCAAAGCAGATGTTTCAGCATTGGCTACAGAAGCAAATGCTACTTCAAACAAGGATGAGATCATAGTAGAGGTAGATGCCAATGAGACAAAGATTGATGCAATAACTTCCACATTATCAACGATGGTAACGGATGTATGGGCGGCGGGAACTCGAACCCTGACTTCCTTTGGAACCCTTGTCACTGATATATGGGCTTCAGGAACACGGACGCTGACCTCATTCGGGACGTTAGTAGCTGATGTGGCAACTGCAGTATGGGGAGCTGTCACAAGAACTTTGACTGGAGAAGTAGATATTGGAGCAGTTAAAGGGGTTGGCGTCACGGACGTTGATGACTTTAAGGCTGATGTCTCTGGACTACCGACCCTCGTAGAAATTGAGGCAAGTACTATTCTTGCAAAACAGGCGGAGTTGCTGAGAGCTCTTGGATTGAATCAAGAGAATCATTATATGGATCAGACGGTGTATAGTACTTATGCTCATCCGTCCGGTTTTGATGTGAAGTTGTTGACATCTGCAAGAATGAGGGTATACAGTGTTGCCGGATCTGTTGGAACTGCCAGCGATGTGCTTGCAACCTATACTATCACAGCAACATGGACAGATGACGAGCTTGACACCTATAAGGTTGTGAAAGCATAATGAGCCATTCCCTATCGATAGCGACAAAAGGGAGGGCGGTTCGCTCTGCCAAGTCGACAGCAACAGCGGGAAGAATTTATGTTTTAGAGTCTCTTGCTCAGATACCTGATTCAGAGCCTCATTGTATATTCGTCAAAGAAGCAGCAACGAAACTGTTTACTAAAACTGCATATGACAAGGATTATGTCAAAGTGGCAGTAGTAAAAGAGTATGTGAAGACAGCAGTTGTGAAAACATACATCAAGACGGCAGAGCAAAAGGTTTTTGTTAAAACAGCAGAGCAGAAAGTATTTGATTTTCCGATATTTCCCTGTTCATCATAGGAGGAACCATGGCGTTAGAATACTTCACTAAGCAACCATACGAGACTTTTATGGTGGCGGCTGATTTCTCAGCAGATCTGGATACTGGCGAAACTATTACTGAAGGTACATCAGATGTGATAGCAGAAGATAAGAATGGAGATGATGCGACTTCTGATGTACTGACAATCGGAGCAAAGGTAGTTGACGAAGGGCTGTTGAAGATCAGAGTTAAGGACGGAACGGAGAATTTGACACCTTACAAGATTACGTTTCGCGCTGTGACAAGTCTTGTTAATAAGTACGAGTTGGATATAAGTATGAGGATCAAAGAGCTGTAATGATTGAGCAGAAGATTCAGCGCATTATTGATGTAAAGGATTGGGACTTGTTCAGGGGTATTTACAATGCCCTTACGTTTGAACAACTTCAGCAAATCAATGGAGTGACTGACCTCGTTCCTCCTAACAAGTGGGAGAAGGACGTCAAGATGAAGATCAAAGAAAAGCCGTAATTTGCAATCGCTTGCAAAGGAGGATCATGCCTGCTGACGAAAAAGATGTTGCAAGGATAACGAAGGTTAAGGACTGGAATTTGTTTCGCGAGGTGTATGACGACCTTACGTTCGACCAGCTCCAGCAGATCAACAATGGGGTGTACCGAAAGATCCCGAAGCAAAACTGTTTCCACAAGGCAAGATGGAATGATATGTTTGATATGATCTGCGAGAATAGGAAGTGGACTAAAGTTATTGAGCTGGGATGCTGCCAGGGATTCCTCGCAAGCAAAATGCTGACTGATTTCCAGGGCATCATTTCGTGGACCGGGTTTGATATAATGGAGGGAGCTATTGCGGAGCCGGTGACGGATGATAGCAGGTATCAAGGACATGCGCTCAAGACGTGGTGGCATGACATGAAAGTCAAGAAGAAGTTCGATGTTTTTGTGTCGTCTCATACGATCGAGCATTTGAACTGGGATCAGGCGAAGAAGACGTTTGATCTTATGAAAGAATGCAGCCGCTATGCTGCATTGGAGATCCCGATCAGACCAAGTTGGGATGACTACTGTGGTTCCCATGTTCTGACGGTGACGAGAAAGGAGATTGTTGATTATATTAGCCCAGCGCGGGTGCTTTATGAGAAGACATCAGGCTACTGGGCGATATTGCTAAAATTGTAACAGAACGATTTTTTCATAGCATCAGCCCGTAAGGGAACTGTTGATGAAAGGAGGAAAGATGAGTAATGTAGCAATTCTGACGAATTTTCAGGATCTGAACCCCGGATATTCCCTGTCAGGGATAGTCCTCGATCAAGCCCAGATGCTCAGCAAGTACGGTCACAAAGTCACGATTTATGTTTGCGAGCAGTACAATCCAAAGTTTGAAGATCAAATTCCTTATTCCCCGTATGAGAAAGCAGAAATCAAGCCTCGAATTCCGTTCGGGAGCCTAATTGACTACCAGACGAAGGAGAAGCTCACAGATGATCACAAGAAGCTCGTAGATCAGACGGCGAAGTTCGTGCGAGATGAGCTTGAAGGCTTTGATTTTGTGTTTACACATGATCTGGTTTTTACCGGATGGAATATGCCTTATGCGCTTGGAATTTTGAAAGAGGCAAGCTTCTACAAGGATTTAAGATGGTTCCATTGGATTCACAGCATTCCGAGTGGGTTGAAGGATTGGTGGACGATTCGCGCATATGGGCCACGACACAAGCTGGTGTTTCCGAATGCCACTGATCGGCTGCGAGTGGCAGAACAGTTCAGAGGATCAATGAAGCATGTCGTAGTAATTCCGCACATCAAAGACCTTCGAACATGGTTTGATTTTTCTCCGGAGACGTATCGATTCCTTGACGACTTCCCAGCAGTTATGCAATCAGAGATAGTACAGATTTATCCGGCGTCGTCTGACAGACTGAAGAGCAAACGGCTGCGTGAAGTGATTATGATATTCAAGTATTTCAAGTCGGTGTATAATCATTCTGTATGTCTTGTAGTACCGAACCAATGGGCAACTGGAAGACAGAGGAGGGAAGATCTGGAGAAGTATTACAAGATTGCACACAGAAACGGCATCAGGCGAGATGAAGAGTTTATCTTTACTTCTACATGGGATAAGAAGTACCAAACAGGGATCTCAAAGCGCATGCTAAGAGAGCTTTGGCTGTGTTCCAATCTTTTTATATTCCCAACGCTGAATGAAAGTTTCGGGCTCGTAGGCCCGGAGGCAGCACTGTCTGGAGGTAAGATGATGGTGCTCAACAGAAGTCTCGACATGATGTTCGAGGTAAATGGAGTGACTGGGCTGTACGTCGATTTTGGGTCATTTTCGTCAGCTCACAACGTTGATAATGAAGATGCCTATTATAGAGATGTTGCGGCGATAATCATCGGTAGGATCAGGGAAGATGATGCGTTGCAGGCGTCAACGTTTCACAGGAGAAGGTATAATTACGATGCGCTGTACAAGCGAGTTTATGCACCAGCGATGGCGGAGAGTGCTTTATGGGGATAATGAATATTTGCGTTTGTGGTTGGTATTTCCGAAAATCGTTTCTGACGTCGCTGATGCAAGTCAGCCATAGATTTACGGTAACGATTGTGGCTCACCGTATGCCTCCAAAGCATGCGCTTGATCTGGCATGGGTTTTAAAGGAGAACGTAGGATTGGAGTGGGGAGCGTACAATTATTTTCTGATGAACTTGTGGGATGGGCAGTCTTCAGTACTGTTCATCCATGACGATACTGAGGTAAAGGACACCAGAGTGTTCAGCCGAATAGCGACGATCGATGCAGATCAGGCGTTCGTCTTTAATAATGGAAGAGAGGCAGCGTACAACAGCGGAGGCCATGGGAGAGCAGTATTTTGTTCCAGTAAGTTCCTGAATGTAGTTAAAGGTTCCGGAGGATTCTGGCATGATAAAGGGAACAAGGGCTTCATTGCGCAAGGAGGATATAGGACTGAGAAGCCGCCTGAAGGCTGTATGCATCATAATGCGGCGATGCACCGACTAATGAAAGACTTTGCGAAGTGGAGGAAAATAGATCCGGAGCTGGAGGTGCGCAGGCAGGTGTTTATTCCAGATCTTTTTCTTGGGAGGAGGGGTAAGATATGACTGTTTTGGATGCAGCGAGGACTAAGAAAGTTGGCAAGACGACTGATAAATACATGCATTATTTCAAAGCGTATCAGCATCATTTCCAGCCGTTGAAGCACCGTGAGTTGAATCTCTTAGAGATAGGAGTTCAGAATGGAGGTGGGCTGTGGATGTGGCAGAAGTATTTTCCAAACGCACAGATTTTTGGGATTGACGTAGACAAGTACTGCAAGCGGCATGAAGGGGATCGCATCAGGGCTTCTATAGGAAGTCAAGGCGATCCGAAGTTTCTTCGACAGGTATCAGAGGAGGCTGGAGGATTCGACATAGTCATTGATGATGGCAGTCATGTTATGGATGACCAGATCACGTCTTTTGCGGTGCTGTTCCCTCTGATGCGACTGGGCGGGATTTATGTGTTTGAGGATCTGCATACATCGTACTGGCCTAAGTTCTGGAGCAAGAGTGGAGCAAATACGATCAATTTATTGAGAGACCTGATAGATGATTTGTGCCCATGGGCTCGCAGAAGCCCACGCGCAGAGAAGTTTGCGGAGAAGAATCCACAAACGTACAGGTACACTGAGCAGTTTATAACGTCGATGCATTTCTATGACAGCATGTGCTTTGTTTACAAGGATGAAGTAAAGCCGCCAAAGAGAGTGACGATATGAGAATTCTGATCATTCATCCGAATCTGACAGCGAGGTACAGCTGGGCTGTCCAGTCAGTGCTGGAAGAAGTAGAGAATCAGTCCAATGCTTTGATGTATGGCTGGAGGTGGAAGCATAGCGGAAATCTGTTCGTGCCTCAGGTAGAGAAGGAGCTTGGGCCGTTCGATGTAGTGATCACTGGAGATTTCAAGTACAACCACCAGTTTGAAGGGATCGGATCAATGAACGCGCTGAAGGTGATTTTTCTTGGTGATTATCTACCGCGCAATTTCAAAGCGATGCACAAGCACATCAGAAAAAACAGATATGATATTGCGATTCTACGAAGCCAGCAGATGTTGAGATTTTTTCAGAAACACCAGAATGATGAAGCACTGCCTGCCCGCATCAAAGCGTATTGGTTTCCTTGGTCGGTAGATACGAAGTTCTTTGATGGGAAGAAAGCAGAGAAGTCCATAGACATTATGGCAGTTTTTGCCACTGTGAGCTGGGCTTATCCACGAAGGAGACCGTTGCAGCAGCACATAAGTAAGATGAGCGGAGTATCAACGCTTGTCGGAGGAGTTGGAAAAGAAAGACTGCCTGCGGAGGGTTACAGAGACGCGATTGTAAAGTCAAAGATTTTCGCGTGTGCGAATGGTGAATGGAATGAGATGACGTTGAAGTATTTTGAATGCCTGGCAAGTGGAACGTTCATGCTGACAGAGAGGCCAAACGATTTCAAGAAAGTTGGGCTGATAGACGGCGAGCACCTTGTGCTGTTCAATGGGTTGGAGGATTTTGAAGCAAAGGCAAGGTATTACTTGGAGCATGAGGAGGAGCGGGAGCGGATTGCAAAGCAGGGGCAGTCATTTGTCAGAGAGAAGTACAGCTGTGAGGTTCAGGCAGCGCAGTTGCTAAAGCTATTTGAGCGCGAAAGGGGGAGTAATGGAGGACAGACTAAAAATTGAGCCAATGCCGCCTCCGGAGTTTAGAAAGTTTTTCTCTATCCATCAAGGGATACAGGCTGGCAGCGTGCGGCATGGAGTGGACACCGAGATAAGCGGCGACTTGGTTTTTGATTTCAGCAAGAGCAGCGGAATAGTTCAGATAGGTCCGAACGTTTCAACCGGAAGAGGCTGCGTGATTAGTGGAGGCTGTAAGATAGGCGCAGGAACTCGAATCTGCCACAATGTTGTGATAGAGGAGGAGTGCGAAATAGGGGAGAACTCGTTCATAGGGAATGGATGTGTACTACGACCGAAAACAAAGATAGGAAATAATACGAGGGTAGGTCACTTGACTGTGTTCGAGGGACTAAGTCAAATTGGAGACGATGTGCTTATTCATACGCACTGTAGCATTACGAGGGGCGTGGTTATAGAAGACAAGGTATTTATAGGTATGCTTTTTACTGGGGCGAACGATCCGCGCATGGCGCACCAGCGAAGGCATATTATCAATTATGTAGATGAGCCTTTTATAATCAGACGAGCTGCTCGGATTGCTTGTTCCGTCACGATTGCTCCGGGCGTAGAGATTGGAGCTAATTCGATGGTTGGGATGGGTGCCGTCGTGACGAAGGACGTCCCACCGTATGCAGTTGTTTATGGAGTTCCGGCGAAGATTATTGATCAAGTGAATGCATTGGAGATAATATGATAGGGCATGTAACGTTAGATGAGCTGATTAGGCTGACTCACGGTTTTCGTGCGACATGTACGATAAAGAATCCGAAACGCAACTCAGTGACGTTTGCGAAGGATGAGCGGTGGTTGTCAATTCTAAGTGCGATGAGTGTAGATTTGTTCACGTTGGTGCCGAAGGAGCTTTCATATCGTGCTCAGCAGTTGCCTGTGGAAGTTAAGAAGAAGATTAGGCCGATAGTTGTGGATGGTTTGATAAAGACGTTCGTGTTGTTTCACAACGAGGTAAACCGGCATAGGACTCCAGCAGCGAATGAATTTGCTCCATCGGTTGTGATACACCCAACAGCGGTGATTGGTGCTGAAGGAATGCGATTTGTTCGTGGAGAGTCTGGGCTGGTTCGTATGAAGCACATGGGCAATATTGTAATGAGAGATGCTGTTGAAGTGGGGCCGCTTAGTATAGTCAACAGAGGGACTATTGACTCGACGGTTCTTATGGAAGAGGTGAAAATTGGAGGCCATTGCAATGTTGGACATAACGTCGAAATAGGGGCTGGAACGATGTTGGCGGAGAATGTTCATATCGGAGGATCGGCAAAGATAGGGGAAGGCTGTTGGTTTGGGATGGGTGCGTTGGTGAGGGATAACATCAAGATTGCTTCTGGAGTGCGTTTGGGCATCGGGTCTGTGGCGTCAAAAGATATTGAGAAGCCGGGAACGTATGTCGGATCGCCCGCAAGAAGGATTGGAGGTTATGATGGTGAATGGTAATGTCATAGGAAAGCATGTTGATATAGGTGTCAATTTCAACATTGGGCATTTCTGCGTTATAGAAGACGGAGTTGTTATTGGGAATGGAGCTGTTATTGGAAGCTACGTACATCTGAAGGCAGGGACTAAAATCGGACACGGAGTTATCCTTGACAGCTATGTGCGAAGCTCTGGAAGTAACGAAGTCGGCGACGGGTCGATTCTGAAGTACGGGGTTACGATTGCGCGAAATGTGATTGTGCGTGAGAATGTTTTTATCTCTCCGAACGTGATGACGATTTACATGGATGCCAAAGGAGATCCTCACCAGAACCCGATCATAGTAGGTGAAGATGTTTTTATAGGTACGGCGACTGTGATAAACTTCGGTATCAAGATTGCTGATAGGGTAAAAATCGGGGCAATGTCATACGTGACAAAGAACTGCGACGTTCCAGGAGCCATTTATGTTGGATCGCCCGCAAGGATGATAAAGAGACCAAAATGAAAAGAACAGACTTCAGAAAGTATTTAGGCAGGTTTGAAGAAGAGGTGATGTTGTCTGGAGTTCGCAAAGGTGTGCTCGGGCAGCTTGAACTTGTAGCCGTTCGTGACGGAAGATTGACGGCTTCGTCATTTGGGAAGATAATAGGGACAACAGTTGGTACAGATTTGGTTCTCGCTTTAGATTATTATGGTCTGATCAAGAAGTCGGCAGGTTTTAAAGCGAAGATAAAGAAGATGAAGGGGAAGCAGGTGAGACTCGCTTCTGCTCACGTTGTCCATTTTGCGTCGATTAAGGTGGAGGATGTGCTTGATCTGTCAAGTGCGTTGGTAGGTGATTTTCCGAAGTTCAAGCAAGAAGTGTTGAAAGCACGTGGCTTCAGAAGACAAGGAGGGAGGATATGATAGAGCTTAGTTGCATCGTGCCGTTCGTGAATGAATGGGCTCAAGTGGTTTTCACGATCCGGAGCATTGTAGAGGAGCTTAGAGGAAGAGTGAATTTTGAGATCATTGCGATCGATAACTTTCACCCGTCAGTAGGCAAAGAAGATAGAGGGACCCCGTACATGTGGGGGATCAGGAAGTATCATCCATGGCTGAAGGTTGTGAAATATAATGATAAGCTGTCGCATTGGAATGCAAAGCGAGTCGGAATAGAAAATTCGTCCGGGAAGTTCCTGTGGCATTGCGACGCCCACTGCATGGTTGGGAGAGGGGCTCTTTGGAAGATGTTCGAGTATTACAGAGAAAACCACGAATCTTTGAATGGCACGATGCATCTTCCGCTCACGTATCAAATCCTTGAAAGGAAGAAGCTGATTTATGGGCTGAAGTCAGACCTCTCAGTCGGAGATATTCATTATACCTTTAAAGGGTATTGGGATGCAGATTTTCCATACGAGGTTCCGTGCATGTCTACGTGCGGAATGATGATGACCCGAAAACTGTATGATGAATTGGGAGGCTGGCCTGCCGAGCTTGGGATCTATGGCGGAGGCGAAAATTTTATGAATTTTGCCCTTGCTGTTACTGGCAGAAAGAAGTGGATCATGCCGGGCGAGCCGTTGTATCACCATGGAGACAGGAGAGGGTATAGCTGGAACAAAGACGATTATGTTCGAAATAGAACGATCGCGAATTATTTATTTGGAGGTGTAGATCTCGCCACACGATTTATTGACAGTCAGAGGAGAGGCAGCAGGCGAATTTGGTTTTCGATTTTGGACAGTGTTCTGTCGACTTGCGAAGATCACAGAAAAATTATTAGAGGTCAGATGACGGAGGATATCGAAGACTGGCTGTCGAATTGGCCTCATTAAGTGCAATCGCTTGCAACCGTCCCTTCGTAGGAAATATTTGGCGGGAATGCGCTGAGCCAAAAAAATAGCGTTCCATGCGCAAATAAAGCGTTTCGCGCGTTTTGAAGTTAAGTTGAACCAGAAAGGGCTTTGGTGAGATACCGAAAGCGTGCGAATCATTGTAAACCCTTATCATTCCTACCGCCACGCGAATTTCAAAAGGGCTATGTAAAGCCTCATGTCAAAAGATCTCAGGACACCCCTTATACTTATATTCAAACCTGATTGAGCGAGTCAGCATTTTTCTGGCTTGAACGGAAAATTATTGACATTTAGAGGACGAAATGGTACCTTATTATAATAGAGGTAATGCTAAAATTCAGAGGAAGGAGGAGCGATGTGAAGAATTTGAAGAAAGCCGACTTGGTGGCGTTGCTGTCTCACAACAGCAAGTGGAAAGTAGCTGTAAACGATCGCGAAGTGATTAGAGATCCAGAGACGGTGCCACGACTGACTGAAGCAGGATTAATTGTAACTGGTGGACAAGTGACGGAGAAAGGGAAGGAGGTGGTAAAACAGACGCGGCAGAAGTTGAAGCCGTTGCAGGAAGGAGTTCCGTTTGGTGCCAGAAAGAGCAGGGATTCGAACAAGGCGTTGGTGTCAGTACATCCGTGGATTCAGCTGTCAGTAGGAGGGAAGCTCATAACGACTAACAAAGAGGTCATGTATCTCGGGAAGCCGATGAAAGGGATGGTGCCTGTTGGCAGGGCAGAGGACGATCTCAAAAAGAAAGCGACTCAGGTTGTGCTTAGTTGGTGCAAGACGAAGGACTTTGTAAAAATAGAGCCGGTGCTGTGGTATTTGAAGGATTTGGGAGAGCTTGAGCTTATATGGATGCAAGACAAGAAAAGAGACAGGCTGTTTGCGATACAGTCTCAGTATTATGATTTCTTGTTTGGGCGATTTCCACGATCCGACTGGTATGCGAATACTGTTGGAGATCCGGTGCAGATTAGATCGAGAAAGAAGGGGCATGGTCTGAAGAACGGTTGTGTGGGTTTTGTAATGGCGCTGCTGTCAGTTAAGTCGGAAGAAGAGATTGCGAGAAAGACACTCAAAAGGTTGAAGAAATAGGAGGAGTCCATGGCAAAGACAGGGTTGTGTCTGGAGTGTCCCCTTCGCAAGAAAACAGAGGTTCCGTATTCAGGGCCAACAAACGCAAAGATAGTATGGGTCGGAGAATCGCCTGGTAAGAGTGAGATATTTGCAAGGCCGCCGAAACCTTTTATCGGTGATGCAGGAGTGCTTTTACGAGAAACGGCGAAGGGCAAAGGTTTGAGTATCCCAAAGACAATGCTGGCAAACTCGGGACGTTGCATGATTAATAAAGATGAAATGTCGGCGAAAGAAATTACAAAGGTTCTCAAATGTTGCAGAGTGAAGCTTGAGAAGTTGTTGCATTTCATGAAGCCAAAAGCGGTTGTTTGTTTGGGAGACATTGCGCTTAGGCAGATTGAACGTAAGAGTGGAATCACGAAGGCGATAGACGAGGGCTGGAGGTGGAACAAGGAGTTTAACTGCTGGGTATTACCGATGTTTCACCCAGCATACATTCTGCGAAATCCGTCGAAGAAGCTCATATTTGAGCAGAGCATGGATTCGCTGATTGCGTTTATACGGAATAAGTTTAAGCCACTGAAGGAGGACAGGGAGACAGACTATCAGGAAGTTCAGTCCTTGGATTTTTTGCGTGAGATGGTCTTGCCATTTGACGCAAGTATTGATACAGAAACCCAAGGCAAAGATTGGATGGACGAAAACTTTCTGATGTTGTCTTATTCAATATCTTTGATGAAGGGGCAGGCGTATGATGTGATATTGTATGAAGAAGGTGATGAGGACGATTACGATTTTACGATAACATGGCCTCGAAAGGAGGAAGGTAAGAAGCGGAAAGCACCGACAACGGTGTACGTGAAGCGAGCGGATAATTTTGAGCGGAAGGTGCTCGATCTGCTATCGTTTGTTGAAAACCCGAAGATCAGAAAGTATTTGTTTGCCGGGAATTACGATCTGCATTCGATTCATGCTCTATGCAGACGTAATGAAATTGAGCCGCCGAAGATTCAAGGCTATGCTATGGATGTACAGGCGGCGGCACACGTCATAGACGAAAATAATTTCCAGTTGGCAAGTCTGGTTGCTGTTCAGCGAGCGTTCACTGATGTAAGAGGGAACTACAATCTGGTGTTCGAGCAGAAGCACGACAAAGCAGACATGCTTGCGGTCCCAACGCACGATAGGACGCCGTATGCGTGTGCTGATGCTGACATAACGTTGCAGGCTGGTCTTGCAATTAGAGAGGAGCTGAGAAAGAAGGAGAATTTCAGACTTCTCCGCTACACGGCGCGTTTTGTCCAGCCGACATTACACCGATCGCTGTTTTGGCTTGAAGAGAACGGAGCCGCGATTGATCTTGAGGAGCTTCCTGAAGTGCAGAAGGCAGTGAGGAAGGTGATCAAGAAGAATTTTAACATTGCGATGAATGTAGCCCCTGACGCAGTCAAGGAGATGGAGCTTCACCAGAAAAAAGGGCTAAAGCTGACACGCGACGATTTGGTAAGGGACGTGTTGTTTAATGAAAGAGGTTTTGGACTTCCGCCTGTAAAGAAAACGAAGGGTGGAGATGCATGGTCTGTTGACAAGGAGGTCAGGAAGAAATTGCTGGCTTCACGTATTCCAGCACCGGCGCGACGATTCTTGAAGGCTTTTGACGAGTGGAGCGAGTATCACACGTTGGATAGCCGCTATCTGAATGGATTCAGAAAGCATGTGAAGTATGACGGGAGAGTCCATTCGTCGAATACGTTGACGAGGGCGGTTACTGGAAGGGTTGCAAGCAGCGACCCGAACATGATGAACAATCCCAAAAGGTCCGAGGCGTCAAAACAGATAAGGCGTTTAATTGTTGCAAGGCCAGGCTATCTGTTGATGGCGTCAGATCAAGAGCAATGTTTAGTCCCGGAGACGGAGCTTATCACGATAGATGGTGTGCAGACACTGGCTCAGGTTATTGAAAGACTGACGCCAGTTCTGACGGTTGACGACGACGGAGAGCTGACGTTCCAGAATGTTGTGAGTGGAGGCAGTACAGGTCTCAAGAAAGTAATCGAGATTGTGCTGGAAGATGGCTCCAGTACGAAGTGTTCCGTAGATCACAGATTTAGAATGTGGTCTGGGGAGTGGCAGTTTGCAGATCAAATTGTCGTCGGAGATAAGCTAATGCATGTCTGGTCGAGTGGTAGTGACTATCCGACTTGGGGCATTTCAAGCCGAGGATGGTGGGTCGAAGATAAGCAGCAAGTGAGAAAGCATATCGTAGTGGCGAACTACTTAGCCGGAGGTGAAGTGCCTGAAGGGTATGAGACGCACCACGAAGATTTCGACAAGGTGAACTGGGTACGGAGCAATATTGAAGTATTAACTGTTTCGCAGCATAAGTCGATACATGCGTCTGGAAGAAACAACCCGATGTATGGTCGAAGGAGCGGGGCGACGAAAACCTGCCCTGTGTGCGGAACGACGTTTTACAGGCCGCCGTCGAAAGCGCATGAGACAACGTGTTCGAAAAGGTGCAGCAATCTGTTTTTTCCAAGGAGGCCGCGAAACCATAAGGTTGTTGAAATACGAGAGGTTGGGATGGTCGAAACCTGTCAGATTGAGGTTGAGAACGTCCATACGTATGTATTGGCGAATGGCCTTGTGTCGAAGAACTCTGAATTGAGATGGGCTGCTGAGGTGTCTGGAGACAAGAACATGAAACAGGTGTTCATTGATCACCGAGATATTCACCTTGCGACAGCGGAGAGGCTAATTGGGCATCCGAAATGGGATAGGCTTGACAAGGCAGGAATTGAGAAAGGGAGGCAAAGTGCAAAGGCAGTGAATTTTGGTCTGTTGTTTTTGATGTCTCCAGACGGTTTTGTTGAGTATTCGTGGAGAGAGTATGGAGTGAAGCTGACGTTGAAGCAGGCGAAGGAGTACATCAAAGTGTTCTTTGGTATGTATCCGGGGCTTCCGAAGTACCACCGTAGGATAATCGAGTCGTGCAAGATTCTGGGGTATGTAGAAAGCATCTTTGGCAGGAGAAGGCGTCTACCGGAAATTAATGCAAAGAATTATGGCGTTAAGAGGAGAGCAGAAAGGATGGCAGTGAATCATCCAATCCAGAATCCGTCGTCAGATGTTGTATTGATGGCGAACAACGAAATTGACAAGAGGGATTTGAATCCGGAGGAGTTCAGAAACGTCTTGTTTATCCATGACGAACTGGTATACGAGGTAAAAGATAATTCGAAGGTAGAAGATTACGCTAAAATAGTCAAGTACGAGATGGAGAATCCGCCTATTGAGAGAGACTTTGGCTACAAGATGTCTGTGCCGTTATCGGCGGGGATTTCGGTAGGACTGAATGCAGCTGAAATGAAAGAACTCACGATATAGGAGATAACCATGGCTGAAAAAAAGAAGGAAAAACCACGCCGAAGAAGGCGAGTGAAAGTGTTAGTGTCGAAGGCAGATGATTCGATGGATCTGTATTCGCGGCAGCAAACGCAAGATCCGTTCGTCGATTTGTATGGGGAGAATGCTCTTTTGGTTCCACCTTATAATTATGAGAGGCTGTTCACAATCTATGAAGAGAGTGATGTACTACAGGAATGCATCGAGGCAATGACGATGAACGTTGATGGTTTTGGGTATCAGCTCATTTTCCTTGGAGACGATATCAAAGCCAGAGCAGCACCCGATGCGGTAAAGGAGGAAATCAAAGCTAAAAACTTTTTTGATCACGCAAATGAGGATGAGAGCTTCATGACGATCCGAAAGAAAATGCGTGAAGATTATGAACTGTTCGGGAACGGAGGTTTTGAGGTTGTTCGAAACAGGATCGGGGCTGCGCAGCTGTTGTATCACTTGCCAATGCGTTACATGCGTATGTCGAAAAGTGAGGGTAGGCTGATATCAGTTACGGAGAATATCCCGAGGGATGGACGGATTGTACCGATCAAGATCAAAAAGAGATTCCGAAGGTGGGCGCAGATCAGTGCGGTAAGTGGAATGAATCTTTGTTGGTTCAAAAGCTATGGAGATCCGAGATTTCTCGATGCCACGACCGGAGAATTCAAATCCACTGCAGGCGCTTGCAAAGTTGTGGCGTCTGAGTTCATGCATTTCAAGCATCATTTTGCCGGTTTAGCGTATGGGATGCCAAGATGGATAGGTGCGGTGCTGGATGTTATGGGAAGAAGGCAAGCCTCGTTTGTCAACTGGGACCTGTTCGAATCGCAGGGCATTCCGCCAATGGCGATTCTTGTCTCCGGAGGCACGCTGACTGAAGAGTCAATTGAGGAGTTGGAGGATTTGATCCGAAGCGCCAGAGGAGCAGAGAAGTGGAACAGGACGATGATTCTTGAATCCACTGTGGAAGCTGTTGGTCTGGAAGACAAGGGGACTGCGAAGATAGATCTGAAGAATCTGTCTGATTACCGGAAAGAAGACTTGATGTTCCAGAAGTATCTGACAGCCACACATGACAACACGCGGTATCGATTTAGGCTTCCGCCAATGTATGTTGGGTCAGCTGCTACGTATACACACGCCACGGCGAAAGCGTCACAGAATGTTGCTGAGGAGCAGATATTCGTGCCGGAGCGTAAGGATTTTGATGAGCCGGTAAATGCTCGTATTATAAGAAAAGAGCTTGGACTCAAACTGTGGTCTTACAAGTCGAAAGGCCCGCAGATTGTTGGGTCCGAGGAGATTGCAAAGGGTGTTGCTACGTTCTCAGCTGCTGGAGCGCTATCGGTTAACCAGGCGATCGACCTGGCGAACCAGGCGTTTGCTTTGGAGATGTCGAAGTACGACTTCCCATGGGCAAACTTCCCGCTCGCGATTGTGATGAAGCTGCTTGAAGGCGAGATGCAGCTGAAAGGTGTCGAAGATTTTGCCAGTGCGCCGAAGGTGGTGACGCCGAAGCCGGTGCAGCCGAAGTTGCTGCCTGCTGCCACGACGAAGATGCTGAAGACCGACATGTTTTCAGCTGATGAAAAGCAGCTGTACAAGACGTTGGTCATGGTACAAGACCTTGTCGAAAGGGTGACTGAAAATGATAAGTCACTTATCATGTAGGGTTCCTGAAGAGGACGCGCTTACTGAACTTGACTCGTTCGACCTTGCGTTCATGGTGATGATGGGCTATGTGAAGATGGCACCGCTATCGGAGGCATTGGAGAGGCTCACCAAAGCAGACAAGAGGACGCAGATGTGGGGTCCAGAGGTAGAGATGGCGTCGCAGGCGCTTATCAGAGCTTTCCGAAAAGAGAACAGTGCCGCAATGAAGGACTTCGTCGCCGCCTTTGACACGTCAGGTGATATTTCGGTTGATGGAAAGAAGGCGAGGAAGGCGATTGTGAGAGTGACAGCCAGTAAGATGAAGAATGTATGGAAGGCGTCGAAAGAGAAGGTGTTGCAAGCGCTTGCAGTCGCATCTGAAAGAGCGGAAGAGCATTACATTAAGCAGTCAAAGAAGACAACAAAGAAGGTTCAGAAGCAAGAGGCGGCGTTTCAGTTGTGGATGACTGAGGCGCTTGGAGATCACGTAGAGGCATTCACGACTCAATTCCCAAAAAGGGTTCTACACCCGGAAGCGCGTCGGCTGGTGAAGCTGGCTGAATTAAGTCCGGGTCAGAGGCTGATAGATAAGGCGAATCTGAAGAATCGGATCGAGACGTTCACGAAGATGCCTGGGAAGTATATTGACGGGGTAGCAGATGTCCAAATTGGGAGGGCATGGACGTTTACTGGGCTGGAGATGGCGAAGCAGAACCGAGTCACCGCCTGTCAGATTGTTGCCCACCGAGATGAAGTAACGTGCCCCGTCTGTGAAAGCTTTGACGGTAAGTATGTTGATGTCGCTCCAGCGCACGCGAATATGATGCAGCTGTTGGAAGCGCCAGTTGATGCCGATGGTTTAGTGGCAGCAGCTCCGTTTCCGCGATTGCCAGACATAGACAACAAGTCGCCGTCGCAGGTTCGAGCGCTTGGCTTTTTGCCCCCATTTCATAATAAATGCAGATGTGATATTGTGTACCTGTGGGGTGAAGTTGCCGTTCCGCTACCAAAGGGTCCCGCTCCGTTGCCACAGGCGAAAGACTACAAGGCCACTGCGTTCAGTCCAGTATTTAGAGGAGCCAACAAGGAGAAGTGGAGAGCGTTGTCGACGTCGATGTGGAATGATATGCCTCCAAATATGCGAACGCACTTTGAGGGTCTGGAGAAAGCAGGAACAAAGTTTAAGGTTGTTGCAGTAGCAAGGGAAGAAAGATTTCGAAAAGCAGCGTCTGGAATGGTAGACAGCAAGTATCTTCCGGGCATGAAGCAGCTGAGCATGGATGTAATGGGCTCCCACGCGGCGGGATCGAATGCAGTTTTTATCAGAGAAAGTGGCGTAAAGACGATGAGGCAGGTGGGTCTGCATGAAATAGGACATGAAACGTATGCGGCAAACAATGGATACTGGAAGACTGAGTGGAATGCGCTAAGCAGTAAGACGCCGAAGTCGAAGAGAATATCTGTTTATGCAGGAGTTGATAATAACGAGCATTTTGCAGAAACATTCTCGGTGTATATTACGGATGGTGCCAGACTACAGAAGAAGAATCCGACGATATATGGATTCATGAAGGAGAAGATTTTCGAAGGCCATGAATATTTATAAAAAAGGCAAGAAGGTTGGGGAGTTCAGCTGGGTCGCTGGGGAGGGTCCAGTTGTAAAGACCAAGGACAAAAAGCTGAGGAAGCTGTTGATATCTGATTACACAACAAGAACTGCCGAAAACTATGGGAATGTTCGAGGCACAATGAAGGTGACTTACAAGGCCGGAACGAAAAAGCATTTCAGTGTTTTAGTGATGGAGTTGTGGAAGTTTGGATATGATGCGTAGGAGGCGTGATGCCAGTACCGCAAGAAGGTGAATCAAGGAAAGATTTTGTTGACAGATGCATACCGTATGTGATTGAGGAAGGAACAGCCAATGATCCAATCCAAGCAGCTGCGATATGCCACAACATTTATGATAGAAAAAATAAGGAGGAGAAGATGCCAGTAACGAGCCACAAAGGAAAAGAGACCCAGAGTGCTTCAGCAACGGATTACCCAGACGTTGAAGATATTGAAATCCCAGAGCGCTTAAAAGGTGGAAGCGATGGGATGCTGGACCGAAGATTTGACGAGGACTTCGGAGAAGACGAGTTGCACAAAGTGAAGGGTCGAAAGAAGCCGGAAGATGCCGTAGAGACAGGCCGCTAAGTTTGCAAGCGATTGCAAATAACTCGAAAAACACTTGACATTCCAGTTAGTTAGTGTTATTATCTAAACAATGGAAATAACACTAACAGAGGCGAGGATGATGATATGGTGTGTAAATTCAAATGGCGAGGCGGGGCAGTAAAAAGCCAGCAACACAGGCTGGAGAAGTTCATGCTGTTTTTTCTGGTCAATGGGAACGAGGTTCCGTTCTACCAGATGAAGGAGAACTCGTTGGTGGTTCAAGTGCATGAAAAAGATGAGGACTACTGGCAGTGTGTGTATCCGATAGTGAAAGTTTTTGTGTCGGAGCAGGGATTTGGCATTCGAAAGCGATACTATTCCTTTTATATACGCATGGGCAATGCATTTCCGCTTGTGACTTTGAAGCCGTTCAGCGTTGACAAGACCGGATATTTTTTTCAGGCTCAGGGGAGCTTCATATCGAACAAGGCGGCGATTAAGCTGCTTGGTGAAGGTTCAGAGTCTGCACGTTTTGTATCCAGACAAGGGATGCTCCCGGTAGATACGTTGAGGAAGATGATAACGATTGACAAGACAGTGTTGCGAAAAGGAATCAGAGCGATACGAATTGGGAAGGGAGGTGGCAAGAAGTAGGGGGTATGTATTTATTATTCACAAAAACATTTAGAAGAAAGGAAGGTGTCTTTTGAGTTTCTGGGCAAAATGTGGTGTGGTTATAAGCGATCTTGAATGTTTCAAGAGATCATGTGATCAGCAAAGTGTTGAGTATATCGAAAACACAGACGCCAATTTTAAAATGAGGGGATACGAAGTTCAAGCAACCCTGCGTGATCAGGTTGGTGGTGGTCGTGGAAGCCGTCGAGAGGCATTTTTGGTCAAGGACGGCGGTGGTTTTCGATTGATTATTGACAACGATCCGAGGTACAGTTCATTGACGGGTCGTCTTGGCAGGAACGGCGGCAAACTGACAAGAGGTTACTCGCAGAGTTTCATTGAAAAAGGTGTGCGAAGAAAAGGTGGTAGGATTAAAAACCGCACAGAGAATCCTGACGGGTCGCTTGTTTTAAAAGTCAGGGCCGCATAATGGGGAGGTGACGTAATGCCACAAGGAGAGTACGAGATTAAAATAAGTGCCGATGGTTCCGAGGTGGAGATTGACGCTCAGAAGTTTGAAGGCACTGGCTGTTTAGACTTCATGGGTGATATCATGAAGAAACTTGGTAACACGGAGGTTAAAAAGAAGCCCGAGTACCACCAGTCAGGCGGTAGCGGAGTGAAAGTCGGAGCATAAAATACGCGCAGCTCCATGGGATTACCTGTGGAGCTGCTGCTGTTTCAGGAGGGGGACATGGCAGGAAAAGAAATTACGATTAGGATTTCGAAAGAAGGAGAGATCTTTTTCATGTATGATGACGAATCAATGCTCCGAGATTTTGGTCAGCTGCAAATCAGACGAGCATCTAATATTCGTTGGGATGAAGTCGATCAAAAATGGCGTATCTGGGTGGTAAAACCAGACGGAACAGAGCAGAGAACAGAGTATGTTTTTACGGAAAGAAAAGATGCGATCCAAGCAGAGATAGATCTGCTGGATAAGATGCTGGTGTCGTCTGAAAGTACTGTGGAGAAAATGTTTGTTCCAAAAAAGTGAAGCCCACTATCTGACAGGTGACAGTGAGCTTCAGGTCGGCGGGGCGGCAAGTACGAGGATTACTACCGCCATTTTCTGTATAATAGCACACCGAATCACACTTGTCAAGTCTTTTTTTGCAATCGCTTGCAAATTTTTTTGTTGGAGAATATTAGCCAAAAGTGTGATTGCAACGAGTGATTGCAACCACCACACGTGGGTCGGGTAAAAAGTGGGTCCTACGCCTACTTCTCCCATAGTAAATACTAAAGTATTTACGATCTTTCCTTTTTACTAAAGTAAAAAGAAAAGATTAAAAAGATTTTAGAGATAGCGCTTCGCGCATCCCGCATCTTTTCACAAAGATTTTTTCTCAGTTTTTCCAAAGTGATTTTACACAAAGATTTTCAGCTGTTAAAGAGAAAAAGAATTTGGGACATTTCGCGCCGCTGTGCCGCTGTCGGTTTTTTTGGCATGTGAAATAAATCCCTTGACAAAGTGCGGTATGTGTGATATTCATTATTTAACGATGTAATTTTTTTCGGAGGTCGGCTTATGAAGAAAGTTTTCCCACTACTTGAGGACAGGCGGGTTATTTTTAATTGTGGTCGCACTGTCGAGCATTTTTTAATTAAGGAAGGAGTTCAGAAACTCCTTTTTAATTTTTTGTGGGATCGAACTGTTGGAGAAGGGCGATTCAAGAAGTTGATGTATACGCGGTGTTTTTTCGATGGAGACAAGTGGTGGCGTTTCGGCTGTTGTGATAGCGTTGGTGTTTCAGAAGACGCAGTGTCGAGAGCGAAAACTGATTTGTCGAAAAGGGGTATTTTCACTTTCAGAAATAAAATGAAAGGAGTGCGACATCAGACATTGATAACTCCAAACGTGATTGGTGTTATTAGTTTTGTCATTGAGAAGACGGAGGTATTCTACGGTGACGAGTCAGAAAGGTATGGGCTACAAGTGTTAAGTGATCTGCGTGATAGGTTGTCAAAACACATGAACGATGGTGGAGTCAAACCAATGAAAGAAACGACCGGGCAGGAGAATACGATGCGTGCCCTTGGTGAAAAAGCACGTGCCAGAGGAATCGCAACAAGAAAGAAGATAATCGAAAGGAGAAAAAGCAGCAAGCTGAAGCCGTCATGGATTGGCAGTATCATGAGAGAGTTTTGTGAATTGGAAGGCTGCCCTTATAATGATTCTTGGACGAAGAAGCTGCTGGGTCAAGCCAGAAACTGGTTGAAGGAAATGGAGCTGGCAGAACTGGAGCCGGTAGAGCTGCTCGAAACTGTGTGTAGAAGGTGGGCGGAGTTCAGGACGGACATGACGAATGAAGACGGGAAGAAGGTTCGCCTGTCAAGGTCGGTCAACTTCACACAGTTTTATGGATACCGCAGGCAGATAATGGACTGGCTGGTATGCGACATGATGGATGGGGGCTCAGAGAAACCTGATGATGACGAAAGATTCATTGTGGAGGAAGGCGAGGTATGACTGGTAAATATGTTTATCCGTGGGACTCATCGAAGTTCAAAGGAAACCAATTCACGAAGGACAGGCTGTATGATTTGATGTACAAGAGAGGGTATCCTCTTAAAAAAATAGAAGTGGAGCCGGACGATAGCACAAAAAAGGGCATCGACATGGTGCTCGACGCTTTTTTCAAGGAAAAGGCGAAGCCGTGGTTGCTTGTAATGAGTAATAGTTTGGAGCTTTTGCAATCGCTTGCAATTTATGTTCCGTCAACGGTTTGTCTCACGACGAGAATGAAAGTGTTCAATTCGTCCGTCGAGGATATGTTACGATTCTATCGAGCAAGGCTACCACGTGATGATTTTGAAATTGATCCAGCTGGAGAGGCGGTTCATTCGCTGACACATGCTGGATTTTTAGTTTTGGATGGCATAACGCAGGGAGGGGCGTTGAGTCTAAGCTATGCCGGAAGTTTTTATAATACGTTGAGCAAGCGGGCGGGATTGAGGAATGCGAGGACAATGTTTCCAGTTTTGTCGGAAAAGGCAGTCAGCGCAAAGTCAGTCTCGCAAGTTTTTGCTGACATCAAGAACGGTTTTGGAGTTGGTGTGACAGCGATTATAGAACAGAAGGCTGATGTTCTCGGAGTAACGAAAAAGATTGACAAGCTGACAATTAGGAAAGGACAGGTGTAATTGTGAGTGTAGGTCTTGGGCTCTTAATACGAATGGTTCAGGATAGCAGTCCTATGACGCTGCTGGGTGAGCACGGAATTTCAGGGGATTTGTTTAGGGGCGATGAGAAGCCTGTGTTCGAATACATGAATGAGCACGTAATCCAGTTCGGTCGCTTGCCAGAGGTTGAAACCATAGAGGCAGAAACCGGAGTGGTGATTCAGCCTTTCCCTGATGAACCGATTGGCTACTGGTTAGACAGATTTGAGCAGAGGCATCAGTCGTTTATGCTGTCGGAGGCGAATGCTCGTGTTGATGAGCTGTTGAGGGAAGGGCAGGTGGCTGAAGCTCGGACTGCTGTTCGAGATGTTTACCTGCGCCTCGAAGAGAGACATCCGGAGGAAAGATTGCATCAGCTGAAGGATGTAGCCGATGCGGTGGTTGTCGACCACGATGAACTACGGAGAAAGGGTTATATAGATGGGGTGCCGTTTGGAATAGAGCACCTCGATTATGTATCCAATGGCGCTCAACCAGGGGATACGGTGGCGCTGGTAGGTAGACCAGGGATGGGAAAGAGCTATTTGCTCTTGAGTAACGCGAATAATGCGTATAACCATGGCAGAATCCCGCTGGTAGTGACGCTGGAGATGCCGGTCAAGCAGTGTGTTCGACGTATTCTTGCTCTACGATCGCATGTACCAGCCACGTTGATTCGTATTGGCAAGGTCGGGTGGTTGGGTAGAAGGGTCGTCGGAGACGCATTGGCGAATATTGCAGATGGAGCGACTCATCCATTTTATTTTATGCAAGGAACCCTCACCAGTACTGTCGACGACTTGGTGTTGAGAATTCGGGAAACGAGACCTCATATAGTTTATGTCGACGGCGCTTATATGTTGAGAACGTCAGGGCGTCAGGAGTCGCACTGGGAACGTGTAACGTCGACGGCAGAGTATTTGAAGAAGATTGCAACGGAGTTTATGATCCCAGTGATCGCAACGTATCAGTTCAACCGAAGGGGACCGGGAAGCCTTGGGAATATTGCATTGTCAGATGCTGTCGGTCAGCTTGCGAGTATGGTTATTGGGATCGAAGATGAGGGAGAGCCGGATGATCCTGCGGAGCTTGAAGGATACAAGCTGCTTGAATTGTTGAAAGGTCGTGAGGGGGAGCGTGGAGTGATCAGAATCCACTACGACATGGATCGAATGAATATCAGTCAGCATTCGGTGGTTCGCGGAGTTGGTGTAGGAGTAACGGACTATGACTTCTAATATAAGAAACAGAAAAGTGATTGAGGGTCGCGGAGCAGCGATTGGGGAATTTGATGAGGCGTTGGCGTTGAATACGATACCGTCAGAAGAAGACTTATTGGAGATGGTGTTAAGGGAGATTATCATTCCTGTAATGCGAGAGCATTTGATGGTGTGCGGTAATAGTCCGTTGAAAGACGGCGTTGTTGCAGTTGTGAGCAATGTGAAACTACCGAAGCTTAGGGAGCCGGTACGAACGATAAGGTTTAAGAAAGGTGGCGACTAAAATTAAAATACATGTTAACCTTGATGTAGATGCAAAAGCATTAGCTAAGGCGATGCAAAAAGCGGTCGATAGGTCAAGGATGTCCATGAGCCAGATGGCGGAGGCGTTTCGTTATGCGGCGGTGGCTGGAAGTGTTGCTGGGGTGAACCTCAGAGAGTCAATAAAGGCTGTACAGGCACTTACAGGAGAAGGGGTAGCTTCTCCCAAGCTGCAACTCACCAAAGCAGATGTGGAGAGAATGAAATACGAGCTGGTGAGGACGATCCGTTTTAGGAGGCAGAAGAAATGGTGAAGCTGTTGTATTTTGTAGGTTGGCGCATGTATTTTTTCCATTTCCATTTTTATTGGAGGTGGAAGAAGTGGTGGTTGTACGGTCCGATTGTGTTCTGGACATTTGCCCTGTCTGCTTTGAAGCATTATGAGCGGGGGAATACGGAGACTTGTATAACTCATTTGGGGTGCGCAACCACTTTTGCATTTCAAGACTGGCGCTGGACCAGTGTTTGCAAGCGCTTGCAAACCAAAGCCGATGAAGTAGAGGAACGATTCGAAGATGCGAAAACGAGGCGTAATAAATTTCCTGCTTGAGATAGGAATAGATGAGGACGATATCCGAGACGACGAAGAGTGGATAAGGGCGAAGTGCCCCCTTGCTCCATGGACACATGAGTCTGGCGAGGATAAGCGACCGAGTTTTGGTGTTACTGTTTCCGACGAAGGCAGATCTATCTACTATTGTTTTGGTTGCACAACGGAGGCCCAGCCACTGGCGAGGCTGCTTCATAATATTTATATCCTGTCAGGCCGTTATCCATGGGAGGCGGCGGCTGTATATTCGCTGGAAGAGAACCATTCGGTTAGGCAGATAACGCCGTCAGATAAGTATGATGATTGGACTAAGCCGAAGAAAAAAGACGTGCCGATGGATAAAAGAGTGGTTCGGCAGTATCCATTGTTGCAGGAAGGGCAGGATTATGAAGGGAGACGTTGTATTTCTTTTTTAGAACTTGAACGCGGAGTTTCGAGGTGGGCGGCGTTTTCAGCGCGTGTGCGGTATAATGCCGATAACAGCAGCCTAATCTTTCCGCTTACCGACGTGAATGGGATAGTGTATATTCTCAGAGAACGCCTCAGAAAGACAAAGAGGATGTGGACTGTGAGCCCAGAAATCGCGGGGCCTGACTTCAAGGATATGAAGTTTCCAAGCCTAACGCGGTCTGGTGTCTGGTTTAATATGTTCGCTGTTGACTGGTCGAAGCCGGTGATGTTGGTTGAAGCTGAAATGGAAGCGTTGAGGCTTGTTACACTGGGATTCCCAAATGTTGTTGCGTCGTCTACCTCGAATGTCACAACTGCTCAATTACAGGCGCTTGCAGGATCGAGTTATATATCAGGATACGACGATGATGTATCCGGTCGAAAGGCGTCGGAGCGAGTTTTTGAAAGCCTTAAAGATTCTGCACGGATATATTGTATTGATTGGAGCGATGTGAGTTGCAGCGATCCGGGGGAGTTGGAGAGTAGAGATCAATTGAGAGAAGCTTTAGATCTTATGAAAGTTTTAAACTAAAGAGGAGGATGAAATGGCTAAGAAGAAGGCGTGGTTTAAGAAAGGCAAAGAAGGGGTGAAGGAGTCGCAGAAGGTCGACACTGAAGCCAAGGCAAGAAGGGATGCGGCTGGTCCGATGCGGTTCTGGTTGGAGTATGATTCGGCTGCAAAACTGACGTTCCTCGATAACCCGCAGTTTTTTATCTGGGAGCATACGATTAAGATCGGGAACAAGTGGAGAAATTATTTCACTTGTATCAAGGAGATTGATTCTTGTCCGCTTTGCGAAGGTGGTGAAAACCCGAGTTTCATTCTGGTCGGGACTGTGATCAACCATAAAAAATGGAAGAGTTCAGACGGTTCGATGCATCAGAATGAGAAGATGTTGTTCGTTGCGAAGGGCAGAGCCAGGCAGAGGCTGTTGAAGCAGATCGAACGGCGAGACAACAACCTGAAGTTCTGTGCGTATGAAATGGCCCGAGGCACAACGCAGACAGAAGCAGCAACTGGTGAAGACTTTGAGTTCTTGAAACGTCTCACAAAGAAGGCACTGTCGAAGTTGATTCCCAAAGGGGAAAATGACGACTGGTTGAATCCGTTTGACTACGAGAAGATTTTTGCACCGTTAAGTGTTGAAGACCTGACGAAACTGGCTGGCGGAGAAACTCCGGTAGGGGCGGAGGGTGATAAGACTGGTGATGACGATCTTCCGTTTGACACCGGAGGTGAAGATGACGATAGCGCAGGTAAAGAAGAAGATGAAGCGGAGTCTATAGACGACTTGCTCGGTTAACAGATAGAACGAATCATACCTGTACAAGTTCAATTACAACTGAGGAGCAATATGATTTTCAGCAGAGCGTTGCTTTACGATATGTGTTGGGTGCCGAAAGGAGAAGTACGGTCGATTGAAGCAGAGAAGAGGGGCCTGACGATCAGCGGCAAGTATGAAGATGCTACGGATGTCGTGCTGTGGAAGCAAACCAGTAAGATGTTCGGGGTGCCTCTATGTCATTGGAGGAAACTGGAAGCAGAGAAGCTGGTTGATAAACGATCTGGTGGAAACGTTGCGAAGTTCCGATTTACCTCAGTTCTTAGAGAGGAACAGGACAGACTCGCCGAGAAGTTTAGACGGAATTTTGAGTCCGGGCGAACCGGGTTTATACTCCAAGCCCCGCCCGGATTTGGTAAGACCGTCTTGTTGCTGAAAATGGCGCAGATTGTAGGACGAACTGCAATTGTAGTAGTGCCGAGGTCGAATCTGGTGGGTCAGTGGATCGAGAGAATTATCGAGCATACCAATATAAGACGAGGTGATATTGGGATAATCTCAGGAACGAAGATGAGATGGAAAGGCGCAAAAATAATCGTCGGTCTGGTTCACACGTTGGCGCTGGGCAGATATGAAGATGAGTTGAAGGAGGTACTTGGAGTAGCTATATTTGACGAGGTAGATAGATCAGTCCCTCCAAAGACTTTTTGCCCGGTAGTTGAAATGTTTCCGAGCAGAATAAGGATAGGAGCGTCGGCTACGCTACGAAGGCCGGATGGTCTGCACGTGGTGTTCCAGAAGCACATGGGTGAGTGCATGCTGTCTGGTCAGGATGATGCGAGAATGATTCCGCAGGTGATAGTCCACAAGTATTCGAAGAACTCAGGCTATCTGCATGGAGGGTCTAAGCGACTGAACCGAAGAGGCATGCTCCTGTCGCTCCTTGCGAACAGCACAGAGCGTAATATGCTGTTGTGCAAGTACATCAACCTTATTTATAGGTCTGACCGTAAACAGGTGATCTTGTCAGACAGGACGCATCAGTTGTGGATGCTTGCTGCCATGATGGAGAAGCTTCATGGTATTGATAAAGAAGAGATTGGGTTCTACACAAGCTCGCTTGATACCGGAAGCAAAAAGCTGAAAGTTAGTGAGGAAGAAAGGACTCGCGTTGCAAGCGATTGCAATATTATCTTTGCGACATACGGAATGATGGCGCTTGGAACTGACATCCCTGAACTGGCAGCGTTGGTGTATGCGACTCCGCAGTCTGAAGTAGCTCAGTCAAAAGGGAGAATTGAAAGGCTGTTCCCTGACAAGAAAGAGCCGGTTGTAATTGATATTATCGATATGGCGTATAAAGATTCTGTTGGCTGGGGGGACAAAAGGCTCAGGAAATACAGGCGCGGGAGGTTGACAATTACGGAGAGAAGAGATGGGAAGTTCTGATGAAGGGATGACGTATTTCCAGCAGTGGTGGAAGAATAACAAGGCCGCTCGAAACGAAGCCCGTCGAAAGCGGTATAAAGAAGATGTGGAGTACAGGAAGAAGTGCCTCGAACAGACGCGCGATTATGACGAGAGGCGCAGGAAGCCGCCGAGGGATAGGTGTATTGTAATATCGAAGAGCGGTGTAAGGTTTTACACAAGAGGAGCTGTTGCCAAGGCGATTGGAAGAGCAGGACCGACTGTTGCAGAGTACCAGCGAACGAGAGTAATACCGCCTGCGACTCACTGGCTCGCCTCTGGCTGGCGGCTGTACTCAGTCAAGCAGTATAATTTAATTATAGAAGCGTTCAGATTGTATGATTCCAATAGCAGCTGGAAGATAAGAGATCTGTCCGCATGGCTATATGATCGGTGGAGGTGACAATGACGAAGAAAAAGTATTCGGAGAAAGAAGCAGATCTGATAGTTACGACGACGCTTCTTGATAGAAAAGCCGGAGAGCAGCAGAAGTCGAGACAGAAGAAAATCAAGATACGACCGTTTTTAACTGAAACAGCCACAGTGTCAGTTAAGTACGGAGCAACGATTCCGACCGAACCTTATGCGAACGTGAGAGTTGATGTTATGGTCACGTGCCCCTGCTATGTTGAGGAGGTAGAAGACGTATGGAAACAGGTGAGGAAGATGGTTGACCGTATGACAGATGCTGAAGTGGCAAGGCTAACTGATGAGGCGGGGGAAGCATGACGAAAATGGCACAGCTGATGCAAAGTGTGAACGAGCAGTGTGGTCAAGGGACAATGTTCAGAGGAACAGATAAAAGGCGCGATCCACCGAGGCTGCCTACTGGCGTCTTTTCTGTCGACTACTCCAGTGGAGGAGGGCTGCCGATATGGGCGACTACCTGTACATGGGGTCCGGAGGCTGGCGGTAAGACAAGTCTTGCGCTGAACACGGTGAAGTCAGCAAAAGGGATGTGTTGGAAGTGTTTCAATCCGGCGAAGTACTGCACCTGCTCGACTAAAACGACGAGAATGGGGGCGGCTTGGCTTGACTCAGAAGGCACACTCGATGAAGGGTGGGCGGAGAGGATTGGCGCAGATCCGAAGGGGATGTATATAGTTTTGGCGGACTACGGAGAGCAATATGCGAACATTGCGGAGTCATCGCTTCGCGCAGACGACTGCGGACTGTTGGTTATAGATTCGCTCGCGGCGTTGACTCCAGCGTCAGAGATGGAGGCCGATGCAGAGCAGGATTTCATTGGTCTGCAAGCCCGAATGATTACGCGTCTTGTCAGAAAGTTGAAGCAGAGGCTCACCAGAGAAAGGAAGAGAGATCACCCGTGCGCTGTCCTGTTCACGAACCAGATTAGAATGAAGATCATGAACGTGTATGGAGATCCGGAGACGATGCCTGGAGGGAAGGGCCTTCAGCACGAGTTCTCATTGTTGTTTCGGTGTGTGAAGAAGGCGTTGACAGACACAGACAAGAAGAAGTTTTACGATACCAAGCGCAAGTTTGCGGTTGCTCAACGGCATTCGTTTTCGATCCGAAAAACTAAGGTGTTGACGCTGGCTGGAGTTGGGGAGTATGTTCGAATCCGCGAAAACATACCAGAGCTTGATTTGAATTCTGGTGATATAGACGACTATGCCTCAGTGCTGAACTATGCCAAGACGTATGGGGTAATAGAAAAGAAGGGCAAAGTTTATATGTATTTCGGGAAGAAAGCCAAGAGACTTGCTGACATCCAGACGTTGTGGAAGAAGATGCCAGATGAGAAATTCAGAACCCAGCTTGAAATTATAAACAGAGCGAAAGCGAGATTGTCCAAATAGGAGGTCAGATGGCGTCGTCTGCGTGTGTGATTTGCGAACAGTTTGTACGTGTCCCAAAGGGAGAGTGGAAGTATTTAGATCACGGAGCTTTTGTCTGCTGCAAGAAATGCATTCTCAAGTGGATGGAGAAGAGTGGAGCACGGCAGTGCCAGCCGACTCCGTCCCCGATGGTATCATGCCAGTTAAGCAGGCCCGATCACTGCTACTCAGAACTGCTGGGTATGTCGTTCCGGTCGTTTTTTGAGATGCACGTTGCGGAGTGGATGCATGAAAGCGGAATACGGTTCCAGTACGAAATGTGGGAGTTTATGATCGGAGTAGATAAATGGTGGTCTCCTGATTTCTGGTTGCCAGATCATAAATGCGTGGTAGAGGTTAAGGGCGTGTGGTGGATTGGTGCGAGAAAGAAGCTTGAGGCGTTCAGAATGAGAAATAGGCATGTCCCAGTACTTGTAATTCCTTGGGTGTTGAGGCACGAATTTTATACGGAGGAGAACGTTGTCATTTGTGACGCGAGCGGTTAGGTTCAGGCGAGGAGGCAAGGCGCTTGATGAGATCGAGGAGAGCGGAAACCCCGAAGCCATAGCAGCTTCGCTGGTCGATATTGCTCCGGAGGAGGAGAGGAATTTGATTCGTGCTCCGAGAGCATCCTCGCTGTATGATGCCTGCATCCGAATGCATGTGATTGGGACGAAGGAGCGATACAAACGCTACCAGCGGGTGAATTTCAAAGGTCGACTGACTTATGGCATAGGAGGAGCCGTCCATTATTGGATTCAGAATACGCCGGATGTGTTTGGGGATCGTAGATATGGATGGTGGAAATGCTTGGCATGCGGGACTGTCCGATTTTTTGGAGGTCCGCCGAAGCGTAAATGCTCGTGTGGAGCGAATGCAAAGGCGTCGGAGTATAAGGAGCATTATCTGGAGGTAGACGAGAATGGGATGATCGTGACCGGGCACCCAGATATGTTCCTGCTGCGAAAGAAGCATCGTGTTACGGAGATCAAAACGATCACCGGCAACGCGTTCCCGTCGCTGAAAGCTCCAATGATAGCGCACATGTGGCAGATACAGACGTATATGTGGGCAGCAAATAAATGTAAGAACATGCCGGTGGAGATTGATGACGAAGTTGGATACGTACTGTATATATCCAAGATGGAGCATTCAGATCTGTTTCCGATGAAGATGTTCCCTGTGCAGAAAGATCCGCACCTGATTGGCAGAATAAAAGCCAAGCTGATTCTCTACAAGAAGGGGATAGCAAGTTACCCGAAGAATTTGCCTCCGAAGCACAGAGAGTGTGAGAGGAATAAAGGATGTTGGCGGGCGAACACATGCCCTTGCAAGAAGATTTGTTTCAGTAAATGACAGGGGAAGGAGTTGGGATGGGAATAGTAGGTCTTGATTTGTCGTTAACCGGAACCGGAATGGTGAGGCTGGCAAACGACGACCATGAGCATTGGTGGTTTGGTACGAGTCCGGGTTGTGGGAATATAACAGAACGATCGTTTCAGATTGCCGATGAGATCCGGAAGAACAGCGCCAAAGGAGATATTTTTTTCATAGAAGACTATGCGTATGGGATCAGCCCGAAGAAGTCAAGCCTGGCGACGCTGGCAGAGCTTGGCGGGATAGTGAAGCTGGTGTTGTGGAGATGGACCGGCAAGCATCCGACTGTCGTTGGAAGTGGAGTAATTAAGAAGTGGATATCAGGCAGAGGAGATCTGAAGAAAGACATGATCCCTGTTGCTGTGTATAAAAAATTCAAGGTGGAGTTCAAGAAGCACGATGAGTTTGTAGCGTATGCTCTGGCTGATTTCGGATTCCATTTCCATAACCCGAAGGCGCGTCTCAGACCGCTGCTGAAATACGAAGAACAGGTGTTGAAGAAGTTCAGAAAGGATTTGCAAGCGATTGCAAAATAGTCCAGAATTTCTACGGAAAATACTTGACAAATACGGAGTACGTGGTATAATATTTTTAACCTTAATAATATTTGAGTGAAGGTCGTAAATCCAGAACAGAAGGGAGGTGAGACAGTGAAGACGAACGGTTCTCCGACGATAAGAGACTATTTACAGGCAGGTTATCCGTGTTTGTTCCTGCCGACTGTTGAGTGTGTAGCAGCAGAGAAGAAAGTTCGAGATGCGATGGAAGAACTCGACATAGTTCTCAGTGCTGACTATGCTGTGTGGAAGGTAACGTCAGGATTGAGTGTGGGAAGAGCAGATCAGCTTGGAGAGATGAGAGAAAAGGTCCAAGAAGATTTGATTGATGCTCTTGCACATGTGGAGATGAGTACGAGGCCCATCGTGGCGATTTTTCATAATGTCAGACAGTATATCGGACATAGCGATGTAATCCAACAGATGATTGATACGTTGATGGCGGTCAGAGTGAAATCGTCCCATGTGATTTTGGTTGGGGCGCACTTGGAGCTGCCACCGGAGTTAAAGAATCTGGTGACGTATTGTGATTGTCCGCTCCCGTCTGTAACGGCGATCAAGGATGAATTTAATAAGATCGCGACGGCGTACAAAGATGATATTAATCTACCGTCTGTTAGAGATGAGTATGATGCACTGCTGCATGAGGCTGCGACGGCGGCGGTAGGGCTTGACATGATCGGAGCTGAAAATGCGTTTGCGCTAAGTCTGGCGCTTCGTGAGAAAGTAAGCGTCCGGGTTATCCAAGCTCAAAAGGAACAGGAAGTAAGAAAGTCGGATGTTTTGGAGTTTATTAATACGAGTGAGGGAATGGACGCCGTTGGTGGGTTCATGGATTTTAAGTCATGGATGATCCGAAGGCGAAAGGCATTCTCAGACGAAGCAAGAGAATACGGCTTACCTTATCCCCGAGGGGTGTTATTGGTAGGCGTTGCAGGTTCTGGGAAATCGCTGGCAGCAAAAGCAGTGGCGCATTTCCTGCGAATTCCATGCTTGCGACTGGACATGGGTAAAGTGTTTAGATCACTTGTTGGAGAAAGTGAGGCGGCGATGCGAATGGCGTTGCAGGTAGCTGAAGCGGTAAGCCCTGTGGTTCTATGGCTCGATGAGATTAATATGGGTCTGGCAGGCATGCGTGGTTCTGGTGAGTTAGACTCAGGAGTCACGTCAAGAGTAGTTTCGACTGTGTTGACGTGGAGACAGGAGACAGACAGGCCAGTGATGCTGGTTGCGACTGCTAATGATGTGGCTACACTGCCATCAATGGTTTACAGGAAAGGCAGGCTTGATGAAGTGTGGGCTACGGACTTGCCTACTGAAGAGATTAGACAGGATATTTTCAGTATTCATCTGAGCAAGAGAGGGCGAGATCCGAAGCTGTTTAATATACCGTTGCTTGCGAGAAAGACACCTGGGCATGTTGGTGCAGAGATAGAGGGATGTATTGAGGACGCGATGTTTTCGGCATTTGATGAAGGAAAAGAGGTCTCGACCAAGTACATTCTGACAGCCATTTCGGATACAATTCCTCAGTCAACAAGAGATGCGGAATCCATTAAGAACATTAGAGAATGGATGTCGACGAGAGCGCGGCTTGTGGATGGTGGCGAGCCGACAGAAAAGCTCGGACAAGTGAGAATGATTAAAACTAAGAAGAAAGGAGTATCGAAGAATGACAAAAAAACAAAGGACAACAGTTAAGTCGAAGTCCGCGACGGAGACAGGCAAGGCTGTAAAGAGCACGGTCAAGCAGGATCGTCAAGAGGTTGTACGAGACCTGATTAAGATTGCCAAAGAAAACATTGAAACTGGCTACATTGACCTGTGCAAGCTCTTGTCTGAGGCATACCACCGCAGCTTCTTTGAGGAGTGGGGTTTTGAGGATTTTGAAGCCTACTGCCAAGAAGAACTCGACATCAAGTATCGAAAGGCTATGTATTTTGTTGAGATTTGGGACAAGGTGAAGTCTCTGAAGCTCGATAAGCGCAAGGTTGCACGCCTTGGCTGGACGAAGATGAAAGAGATTGCGAGTGTTATCACGGCAGAGACAGCTAAGGAGTGGATGGAAAAGGCCACGAAAATGACAAGCCGGGAATTGACGGAGGCGGTCAAAATTGTAAGGAAGAGAGATGTTACCGGCGTAGACGTCCCGACAGTAACGACAATGACGCTTCGGATGTCAGAGTCGGAGGCGAATATTATCACGGAGGCCATCGAGGAAGCCAAGAAGCTCACTGAGAATGAAAATGCAGTGGTAGCTCTTGAGATGATTTGCCAAGACTGGCTGGCTGATAAAGGCTCGTCTCCGGAGCGTACGAACATTGATGATCTCGTAGCCTACATGGAAGATGTATATGAGGTCAAGATTACGTACAAAAAGGCCAAAAAGAAGAAGTCCGTAAGCAAGGATAAGAGCGAGAAAGTCATGGAGAAGGTCGATGGAAAAGATGATGACGCCGATGATCTCGACATTGACGATATTCTCGACCTTGATTAATCCGGTTGTGGTGGTGTTGTCTGACAGGTGATGCCACCACGCCTACCTTTTATATAATAGCGGGGTGAATAATGGCAAGACTGACTAAGTTTGAGCTTGAGATGTACATGGAGATGGTGGCAGAGGAGTTTGGTCCGATCCTCCGAATGATAGATGCGGCGGAGGCGACAAAAAAAGAGCAGATCACCAGAGATGTAAGAATAGATCTTGGCGTCTACAAGCTCTATTCGGAACGCCTTCAGTTGAAGGAGAGGCTGGATGAAATTAATAGCCAGCTGAAAGACTTTGAGACTAAGAGGCACTCGCCGTTAGGGTTCAAGTCGATGATTGACGAAATGGTTGAGGACAGAATGAGGTCTGCCACTAATGGAGTCGGTCAGCAAATCAGGGAGCTGAAAGATGCTGCGATAAAGAAGATTAGACTGGCTGGCTGTTCGGTGCCGATCACGAATGTATTCAACGATCTTCCGAAGAAGGTTGAGGAGTTGGGAAGACAGTTCAGAAAACAGATTGCAGTGGATTTGGAGAAGCAGCAGATAGCGGAAACCAAGTGACAAATCAGGCCGTACGTGTTATAATTAAAATAAAAGGACAGGCGGAATGAAAGCAGACGATTTTTTGTATGGTTGCAGATCGGCGATTCAGAAAGGAATCCGGCGAGGTGATTTGGATCTTGTGATGACGGCGTTTGATACGCTGTGGGAAGTCAAAGCCCAGAGAAATTGGTTGCAATGGAGAACGACGGTCTTGTGCGAAGAAGATGTTTGGCACATGCTCGGAGAATTGTCTCTTTTTTATGGTCGCGTGAAAAAAGTAAAGGAAGATCCGGAGGCGCATAGAAAGGCTTGGCTGAAAATGCTGATAGAGCTGGCGCTATGTTCGAAGTCGAAAGATACTGAGGCGTTATATTACACAGCCAAGGACACGAAGAAAAAGAAGAATGAGCATGCGGAACTTGTTGAGATGAGAGAACTGCTTGGCATGGTTTCAACAGAACCGTTAGAGGCAGCAGGAGTCCTGCTTGATGGTATGAAAGAACAGAAGGTGGAAGAATACAGGATGAGAGCTGCACGAATGCTTCACTCCAGAATGTTTCAAGGAGGCATGTATGACGATCGGATGGCATGCCTTGCCGGGATGGTACTGGTCAACAACAGGCCGGGATTTGACCCGAAAACAGTCAAGCAGGATATTGCAGACGGACTGAAACGATATAAAGTCGCTGGAGGAAAAAAGCCGAAGAAGAAAGAACTGCCATGGTATGTTTTTGATATGCATACAGCGGCAGGAAAGTTTGCGTCGTCGGTGTTTATGAAACACAAAGCGAAAGATTTTCCGGGACTGACGAAAGATAAGTTCGAATGGATATGGTTTGATCTGGAGTCGGCGAAGGTTCCAAAGTCGTTGATGAAGGTGAAAAAATTCAGCCTTAAGGCCCAGCCAACGGCGATTGAAAATATGTGGTGGGGCGTTCAAGTCAAAAGGGACTTGCCGTTTGGAGATTATTCAGCACTGGATGTTGTCAGGCTATGGAGAACGAAAATGAGGCCAGAGCTGAAGAGTATCGTAAATTGGTGCCTTGAGAAGCGAAGTAAGAAAAACTGATATGAAAATCCGGGAGTGTAGATCGCCGCGCCCATGTTGCCTCTGTGTCCCAGCGCTTCCGGATTTTCTCCATTTTGGAGCAGGTTATGCTTGAGCCTAAGATAGTTACTATTTGTGGTTCGTCAAGATTTGTTCAGCAGATGGCTGTATGTGGTTGGCTACTGGAGCGCGAGGAAGGGGTGATCTGTCTGAGTCTGCATTTATTGCCTTGGTGGTATGACGCCCCTGACTCGCATCTTGCTGAGGCCGAGGGATGCGCGGAAAAGATGGATAAGCTGCATTTTGCAAAGATCGAGATAGCCCATGAGATTTTTGTGTTGAACCGCTATGATTACATGGGATTAAGTACGGCAAAAGAAGTAAACCATGCAGTCCGATGCGGCAAGAAGATTCGGTGGTACACGCACGATCCAATAGGTAGGATGTGTGAGCGCATGTTTATGGAAAAGATGGAATTGATTATGAATCCAGTAAAGGTGCAGCATGGCTGAAAAAGTAGAATTATCGGCGAAGGAGAAGGAACTAAAGCGAGCGAAGAAGGCTCTTCAGTATTCGCCGCTTGCATGTCCTTTTTGTCAGAGCAAGGGTCTTGATTACGCGAATCCCAAGATAGAAGGTGGAGGCGCAATACAGGATGTGTCATGTCCTGATTGTGGAGCATCATGGACGGAGATATACAGCCTGATGGAAGTGATTCTTTTAAGGAAAGGGGATAGCGATGGCGGAGGCGATTAATATAGTCTTGTGTATTGAAGGGCACCAGTGTGGTTTCGTGGAAATAGAAGACGACAATGGTGCTGGTGTTCGTATTGGAGAGTGGACAAGCGATGAAGAGTACACGAGAATAAGAATCACGAAGGATGACATTGACATGCTCGTGTGCTCCGGAGAATAAAGTGAGAATACTGATAACTCCATGCGTGACGCATAAAACGTGGGCAACAGAGTCGGAGATTAGCCAGTTCCGGAGGTTTGCACGTTCGATTCATGAGTCAGCTGGAGTCACAAGCTACATGGTGATCCCTGCCGATATGACTGATATAAAAAAAGTCAAGCCCGAGCCGGGACTGTTCTATTTGCCGTTAGGAAAATGGAAGAAGTTCCATGTTGCGATGGGAGAGATCCAGCCAGGTTTGCTTGATTGGGTGAATATAGGGAAGCCAAAACTGTATGTGGATGCAGTTCTCACGACTCGCACAGGAGCGGCTGGATATCTGCAAAGAATGCTGTGGGATGGTAAAGGCAGCTATCTGCCAGTATGGATTCAAGAGTCCATGGTTGCAGATTACAGTACGCCGATGGTAAAAGGAATAGGAGACATCGATTTGCAGTCGCGTGCTTTTGCGTACAGTACGTGTAAGACGATTGTAGAGACAGAGCATGAGAAGCGAGTGGCAATGAAGATGTGTAGGCGTTACTTAAATGCAAGCGCTTGCAAACGCATCAAGAACGATATGATGGTGTTCCCTCATGGTCTTCCTTTTGATATACTGAAGAAGGTCCGGGCGAAGAAGAAGACGCAGAGGAAGCATGCGGTGTTCACGGTGTTTTTTGGAGGTAGGCTAAACGCCGCGAAGAGAGCCAAACAGCTAATTGAAACCTATGACAAGTTCTTTGCAGCGGGCCGTAAGATACGTATTATTATTACTTCACCATTACCCACCCTGCCGATGGAGGTGCCGAAGGAGATAGAAATCTATCCGACGCTGAATACAGAACAGTTTTTGGAGAAATGCGTTAGGAGCCATGTACTGCTGTCTTCATCTCGTATTGAAGGATTCAGCATTGGGCTGCACGAGCAGATGGCAACAGGGATAGTGACTATCTTGCCGAAGTTTCCATGGGCACAGGCCATGATGAAAGAGAAGTGGTCAGACTATCCGTTCAAGTACGGCACGTTCCAGGAGGCGTATGGATGGATGAAATGGATTTATGAGAATTATGAGGAAGCGAAAGCTAAGGTGTCCTGGGTGCCTCAATGGATGGAGAAGAATGCAAGTGAACAGAAATGCTCCATTGATATTTTTAACGCCATGGAGAGACAGTGCAGGGAGATGTGGCCTCCAAAGAAGTTCGGGAACCCAGAAGTTCCGAGCGGAAATGCCCAGATGGTAGACTTGCACATTGACCGAATGCCTAAGATGTTTCATCTTGCGGATCTCATGCACTCGATTGCCACGTCAGACGACAACCAGTACAGGGAGGATATTTGGTTTCTTGGGGCGCGTGGGAAAGTCACGGCATGGCAGCTGTATAGTTATTTGACATTCCACCCGAAGATAAAAGATGTTGGTGGAAGGCAACCGCGTTATGAAAAAGTGAAAGGAGGTAAGAAGAATGGCAGTAAAAGAGGGCTATAGGAGACTCACTGTTGAAACTCCGGAGGCGCTTGTTGCGTTCTTAGAGAGCAAGGGCAAAGAGGAGGAACGGAGCCTGTCTTCACAAGTTAGGCTGGTTTTGAAGCAATGGTATGAGACAATGACAGGAGAGGAGTTCGTTGAATGATGGATTACTTTCTGCACTGCATAAAGACGTTGTTTGACTGCATGGTTGGAGTGACGATGCTGGTAGTGTTTTGTTGGGTAATGAGTATTGTTGTTCGAAAGCTGAAGGGGTAAGGCGGATTGTGACGAGGGGAAAGGAAGGAGGCGATGGTATACGGAAGTATAATTTGCCTTGGTGACAGCTTGACAGCTGGCGCTCGTTGTGATTTTTGGCGAGGCTATCCTGTCGAGCTTGAGCTGCTTTTGTGGAAGACGTTCAAACAGAATTGGAACTGCATAAATGAAGGTGTGAATGGAGAGACGTCTATTGATATCTACAAGAGAGCATACAAGGTGCTTCGATCGTATCCGGAGGCGACGGAGATGGTTCTCCTGTGCGGAACGAATGACGCGAAGATACAGGTGCAGACGCCACCAGAACGATATGCAGAACAGGTGAATGCTATTCTTAGGTGTGCGAAGCGCTGGGAGAAAGTCAGTTACCTGTGTACGATACCGGCGCTCAAAGGTTTTGGGGCACCGGACTTCATGCGCCCGGACCTGATTGATGATTACAATGAAGAGCTTGTGAAGATTTCAGGTGACTGGGGACGGATTGTTGAGTTGGTGGACATGGCGAGGATTCCGGAAGACTGTTATGCCGATGGAGTCCATCTGAATAATCTCGGATACAAGACGATGGCGGAAAGGATATTGTTAGCAATGATGAAAAGGAGAAAGTATGAATGATGTGAGCCAACAGGCCGAGCTGAACGCAAGGTACTATGATTCGCGGCTGAACAATCATGGACTGGAGAAGTGGATATCACCGACGAAATGGGTGCAAAGGCTCAGGTTTCATAGGGTATTAGCAAATCTCTTGCCACTGCCAGAAGAGAGCTGGCTTGATGTCGGTTGTGGCACAGCGGATTTTCTTTCGTATCTTAGAGAGATGAGGATTGGTGGAGACTACTTAGGGGTTGATATATATGAGCCAGCCATAGAGTTCGCGGCCCGCCGTTACAAGGAAGACGACGCAGCCTCATTTATTACGAGAGACGTACTCGATGATGTCATTAACTGGGGGCAGATCCATACACATGCATGGTGTGTGGCCCTTGGAGTATTTGCGAGACGAGATTGCAGACTGTCCCATGCGAACAAGATGTTTCTCGATATAATGGATTTTATGTATCGATCGTGTGTCCGTGGTTGTGCGATTACGGTTCACAGTACGTATATGACGGAGTGCGACGAGAATGAAATGGCCTTTGACCCTGTATGGGTGTTTCAGCAGGCCAGACGAATGAGTGAACGTGTTATGGTAGATCATTCGTATGCTCCGCATGATTTTATGGTGTGTTTGTTCAAAGAAAAGTCGCCCTTCAGAAAGGAATGGGAGCGAAAAGGCGGCTGGAACTCAGAAACAGGAGAATAGGAGGTGTTCATGGAGAACGAAGCAATGGTGATTCCGGGGGCAAAGATTGTGTACCGTGAAGACATGATGGCTGCGGTCAAGAAGAGATGGGATAAGATTCTTGACAGTGGTTGGGTGATCCTCGGAGAAGAAACGAAAAGTTTTGAACGTGCCTGGTCAGGTTACTGCGGAAGAAGCTATGGAGTGGCGGTATCGAATGATACAGCTGCACTGGAGATTGCGTTGAAGCCGCAGCTATTGAATATCGATGGAGGGTATATGATGGTACCGGCGAATGGTTTTTACTCGGTGGTGACTGCCCTCGACAGAACTGGAGGCAAGCCATGGTTTGCTGATATTGATATGAATAATAATATCAATTTCACGTTGCAGCAAGTGATGGAGGCAAGGAGTGTGCTCGGACTTTTGCTGAAGGCTGTATGCTTGATGCCGTGCGGAGGTCACGTTAATGGTGACGCCTTAGAGATTGCGAAGTATTGTGATGCAAACGATATCTGGGTACTGGAAGATGCTGCTCATGGTCATGGTACGGAGATAGACGGAGTGAAAGTAGGAGACATTGGTGACATTGCATGCTTCTCGTTCTATGCCACGAAAGTACTGAATACGGCGGAGGGCGGAATGCTGCTAATGGACGATCCTGAATGGGAAGCAGAGGCCAAACTGTACCGCAACTATGGCAGATCCGGGAATTTCAGCATATCGGTGATTATCCGCGATGCAAACAATTTCCGCATGACGGAGTTCACGGCAGCTCTTGGGCTGGAACAGACGAAAATAGTTGAAGAGATTGTAGAAGAAAGAAGGCGTGTCGCGGGAAGATACGACGCGTGCATTAAGTTGTATGACGATGTTCTGCGGAAGGTTCCGGAGACGCCGAATCTCAAGTCCAATTATTACAAGTATATGGTGATGCTGCCTTCCGGCTGTACGCATGATAAGAAGATACTGATAAAACAGCGGACTGGAGCAAAGGGAGTTCATCTGTCAGGTGATGTGTACGATCTACCGATTAATAGGCAGCCGATTTATCTGAACAGGTACGGAAATTTGAACTTTCCGGTAGCTTGGGATTTTTCCCAAAGGCATATCTGTATGCCGTTCTATGAATTCATGACGGATGCTGAGATTGCAAGGGCCTGCGAGGTGACGGAGGAAGTAGTGAAGGAGGTGCTGAAGTGAAAAGGAATTGCTTGATAATAGGAGGCAATGGATTTATTGGAGGCCACCTGTGCGAAGAGCTTGCCATGGAAGGTCATGTTGTGACTGTGCTCGATGTATCGTTAGGTGGGTTCAGGCAGGTGAAGGGTTTCGTGGATAAGATGCATCTTGGCTCGATTACGAACAAAGAACTGCTGCGTGAAATAATATACGACCAAGAGATCAGTGTGATCTACAACCTTGCCGGGATCAGCCACACGGTGTCGTCGGCGATGGGAGCGCGGGCCGCTTATGAAGCTGGAGTGTATGGTTTCGTCTGTTTGCTTGACGTGTGCAGGGAGTTTACGGAAGAGAGGCACTGGCATTTCGAACGAATTCTGGTTGCAAGCTCAAGCTTGATATCTGGGATACTGAAATGTGATCCGGTGACTCTTGAAGTTGAATCGAATGAAGCTTGGGTCAACACGGCGCGAAGCTACCACCCGTATGTATCGAATAAGATTGCGATGGAGATGGCGCTCTGGGACTACCATGTGCTAACTGGGCAGAGCGTAACCCAGATGCGTTTTGGGACTGCCTTTGGCCCAAGAATGATGCCTGGAGTTGTGGAGCATTATTTCATTAAGGGAGCCTTGGAGGATGAACAGATCACAGTGCATGGTGACGGAAGCCAATGGAGGCAATGCCTGTATGTGAAAGACATAGTACAGGCGCAGGTCAAGTGTCTAAGGCCGGAAGCCAGAAATCAGATTGTATATCTGGTTCCTCGATGGAAGACGACAGTGTTACAGATGGCTCAGGCTATGCAGGAGATCAATCCGAATGTTGGTATTGTCCACACAGACAAGAGGGCGATTGACATCAGGGTCAGTTATATCGATCCGACGCATACGGAAGAACTGCTGGAATGGAAGGCCACGACGCCGTTCGTAGAAGGAATGCGAGTAGCGTATGAATGGCATATCAAGAATCCTGCTTGGCTGTAAGGAGGATGCATGGCTGGTTATGATGAAAGGATTCAACATGGCCCGAGGGAGATAGTTCTGGTCAGTGTGAAAGTCCCAGACGGCCCATCGAACTGCCTCCCTGTAGAATGGCACATGAGCTGTGGGTATAATCCGCAGCAATACATGATTGCCATAAGCAAGAGGAGGTTCTCGCACGGCTTGTTGATGGCAGCTGACTGGTTTGGAGTGAATTTTCTAAGATCAGCAGATGCAGAACTGGCGCGGGTTTACGGCTCATGCTCTGGAGTAGACGGGAATAAGCTGACAATAATGGAAGGAGTTGAATGGTCGGACACGTCAGTATGTCCATTGCTAAAAGGTTCTCCGTGTGTTATGGTGTGTAGAAAGATATCGTCAATGACAGTTGGCTCGCACACGATTTTTGTAGGAGAAGTCAGGCGCACGGATTATGGTCCGAAAGGATCGAAAAGAGAAGACCGTCTGTTTTACTGGGGGAAGCATAACTCAGACTTTGTCTTTGATGGAAAAGTGAGAGCGTGTATCTAAAACAAAAGCGGGCATAACTCAGTGGTAGAGTGCCAGGCTCCCCGCTTGGAGGTCGGAGGTTCGAATCCTCCTGTCCGCTCCATGAATGGAGGCAGCGTAAAATTTGCAAGCGCTTGCAAATAATGGTGAAGGAGGATGAATGAGAGTATTGATTGTTGCTGGGACGCGTCCGGAGATCATTAAGCTATGTCCGGTTGTTAAGGAGATGCAGAGAAGGAAATGGATGGTGATGTTCGCATACACCATGCAGCATTTTTCGGAGGATATGTCCATAGCCATTTTTGATGAGTTGGGCTATGAGGTGGACAGCAAGAAGTGTTTGGATAGAAGGATGGTTCTGTATGATTTTGAAAAGATAGCTGGTTTTGCAGAAGAGTCGGACGTGGTGATTATTCAGGGAGACACAACGTCTGGAGTTCTCGGTGCCCTTGCAGCGGTTCACACGAAAACACCGTTGGTGCATGTGGAGGCTGGTCTAAGGTCATTTGACGAAAGCATGCGGGAGGAAAGAAACAGAAAGATGATAGACCATGCAGCGGACGTGCTAATGTGCCCGACTCGAATGAACATACAGAACTGTCTTGATGAAGGCATACCGTTTAACAAGATGTGCGTTACTGGCAACACGATAGTAGATGTGATTAGAGCTGGGTCGCCCCGAAGGGAAAGGTCCGGTGTGATGACACTCCACAGACCCGAGTTAGTAAGAAACAAGCCAATGTTTGCCAGGACGCTGAAGGCAGTAAACGACTTTGCAGAGTCGGAAAGGATGAATGTTCATTTCCCAATCCACCCGTTGACGAAGGACATGTTGACGCTAAGCGACTTGCAGATCCCACCGCATATAGTTGCCATGGCTCCTGTTGGACCGAAGAGAATGTGGAAAATGATTGAACAGTCTTCGTATGTTTTTACTGACAGTGGAGGACTCCAAGAAGAGGCATGCGTGCTTGGAACGAGAACGTTTACTATAAGACCGAATACCGAGCGGCAGGAGACGCTGGCGCTTAAGTGTAATGTGTTGATAAGTCCAATGCAGCCCTCGCGGTATATGGCGAGTGCAATGAAGCATGCCAAGTTTGCTGATGCATGGGAACAGCCGTATGGCAAAAATGTGTCGGTGAAGATAGTGAACGAGATTGAGCACAGATGGGGGGATGGCGGATGTCAGAAAGAATAAGCTCGATGATGCTTGGTGAAGGAATAGTAAGCTTTGAGGGAGCAGGCTCACAAGATGCCCCCGTCGCTTCACTCCAGTTCAGGTGCTCGTCAGTAGTTATCGATGTAGAAAGTGAGTACATGGAGCATTACACTGCTCTTGATGGAGTCCGCAGCTTAGACCAGCGTGTGCTTCTCAGAGAGGAAGTAAGCATGCGATGCTCCGTGGAGCCTGACAGTCTGGAGATGTTGATGCCAGCAGTTAGCAGTGAAGAACGGAAAACAGTCCGAATGCTGAGTGTAGGTGATGCGGTAAGAACGATACGATTTCCAAAGAAGTAGTTAGGAGCTAAAAATGGCGAAGGTAAAAACGAAACAGAAAAGTGTAGCAGCACGCTCAAGGAAAACGTTCAAGCTGCCTAAGAAGTGGGAGCATGGTGATATATTTGATATCCCAACGAGTCTGCTTGAAGCAAATGAGTGGAACCCGAACGAAATGTCAGCAGAAGAGTTTGACATGCTGTCTGAGAACGTAGAAGACGTTGATTTCCTTGATCCGCTTCTGGTAGTGCCGCTTCCCACTGGAAAGTTCAGAATAATTGATGGGGAGCATAGGTATGAACAGCAAAGACTGGCTGATGCTTCCACGATCCGGTGTGTTGTAGCCAAGCCAGAAAGAATGGACGAAGTCGAACAGATGAGACAGACTGTTCGTATGAACAAGATCCGAGGCAGTATGTCTGCAAAGAAGTTCTCGCGGCTGGTTGAGAAGCTGGTGGAGAAGAGTGATATGGAGCTTGAAGACTTGCCCCATGAGTTAGGTTTTGTCAATGTTGACGAGTTCCAAGATCTGTTGGATGAAGCCAGAGATGCACTGCCTACCGACGATATGAAAAAGTTGTTCGATGACGCACGTGATGAACTTAGAACGGTTGATGATCTCAGCCTGCTCCTGAACAAGCTGTTTACGCAGTTTGGCAGCACGCTGCCTGCGAATTTCATGATTCTGGATTTTGGAGGCAAGAAGCATATATGGGTGCGAATGAGACAGGAGTCTTACAAGATGGTGGAAGGTCATGCTCGTGAAGTGATGTCTCATGGTTTTACGTTTGACAGTGTGGTGGAAAGAATGTTAGTATTGTTAGACGTAGATGAGTTCATTGAAATCCACAGAGATTTTTTGGAAGAAGTTCACGAAGAACAACTTGATATTGACGATTTGCTTGGAGAGGTAAACGATGTCGATTAATAAAACGCCGAATGATATTGCAGGAAAAGTCGAGGTGACTGGGGCGTCTATAGTTAAGCGACTAAGAAGGATTGCCCAGCCGCCCGGAAGAAAAGGGACGTGGCTCCGACTACTCTCAGACAGACAGTTGACGGAAATATTCCACAGGCTCAGGAGAGGTCAGACTCCAGCCCACATCATGCGCATAGTAAGAAATGAATGGGGGATTATGGAGAAAAGCTCGAACAAGTCCATGAGGAGAGCACTGGCGAAATTCAGAGACCAGGCGATAGGCCAGATAAATGTAGAGATGGTGGACCCGAACAAGCCGCCAGAAGACAAGAAGGTGATCAGAAAACTGAAAGATAAGATAAAAGATAAGCTTGATGGGATGGGTAGGCTAAGATGGCTGATTGAGATCCAGTCGGAGCGGATAGAGCTGTACCGATCGACGGAGAAGAAGACGAATGTTCCATTGAAAAGTACAGACAGGTCAGTTAAGATCCTTGGAGAGCTTTTGAACCAGTATGTATGCAGATGCATGGAACTTGGCTTACTCGACGCTCCGCCATCAGAATTCAATCTGAATGTCAAGCACCGATTTGACGGCCTAATGAAGCATACGGTCGGAGATGGTGGAGTAGCAATGATCGAAGCAACAAGCACGTTTCTGGCAGAAGCAGAGAAGTCGGCACTGACCATGGAGATAGGAGATGACGGTCGTTATATACTGAAGGGAAACGAAGATGGCGGAGACGTTACAGATAGTCAAAGCTGATTATGCGCTGCACTTGATGATGAAGATTGCAAAGACGCAGAGGGGCCTGTCTCTTCGAGAAGAAGAAGTGCTGTCTCTGTTGGTGAAGTCGGTGCCACTGATAGAGCTGGAAGACGGAGGAGTGTTCCGACTGTCAGACCTGAAGGGTTTCATACAGAATTTCCAGAGAGCCGTTGAACAGAAAGACTCAAGCTGGCTGATGCAGAAGAGAGGCAGAAGGTGGAAGGTGCCGGACATCGAAGAGTTTGCAGAGTCACCGGAGTATATGAACCAGAGGGGTTATCTAAGGCCGGTGATCAAGTATGAATTGCAAAGACTGTTTGGTGGTGGAGAATTTGTAGAAGCTGTACTGACAGGAGCAATTGGAATAGGCAAGAATTATTTCGCAGACATTGCACTGGCGTACATGATATGTAAGCTTTCGTGTTATCACAATCCGCAGATTGAGTATGGGCTTGCTCCGGGCTCCTCGATTGTTTTTATCTTACAGTCCAAGACTGCAACGCTTGCACAGAAAGTTGCGTTTGAGCAGTTCGCAGCAAGACTCAAAAGATCACCGTATTTCCAGAAGCTATTCCCGTTCGATCCACAGGTCAAGTCAGAACTAAGATTTCCGAAACAGATAAACGTTTACCCGATTGGAGGCTCGGACACGTCCGCCCTTGGTATGAACGTATATGGAGGGATGATCGATGAGATGAACTATATGGAACGTGTTGTTGATAGTACGTACACGCGCCATACTGGTGAAGAAGAGTACGATCAGGCAGAAAGACTGTATAACACGTTGATAAATCGTATGAGGTCAAGGTTCATGCAGCAAGGAAGGCTGCCAGGAAAGTTGCTGCTTGTTTCGTCGAGAAGTTACCCAGGCGATTTTACGGACAGGAAGATGGACGAAGCCGCAACTGATCCGTCGATATTTGTGATGAACTATGCCCAATGGGAGGCGCTGCCTGCTGACAGATTTTGTGGAGACAAGTTTTTAGTAGAGGTAGGGAATGAATATAAACAGTCGCGCATTGTTGCAACGAGGGAAGATGCAAAAGATGCAGATGATGTTATTGAAGTTCCGACTGAGTACAGACCAGCTTTTGAAAGAAACCTTGATGACGCACTGAGGGATCTCGGTGGTATAGCAGCCGGAACTAAGCACCCATTTATCCCACATAAGGAGCTGATAGTCAAGGCATACGAGACGTATGAGGCTACTGTGGGAGAAGGCAATCAACTCTTTCTTCATGACGAAGTAGTCATACAGGATATTCTACCGCCCGAAGAAGCTTATAGCCAAGATTTCTGGAGGCTGGTGAACCGCGAATATCTCGAAGAAATGATTCTGGACAAGAGTACAGTTTTTGCTGCGCACATAGACGTCGGATTAACTGGAGATGCAGCAGGGGTAGGCATTGGCAGAATTACGGGTTACAGACTGTTGCCAAACATGCGTGTGTACAATGAAAGAACGAAGGAGTTCGTCGAAGTATCGGATGCACGTGCTCCGATGTACACGATTGACGGAGTACTGCGGTGTATTGCAGAGCCTGGTGATGAAGTCGACTTGGAGGCGATCCGAGACCTGATCCTGTTCCTGCGAGGCCACCTGTTCGTAAGATGGGCAACGATGGACTCGTACCAGTCAGCCATGATGATACAGGCGTTCAGGAAGGCGCGAATGAGATCCGGAGTATTATCGGTCGACACGAGCATAGCCCCGTACACTGAAGTGAAACTGGCGATCAAGGATGAACGCATACTGTATCCGAACCATCCGGTCCTGACGACAGAGTTAAGGACGGTGGAACGAGATAAGAAGAAGGATAAAATTGATCACCCGAAAGGAGGGAGCAAGGACTGTGCAGACTCGGTTGCTGGTGTGGTGTATATGTTGATGCAGAAGGAGGCCAGATTTGGAAGGCCAGCGCGGAGGCGCACAAGGACACGACCGAAAAGCACTGGAGTCAGGTCTGTTAAGATTGGCAGAAGAAGGAAGTCAAGAATGGTTTAGGAGGGTGATAATGGCAGGAGCTACGGTTAGAGGAAGGAAGGCTGGCAGCCAGATGGGGAGAGCCATTGTTGAAATGGTGCATTTGATGTATCAGAATAACACGGCGGCGCATTTCTATCGTGGCCTAATTGAAGTTGTACGTAAAGAAATGAAGAGAAGAGGATTGGAGGTGACTGATGATCAACATTCACAAGATAGTAGCCAGGGATCTGCCTGATCTCTGGTTTCAAGCCGTCAACGACATCTTGGATGTCGGAAGGAGATTCGAAATCCACAGAGGCAGTTATGAAGGCCAAACAAGACTGGAGTATGATTATTTCATAGGTCACGTTCGGCATCCGGGCCATGGAAGTTTTACACCGGAGATACTGCCACAGATCCCACCGGCGATAGGCATACCGAATCCAGTAGAGTTTGATTATGTGTATGGAGGAGATGGTTATGAAAGATCGTATGTTGAGTACGTGATGGGGTCGATCAAGAATCCGAATGAGTCTTATACGTATGGTGAAAGGTTGACGAGGCATCGACTTGGCACGGTTGATGAGCTGCACACGAAAGAAGGAACTCCGGTATGGGAACTGAGCCCGGAGATTTTTGTACAGGAAGACGTTATATGGAATGATCCAAGAGTTATTATAGAAGAGGATGGAGTGTTCTATCTGAATCAGGTGGAGCTGACCATCAAGACTTACATGCTGTTTGGGCCACGAAATAATCAGAGGGTTCTGCAAGTTGCGAAGCCTGATGATGATCTTCTGCAAGACCCGCCATGTCTGCGTCAGATTGATACACGGATTCAAGACGACACGTTGCATTTTTTCGTGTATTTTAGGTCGTGGGATTTATGGGGCGGCCTTCCGGCGAACCTGCCTGCAATCCAGCACTTGAAAGAATACATGGCAAATGAGATTGGAGTGAAGGATGGAGAGATGATTGTTGAAAGTAAAGGTTTGCATTTATACGGCTATGCGGAAAGGCTTGCACAGTTGCGATGTATGAAGGAGGAATGCGATGATCAAAGACAAGACGAAGCCACCGAAAATAAGGCACAAGAGTAAGGACGAAACGAAAGTTGCACAGAGGTTGACAGGGGTGTTGAGAAAAGCATTGACACCAAAGGTCGAAAGGGCATTATCTCTGATAGTATCGGAGGTCGGAAGTCCAAGATGGGACGGCGATGGTAAGGACTTGCTCGAATGGAGGAAAAGACTGGCTGCGATGATCAAAGAAGGTATGCTTGAGAGGAAAGACAGGGAGATTGAGATCATCGCCCTTGCATTGCTCGTATGGTGGAACCGACAACGGCACGAGGAGAGAATGCGCCTGATTACGTGGTAGGCCCCGTTCAGCAGTTGCTGAACTTCTACCTAAGAAAAAAGAAGGCAGGAGAGCCAAGAAAAGATATCAGTTCAGTGACAGTTATCGCGTTGACAGGAATTTTGACTGTCAGAGAAATCGCAAAGATAATGAACTGTTCGAGATGGCTGATACGTAAGATCCAACGCGGTGAAAGACGATTAGAAGAAGGAGACCGAATAGATGCCCAGTTGCTTAAGAAGCATGGGCTCAGGGTATGTGGGTGTTGCCGAGAGCGTGTAGTTCCACTGGAGCCAGTGAATGGGGTGAAGCTGACACGTCTATGCCTTTTATGTTATAAGCAAGGAGAGGTTGGAGCCGTTGCACGCACCCATGGTACTCCGTTCGGACGTGATCTGGATGATTTATGAAATGAAGAAAGAAATGTTCTGGGAAAGATTTTGGGACTTATGGCAAGTCAGCTTTGGAAATAGAATGCCTTGCCCTGGATGTGGAATGAGACCGGCGCAAGCTTGTGGCTATGGTCACAGATACTGGACTGGAGAGTTCGATTGCACGGCACCTGATAATGAAGACGGGGAAATCATGTGCGAAGAATGCCATCATTTATACTGCGCGAAATGTAAGGAGGAGAATGCCTCTCAAAAGAAGATGCCAGACAGCGAACCTAATGCATGCAATGCTCAGCCGCCTTCAGCACAAGGTGTTTGATTTTAGAAATGGTGAAGCCGAGATAGAAGATGTCGTCGAGTTAATGAAGAACCAGGCGAAGGAGTTGCACAATGAAAGGCAAAATGTACAGACTGACATTGATGGTCTGCGATGCAAAGATGCTGGAGGAGGAAGTAACCTTCAAGATTGATGAGACAGACAGCAGACGGTTGCAGGAGTTGAAAGTTTCAATTGGCCTACTGGACGAAATAGATGAGTTTAGAAGAAGGCACTGTAAAGTCGACGTTGTTGAAGTTGAACGAAAGGAGGCTGGCGATGGATGCGGCCACAGGATTGTTTAGAGGCTTTGCAGAATGTGTAGGCTGCGTAATGCTGTCAGTTGTTACAGCATTCCTCGGCCTGCTATTCTTGTTGATCGTATGCATTCTGTGCCCGATAAAAATCAAAGCAGAATTTGGTAAGGTTGCACAGGTTGCATACTACGTGATGCTTGCGGTGCTCATGCTAATGATATGGAACAATGTTTGGAGGTGAAGAATGGACACAGGAAGAGGACATTTTGAAGAGATACCGAAAGAATTGTATGAGCAGGCAGAACGTAAATGGCCCGGACTGTCTGGAGTCTTCAGAGTTGGTGAAAGATTGGTGATAAAAGGCTCGAAATTCAAGGTGCAGTCGATCAAACGAAAGCGATTGGTGTTGAGGCTGGAGAAAAGGGCACCGTAGAAGGGCACCGTTTGCAAGCGATTGCAACGCTGAATAAGCGGGCCATGACGAATACCTCTCCCCATAAGCGTCACGCACCATAACAATACGGGCCGTATGCGGGGCGTCAGAGGAAGGACGTAAAAGAGCCATTTAACACCCTACCTATATGCGGGGTTGGAGAAAGCACCCCATGTATAAGAGTAATGAATCAATAGCTGCCCATACCACAGACCACCCTATATGAAGACCCGAGAACGTCAAATACAAACGTACCCGATAACGCATTATATGTACCCAACGTCACGCCCCTACGAATTCCCCTAAAAGTTTATAGTCATCGGTATACGTAAAAACGTATAGCCAAAACGCAAGTATAAAAAATAATATCAAATACTTACGCAC